ACGCCCTACGACTAGGTGCTGCTATAGATGATACTGTAGATGAAATAGTATTGTGTTGGAGACCTGTCGGTGGAACGGCTGGTCACGATGTTGAAGCCAGTATGACTTGGAGAGAAATGCAATAATGGCGGGTTTCGACGATATAGCTTGGTCAACTTTAAAGACCTTACACAACGACGCAATAGATAGTGTTATCACCAACCTTGCAGTTACCAGTCAGATAATTTACCCTCCGAGGTTTACTGATTGCTCAAACTGCTTGTATGATGCTGTGGGCAATAAGTCTGCCAATCGCTATGCGAGCGGCGGGCCTATGGCTTTTAGAAATGGGCAGACCTGTCCTATGTGTAATGGTGCTGGAAAGTTGGCTACGGAGTCTACAGAGGACGTTAGCTTGGTGGTTCTATGGGACCAGACAAGCTGGCTGCCTATCGAGGGTGGCTCTGGCATCAGGGTTCGTAACGGCTCTGTGCAGACCATGAGCCTTAAGGCTACCTATGCTAAGATTAAGAGGGCTAAGGAGCTTATCATCGACACTAGTCTTAACAACCTAAATGTTGGTCGTTATGTAAGGGACGGTGAGCCATGGTGGTGCGGATTCGGTGAGAGTCGGTATTGTGTGGCAATGTGGAGGGAAGCTGGTAGTGGTAGCTAAGCTAAGAGTACACGTTCCAGGGGGCTCTCGTAAGATAGCTGCCGACATTGCTAAGGTTGTCCTAAAGGATGTGCAGAACTCTCTGGCGGTCTCTAAGGCCCCTATCACTATTGGTGTTAGAAAGATAATCGCTAAGAGATTGCTTAATAGCTCTGTTGTCAGGGAGTTGGAGAGGGGCGGTCAGTTGTATGGGGAGCTTGGTGTTCCAGATGCTCACGCTCGTGTAACTAACATAATAAGAGTATGGCTTAGAGGGATTGAGGTTAAGTTCACCCCTCTGAAACTTGCAGGAACCCGCATATCAGGGGGTCTGAAGATAACGGCGGTTGACGCCTCGTTTAAGGATGTGTTGTCTCAGGGCGATGCTACCTTTGTGACTGCCAAATCAACTAGCCTACCTTGGCTAGAGTGGTTGCTTATGGAGGGGTCAAATTCAATTATTAAAGATTACACCGTAGGCGTGCATCCTACTAGAAGTCGTACGGGTCGATTGGTTATGGTTAAGACAAGCGCTAGTTCTTGGAGTGTCCCACCTGAGTTTAGCGGAACTATGAATAACAACTTTGTTACTAGAGCAATGGATGGCGCAGAGGAAGAAATTGATAAACTCCTGTCAAGAGAAATAAATAAGAGACTCAAATAATGGCCGTTGAAAGTTATACTAGATTTAAACTTGTCAGTCCCCACTACGGCGACGACCAGTACATGACTCAGTTGGAGAACAATGTCCAACAGTGGCTTCAGTGGGGGCTCCTAGGAATCGGAGGGTGGCGAGACGTAAGTATCCCTACCTCTGGGGCTTACGGAGGAGACTTTAGCAGACTAAGACCAGTTACGGACAGCAACTACACAGACGGTCAAATCTGGGAGGGTGCTAGGAAAGACTGGGTCTGGGAAACCGGGGTAAACTATGTGGACACCACGGGGGGAACCGGCAATCCTACGCCCGTTGGCGTGCCAGATATTGATGGCAGCCCCGCAGCAGGAAGCTATCACGTAGACTATCGTAATGGTAGGGTGATTTTCGATACGGCTATCTCAACCTCATCAACGGTTCAGGTGGCCCACTCCTTTCGTAGTACTCAGGTTTACAGGGCAGATACCGCCCCCTGGTATCAGGAAGCTCAGCTTCGCTCTAACAGGCCAGACTCTTCGCAGTTCCTCCAAGAGGCAAGCGGGACGTGGTCTGTGAACGCTAGGCACAGAATACAGTTGCCATGTATTGTGGTGGGGGCAGTTCCCTCAGCACATACCACGCCCTTTCAGTTGGGTAATGGTAAGCTGTGGATACACCAAGATATGATGTTTCACGTCTTTGCTGAGACTAGAAGTGACCGTAACAAGCTATGTAGTATTTTAATGGCTCAAACAGATATGAATATCTGGCTATTTGATACTAACGCTGTGGCAGCAGACGAGGCATACCCATTAGATTACCGTGGCGAACTCACAGGAAGCATACAATACCCTGATTTAGTCAGTGAAACAGGCTATCAGTGGCGTCGTTGTCGCTTTGAAAGAGGGAACGCAGAGGAGCTTGAAGTCATACATCCAAACCTCTATGAGGGGCGAATACGACTACTAGCTGAGTTTGACCATTAACGGTGTATTATCACAGTACACCAGCATTTGTTTGATTATTTCGGAGAGCTATTAAATGGCTAATAAAAGAATTTACTACGCTGTTCACGCAGTAGCTATTAAGGGAGACGGTGGTAACTACGATTTCGGTGTTACCAACGACTACGAAGTAGCTCATGGCGTTCAGTCCGTAGGTGTTTCAACTAACTTTAACTTAGAGCAAGTCTTTCAGTTGGGTCAGTTAGAAATCTATGAAAACGTAGAGAATATTCCCGATGTGGAAATTACTCTGAACAAGGTTCTTGACGGTTATCCTTTGTTGTACCACATGGCTACACAAGATACTACCGCTGGACCATCTCTAGCCAACCGCTCAACTGCCGAGTGCATCTTCGGTATGGCTATTTACCAAGACACTGAGAACTCTGCCATCGCAGGTGCCAATAGCGCACCTAGCATCTTGGCTTGTTCCGGTATGTTTGTAGGCTCTGTGTCTTACAGCTTCCCTCTAGAAGATAACTTCAATGAAGATATTACTCTAGTTGGAAACCACAAGATTTGGAAGAACCAGCCGTCTCACGGTGCTGACATGGCCACGCTTCCACCAGTCACGTTTGATACAACGGACACTGGCCTTGACACAAACGATGACTCTCCTGTTGGTACGGGTGGTATTAATCGTCGTCAAGACATCTTGTTCTCTTTCGTTGCTGCCTCTGGCACCGACGTTAACGGAGCCGTTAGCGACCCAGACTCCACCATTCTTCCTTACGACGTTGACGGTATTACCGACAGCGGTACTAACGAAGAAGACGTTAATGGAGACTACGGCGCTCACCTGTCGTCCATCTCAATCTCTGTTGACCTTGGTCGTACAGAAATCAATGAGCTTGGTCGTCGCCTACCTTACACTCGTGTTGTTGACTTCCCAACAGAAGTTACCTGCGAGATTGAAACCACAACAAGTTCTGGTGACCTTGTTTCTGCCACAGAAGACGGCGTTTACGGTACTGGTACTGGCGCGTGTGTTGAAGGTGAAAACTTAATCAACCGCACAATCCGTATCGCTACTTGTGAAGGTACTCGTATCTATCTAGGTACTAAGAACCGTCTGTCTGCTGTGAACTATTCTGGTGGCGATGCTGCTGGTGGCAATGTTAGTGTTTCTTATACTTACTCTACGTTCAACGACTTCGTGGTCTTGCACAGTGGTGAGCAGAACATTAACTCAACTGCCTCAACATGGTGGACCCAGCGTGGTGCTCACTTGGTTGGATAATTTAGATAGGCTAGGGTCGTAAGAGGCCCTAGCTTATTTTTTTTATTATTAAGAAGGATTGTTGGCAAATTGCCTGGATAAGAGCCTTGAGGATGGGGTTCGGATTACAACTAGTTTCTTATCTAGGTCAACAGTGTATGCGATAGGCTCCTTGGCGGGTAGTCGAGTGACATTGATTGACCTTTTTTTATTGGTTGAAGGAGACACACTGTGTGTGATTTTAGAAATCCACCAACAGGAATGGTGGAAGACGGTGAGAATATTCCCGTCACATTTAGAGGATACGTTGATTATAGTTATCAACATTCTAAAGACTGGTACGACGATAATAACGTGCCACAATCCCCATATATGAGCGCCCACCCCTGGATGGGTGGAGACACCAAATTTGAAGAAGGTGCCTACTATGTTTGCGCTACGGGTAGTAGCTATCAATACTACGACGGTGAGCACTGGGAGCCCAGAGAGCTTCTATTTGAAGAAGGGGACGACTGGAGCTGTGGGCATCCTTTCGCTACTAGAACGGGCGTGGTGCCAGTAGGTGGTTGGAGTGGAGACGCCCCTCCATACTCAAGAATTAACATATCAGCAGAACTAGGCAGGGATTTCTTTGAACTGCCCCAAGGAACTTAAAGATGGAACCAGAACAACTATATATTATTATTGGTCAACTATACGTAGACACGGCGAGATTGCAAGCTGGTATAGAAAGCCTTAACGGGGTCATTAAGATGAAAGACACCGAAATCAATCAACTACAACAACAACTGATAGCGGCTACAAATGGACAAACAGGACAAGCACAGGTTGATGTACCGGCTGTTGGCGGGGTACTGCCGCATAAGGCTTAACGACAAGACCTACTACATCAAATCCCCTACATCGGGAATGTTGTACGAGGCCGCTGAGGTGTACCGAGAGGTATACAACGAGAACGTCTATAAGGACTGGATGCGCGTTGCCGACGCCAGGAGACAGGCGATTAAGCAGGGCGTATGGCCTGAGGACGGAGACAAGAAGATTAAGGATTGTGACGACACCATAGAGAACAAGAAAATTGAACTCTACGAAACATTCTTGACAGACCCAGAAAAGCACAAAGAAACTAAGGCAATCCTGTCTAATGTTAAGAAGTATCAGTCTAAGCTGTTGTCTCAGAAACACGCTTTCGACCATATGACACTTGAAGGATATGCTGAACACTGTAGTCAATGCCATCTGTTCTCTCAGATTATATGTGGCAGCGATAAGGAAAGGCTGTGGGCCTCTTACGAGACAACCAACACCGGCCTACTACATCGCATAATGACAGAGTATCGTGCCAGGGCTATTGACCCCACCACGTTAAGGGAAATATCCCGCACAGAACCTTGGCGTAGCTATTGGTCTGCTGAGAAGGAAGGGGCCTTTGCTGACGGGATAGAGAACGACGACCAGCGCACCCTAGTCTTATACAGTAGAATGTACGACAGTGTGTATGGTCATCCAGAGTGTCCGTCTGACGACGTTGTTTCAAATAACGACATGTTGGACGGGTGGCTGGCGCTCAACAAAAGGAAAGCAGAGAAAGACAGAAAGACCAAGGAAGTAGAGAACATACTTCCTAGTCATATTAAGGACGGCGCTCGCGAGGTTTTCATACCTGTGTCTCAGTTCAACAATAAGGGTGAAAGGATAAGCAAGGAGGAGCAAAACAAAAGGGCGGCTAAGATTTATAACCTGAACGATACTTCAGGAAGAGTTGCCATCAACAAGAGGGAAGCCTTTATTAAGAAACAAGGTGAGAATATAGTTGGCGCTGATATGCTCCCAGACACTAAGATTGAGCTAACCCACCAAGCTAAAGAGCAGTTTATGCAAAGAGTGAAAGGATAATAAAATGGACAACAGACATGAAATAAGGGCCATTAAGAACAGAGCTAGAGAGCTAAACAAAGAGCGCTCTCAAGCCAATTCTAAGAAGCAATTAATGAGCAATATAAAGACCAAGTTCAAGACCACCATGATTGGTGCCTTGGATGCTTTCGAGAAGGGCTTCGGCCATCTTTGGGGTCATGGTCTTCGTGCCTCAGAACTCACAGAAGCAGAATTAGAGTTTCGTGAGAACTGGGAGGAAGCTAGAAGAGATGTGTTAGATAAAGGAAACCTTCAGTCTAGAGCAGCTATGGATGAAATAGCTCAACACACACTAGACTGGAATCGTCATCAATTGGAACTTGTAGTAAAGAATTCGGAGCCTACAAATGAGTAACAAAACCAAAAAGTCACAATTTACCGTCACAATCACAGGTGAGGACGGACAAGAAAAAGAACTTAGCCTAGCCATTGCCAGTCCTACGTGGGACGAGCAGCAGGATGCTCAGGATAAGTACAACCTAACATTTAAGAGGGCCTGCGACAACGAAGCGTTGTTGAGACCGCGATTGGATGACTTCTTGAAGGACCAGAAGGTCTGGACGCCTGAAAAAGAGGCCGAGCTAACCAGCTTGCAGAAGCAATTTCAAGATTTGCTGTATAAGATGTCTAAGGGTGGTTCACTAGACGATTTGGTGCCCCTTACAAGGGAAATTAAGGAGACTCGTAACAAGATTAACGAGATAGCCAACGTCAGAGACCAGTATTCAGGTAATACGGCTGAGGGTCAGGCTGAAAACATGCGATTTGCCTGCCTCCTAGCGGCCTCTGTGGTGTATAATGACACAGGGAAGCGATATTGGCCTACTGTAGATGACTACTTGGCCGAATCTAGCAATGAAGTGGCTGGTGCGGCAGCAGAAAAGTATGCTGCAATACTTGTCGGCCTTACCGACGAGAACCCAACGGCAGAGTTGCCTGAGAATAAGTTGCTCATTAAGCTAAAGCTGATGAACAAAGATTGTCGCTACCTAACTAAGGACACCAAAAAGCCCTATGCTCCTATCAAGGTTGATGGCGAGTGGGTTGACATCCTTCTTGACAAAGAGGGTCGCTTTATCAACGAGGACGATGAGCTGATTGACGCTTATGGTCGTTTAGTTGACGAAGATGGTGAGTTTGTCGAGGCTGGTCAGTGGGTTACGGACGAACCCAAGAAGGCCAAAAAGACAAAGGCGAAGGTTGAAAAAGAGGCAAAGGCCGAGGCGAAGGACTGGGTCGAAGCCTAGAAATAGAAGTGGATAGTGGTTATACCGGCAGATGTTAGGGTGGAGGGTTTCGAGACCCAGCCTGTCTTCCGGTATAGCCATTTTTTTTATAGGTAGGCTAAATGGCTAAAACAGTAATTAATGCAGAGGTGCGAGTCAGTGGTCCTAAGGGACTAGCAGGTGTCGCACGACAAATTCAGCGTGGCTTAACTGGCATCTCGGCTAATGTCGGCGTCAAAATTAATCAGGCTGCTGCTAAAAATGTAGCCGCCCTTGATAGCAACCTAAAGATTCTTAACGCAACCCTTAAAACCACTTCTGTTATGGGGTCTTCTGCCGCTGTTGGCATTAGTCAGGTTGGCGCTGCTGCTCGTAAGAGCGCTACCGCTATAGGCTCCGTTGGAAAGGCTGCCAATACGGCTTCTGCTGGAGTAGGCAAGGCTGCAAAGAACACCGAGAAGCTTAGCAATGAGATGGCTGAGTTCGGGCGTGTGTCTGGTTTGGCCATCCGTCGTTTTGCTGGCTTCTCTATTGCCACAGGCGTTATCTTTGGTCTTATTCGCGCAGTTAGCAATGCTACCAGCGAGGCCATTACATTTGAGCGCGAGATGATTCGTGTCGCTCAGGTTACCGGCGGTACGGTTGCCAGTTTGAGAGACCTTCAGAAAGAAGTTACGAGCCTCGCCACCGGCCTGGGTGTGTCCTCTACAGACCTTTTAAAGGTGTCTCGTATCCTGGCCCAGACAGGTCTAACCGCTAAAGAAACTGCTCAGGCTCTAGAAGCACTAGCGAAGTCTGAGCTTGCTCCTACATTTACAAACATTGAACAGACCGCCGAAGGTGCCATCGCCATTATGCGTCAGTTTGGTATCGAGGCCAGTGGCCTAGAAAAGGCTCTTGGTTCTGTTAATGCCGTTGCTGGTAAGTTCGCCGTTGAATCCGACGACATCATTCAAGCCGTGCGCCGTGCTGGTGGTGTGTTCGCCGCTGCCTCCCACGGAGTTAGTGAAGGCACAGACGCTCTTAACGAGTTCATTGCTGTGTTTACCTCTGTTCGTGCTACGACTCGTGAATCTGCTGAGTCTATCGCTACTGGTTTGCGTACCATCTTTACTCGATTGCAAAGAAATACGACTATTGAGTCCTTAGAGGAGCTTGGTATTCGCATGAGGGACTTGGAGGGTAAGTTTGTTGGTCCCTACAAGGCTATCAACAATATCGCAATTGCTCTTGAAAAAATCGACCCACGAGACCGCAGGTTCGCAGCTATCGCTGAGGAACTTGGCGGCTTCCGTCAAATCTCCAAGGTCATCCCGTTGGTGCAGCAACTTGAAACTCGCCTGGGCGCTCTAGGTGTGGCGCAAGAAGGTCAAAGTTCACTAAGTAGGGACGCTGAGAAAGCTCAGGAGTCCTTAGCTGTTCAATTCCAAAAGACTCGTGAAAACTTCTCTGCTCTTATTCGTGAAGTTACTGCAAGCGATACGTTTAAGGCGTTCGCTAAGACCGCACTAGCACTTGCTGATGGTTTTATTGCTCTTGCGAGAACTGTTAAGCCTCTTATTCCAATCCTAACGGCTTTCGCCGCTATCAAGCTAGGCTCATCAGTAGCTCAATTCCTTGGTGGTTTTGGCACAGGTGCCAGAGGTGGTGGAGCTGGTGGTTTCGGAGTTGGCGCTGCCAACCTGCTTAGCGGTGCTAGATTTAATACTGGTGGCCTAGTTCCTGGTCGTGGTCCGAATAGGGATACTGTACCTGCTTCGTTGACGAAGGGTGAATTTGTTATCCAGCGTCCTGCTGTTGACAACCTTGGCGTTCCTTTCTTGGAAAGGCTGAACAGAAACAAGGGTGGTTCTGTTCCTGGGTTTAATGATGGAGATTTCTTTGACGACGAAGGTAAAGCAAGTATACCTCCTGGTCAATTCCCACAGGCTTCTGGTATAGGGAGAGTAGATGTTAGCAATAAGAAGCTTGAGAACGCGGTAGACGTGGGGGGTCTTTTCTTGAGGCCCTTCGGAGTAGACAAGGTTGTTTCTGGAAGTATTCCCATTAACTCTTTCGCTCCTCAAAGCACGATAACAAAAGGCCCCAACAAGGGAAAATCTACAGGTTTGAGTTTTTCCCCTGGAAACAAAACAGAGCGAATAGCGGTTAAAAATAAATATGGACTAGCACAAAATGCAACTAAGATACCTTTTAATATCCACATTGGCTCCCTACCACAGTCATCGGCAGATGATTTTGAAGGAAATCTAGAAGGAATAACTGCGAATTTTATTAAGGAGCAAGCCAAGTCCGTGTTCGGAGGCAAAGGACTCCCTAAGACCTCAGAAATTCGTAAAAACTTAGAAAAATTTAATTTCCCTCAAATTTCCGGCAACTTGTTTGAAGCTATGATTTCTTCGTCTAGTGGTAAGTTTGACGACAAGACTACCAGTAATGCCAATCTAGATTTTGATAGTATCACATCAAGGGTTGCTACTGCATTTAACAACCCTGCTTTGGCGGGACTGCCGGGAGATGCTAAAAGAACCCTCGGGACGGAGGCTGTTGCGTCTTTAATTAAGAAGACAAAGAATTATATTTCTCAAACCGTCAAACCAGAAAAAAAGGGTCTCAACGAAGGCGGTCCTGGCGAAGTTAACGCTATGCTTACCAAGGGTGAGTTCGTTCTACAGAAAAAAGCCGTTGACCGAATCGGTGTTGCTAACGCTAGAAAACTAAACGACTCAACAGATACTCCGAAGTTTCATACCGGCGGTCTTGTTGGTCTTAACAAGGGTGGTGGTCTTCCTGGGTACAACAATGCAGGTCCAGTAAATAAACTAGGCGAGGAAGAAACCTATACAGACCTCTTTGAGCTAGGCGAAAAAGCGATATTAAAAGGAGGTAAGGCAGTAGAGTCTGGCTTTACGTCTCTTTTTGGTCTTCTTGTTGGTAAGGTTGAGGGCGCGAAGAAGTCTATTGCCGATAAAAAGGTTGCGAAAGCCGAGGCCGCCGATAAGCTCGCTGACAAAAGAGGGAGGGCTGGCTTAAAAAGCTTCATAGCCAATCGACCAGGAGGTACTCCTCACGATAGGTTTAAAAACGCAAAGTCTCTTATTGGTAAAGAGCTAACTGACAAGGGCGTTGGCGCTAAAGACCTTCCCAAGGCAATGGCTGAGGTTGTTAGGGAGATTAGGAAAAACGGAGGAAATGTACCGGAGGCTATTTCTACAGTTGCTAAGAACGTAAATAAGGTCAACAACAACCTAAGCAAGGCCGCCGACAACTCTAAAGCAGTAGCCAATAAAACAGGTCAGGCAGCCACAACCGCCGCCAAGCAAAGCAAAGGAGGTGGGTTCTTTGCAAATAGAAGGGCAGAGAACGAACTATTTAGGAGGGCGAAAGCAGGAGAAGAACTGGGAGAGAAAGACACTAAAAAACTTGAAGCTGCTAGTCAAAGAAGATTCCAGCAAAAAGCCCTTATAGGTCTTGCATCTACAGCAATCATAGGTGCTGTAAGTAGCCAAGCGGAAGTTGCTAGGAAAAAGGCCGTAGAATCTGGAGACGCAAGGGGTGCAGGCGTAGCTTCTGCTATTTCCGGTGCTGTCGGAGGCGCAGGAGCGGGCTTTGCTGTGGCTGGTCCCTTGGGTGCTGTTGTTGGCGGTGTCGCTGGAGCTGCTAGTGCTTTTATTAGCGCGCAACAAAGTGCTGCTGAAGAAATCGCACAAAACAAACTTAAGAAATCTCTTGATGGTCTAGCCAAGGAAGTTGAGATTTTCAAGAAAGATGGAACCTTAAAGGGGCTCAATGAAGCCATCAAGAAGGCTGGCAGCGCGGCAAGCGAAGCTGGTGATTCAATAAGGAGCAGGGCTACAGGCACATTTGGTGGTCTTGTTGGTTCGGCATTGGTTCCTTCTTTAGGAGGGGGAAATGAAGGGGCAAAAGCCGGTGCGATACTAGGCCCTCTAGGATTGATAGCCAACAGGCTTGAGTTGGTCGTTAATGGCTTTACAGGTAGCGACTCAGCAGGTGAGGATGTTAGAGCTGCCGCAGCTAAGTTTGATAAAAATGTGGCCGAAGAAACATTCAGAGGAGCCAAGTCAGCAGCGATTGAGAGTAAAAATGCCATCGCAGCACTGATAGAAAGAGGAAAGACCAATAAAGAAATTGCAACTCTTTTGCCAGACACCGTACAGGCACTTGCGCTTGGTACTGACAGCGATACAGTCGCAGCAATCAACAAAGCTGTTGAGGGCAGGGTTAAGGAAAGAAATGCTGAACTACAAGCCAACACTAGGCCGAGGTACAATCGTGACACTTCTAGGCAAGTAGCTGCGACCGTTGGTAAAGATGAAGAAGCAAGAATCAGGCGGGAAGAGGAAACTAAGGCAGGCTTGGCTGCTCGTGCTAAGTTGCTTGATGCGGAAAGGAAGAGTAAGGAAGTAAGAGACAACCTAGCCATAGCTTCTAGGTTGGCGAATAAAGAGGTGGATGCTCTTACCGACAGGTTGCTTGATTTTGGTGCTGCGTCTAAGGCTGCTACAGACGACCTAAACTTGTCTGTGAAGGGTGTTCTAGAGGATATTTCTAATTTTGATGCTGACGTTGTTAGCGGCGGCGGCCCTAGGAAGAGAAACATATTTAAGAATATCAGAGGCACAGACAAAGAAACCGCAATAAGAGAAACAGACATTCTAACTGGCAGGCTTAGAAGTGAGGGTAACAACCAAGTAGCCGACGATATTGATGTTGGCGTTAAGTCGTTTAAGGAAGCTCAGGCAGTTCTTCCTGGCCTACTTCAGAAGTTCGCGTCTGAAAGAGCGAACAAACTAGACGAAGAAGGAAAGGACGTTGGTCTTGCGTTTGTTAGTGAACTAACAGAAGCTCTTGGGGACGATGTTCCTAATGCTTTGTCTAATCAAATAGTAACAACTATAAATAACGCCCTCTCTGCCTCTGGAGGTGGCGATAGCAGACAAACTGCTGGTCAGACAGTTCAAGGGCTTATTGAGAGCGGAAGCGTAACCAGTAAGCTTTTTGAAGTACTTAAAAACGTCATTAATACTGCTGCCACCGAAACCGACCAGTTTAACAACAAGATTGTTAAGTACAATTCCTTAGCAGCAAAAAGGACTAGCTTACAAATAAGCCAAAACAGAGCGGAAGACGCAACCTTAAAAATAAGACAAAGCAATCAAGGAATACTCGACGGTATCAACGAAGTAAGAGGCGGGGAGGGTGTTCGTAGCAGGTTTAGGTCCAGGGTAAGCTCCCTTACAACTAGGGGTGGATTATCTGGAACTCTAGACGCAAGCGCCATAGCAACAAGGATAGCTAGTGACCGCTCGAAAAGACAGGGCTTAATCGACCAGCAAAGAAAACTAAGAGACAGAGGTGAGGACGGAGACCTAGCCGCAGTAAACGCGCTCCAATCTGAAATTGATGCTCTTAGCACCTCTCTTGTAGACAACAAGGCAGCGCTAACTCTACTAAGCACAAGCACAGACGAACTTACCGCAATTCAAAAAGACATTGCAGACCTTGAGAGAAGGAAGCAGCTTGGTGAAAAGGACTTTGAGCAACTTGCAACAGGAGGCCCTCAAGAGATAATTGAGTTGACAAGAAGAATACAGGCTGGCTTTAGTTTCTTGTCTGGTAATGTAACTGCAAAAGGAGGAATTGCTGGCGTTAAGACGATAGAAAATATATTTAGGGGTAGCAACGACGACAAATCCGCAGACTTTGTAACCAAGCAAAAAGATGACCTGATTATAAAAAGCCTTCGCGATAGGAAGATTCTTCCAAAAAGCGTAATTAGTGGTCGTGAAGAGGTTATCGGAGGTAAGGACAAGCTAAAGGCAGACGCAGAAGAAGCAGCTAGAAAGCGACTTGCCGCCGCTAGAAAAGCTGAGGAACTTGCGAGAGCTAGTAATACTCTAGCCATAACAGAACTAACAAAAGCAATGGACAGAGTGGCGGCTGCCGTTGGGGCACCTAAGTTAGGCGCTAAGAATGGCGCTATTGTTCCCGGTGCTGGACTTGGGGCTGGTGGGGGTATGGGTGACCGTGTTCCAGCTATGCTTGAGCCTGGAGAGCTTGTTGTTCCAAATAGAAGTGCTGGTGCTACCGTTGCTGCTATGCAAGCTGCCGGTATTCCTGTTCCTGGGTTTAGAAATGGAACTCGTCGTGTTACTAGATACAAGCCACAAGGCTTTGCTGCTAAGAAGGAAGAGACTAAAGAACTTAAAAAGCGAATAGAAATACTAACGAGAAATGCCAGGTATAGAGCTAGAAATCAACCGCTAGGCCCCGGTGGCAGCAGGATGACCAAAGAGCAAGAGCAGCAACTTGCTGACGCCATCGCGAGGCTAAGGAGGAAGACTCCGACTCCAGACCTAGAAAGGCGAGCCGAAGCCTCAAGGAAAGTCGCAAGGGAAAAAACTAATCGAGGAAGACCTGGATTTGGCCATGGTCGCGGTATTAGACAAGCGGCAGCACAAATACTAGATAGTGAGCAGCACCAAAACGTACGAAAGAGAGCTGCTAACAGGTCTCTTAACGCACAGAGAAGGTTTGGGTTAAGCAGGGTTCGTCAGCGAGCTATGGAAATCACAGCCAGGACCGGAGGAAGAGGAGGATATGAGCAAGCAAGAAACGAGATTAGGGCTGAAGTAGCTGCTGAAAAAGCAAGAAAGAGACAGGCGTATCTAAACCGCCGTGGTATGCAAAGCGGAGGTAGAGCGCCTGGAGGAACTCCTGTTAGCAGAGGTGGCGGTGCTGGTAACTTTGCTCAAGTAGCAGACGCTATGAAGGGTGCTGCTGAGAGCCTTAATAAGTTAGTAAGTGGATTGGGTGAAATAAATATCCCAGAAAGAATTGAAATGTCAGCCACTATCGAGCATAATGTTAATATAAACGGTGCTGAAGTCCTGTCTCAAATGAAAGAGGGATTAGCCGCCGTAGCAAGAGATGTTGTAATTACTGAGCTGTCGAAGCACATGGACCTAACAACAGGCGAGACTAACGAGTCGAGCGGAAGCGGGTCAACAGGCGGTCAGACCCCAATCGCAGGAAAGGCTGTGTAAATGAGTACTGTAACTATGAACTATGGGGACTATGCGTTTAGTCCGGTTCCCCTAATGAACATTAGTAAGGAGTATCAGAAAACCGACGATGGAACCATCGTAGGCACACTCTTTAATGTTTCATTGGAAGGTACGCTTACGCCCCTGCCCTCTGGAGCTGTTGGCTACCTTGCCGTAGACGCACTTCAAGATGGTCTTCGCTCAGCAATGGCAGAGCAAGGAAATCTGTTTAAGGTTCAGTGTGATGCTACCACCCTTATTGAGGCATATCCAAGGATAAATAGTCTGTCGCTTAATAGTTCTAACAACCAGTGGGTTATGACATGTCCTTACAGCATCAACCTAGAGTGGGACGATGAGCCCAATGCGTCTGGTGAGAACTCAGGAATAATGCCTCCGTATATCTCAGCCACTTCCGAGGAGTGGAGCCTAGAGTTTGCTGAGGAAAGCGCCGCCTTTGACTGGGACTTAGACAACGGAACTAAGGATGCCATGAGCCCCATTCTCCGTCTTAGCCACTCTGTTTCTGCCACAGGAAAGAAGCACTATAGTAGTGCAGGCGGTACTGCTGGTCAGCTAGACCTACCGGCGTGGGAGCAAGCACGTAACTACGTAATGACAAAACTTGGTCAAGACGAACAGTTTGTTGCTAATACTGGCGTGCTAAATCTCGACGTTAGTGAGTACGGTTACTTTAATCATATTCGCTCCGTCACGGTGGGTGAGCTTGCTGGTACTTATGCCGTACAAGAGAACTGGGTTGTGTTTCCTGAGAGCGCTACTGGTGTTCCAGGTAAGGCTTTAGAGGATTTTAGCATTGAGGTTCGTGAGAGCCAAGACAATGGACTAATAAGTGTTGGTATTAACGGTTCAGTTCAAGGACTAGAAGAAAGAAGCTACGGCACCACATCTGGTCAGTTTGCAATTGCGACCACCAAGTATGCTAACGCTCTGTCTTATTGGAATGTTGTAAAGACTAGACTGTATTGGAGGGCCAACGAAGCTCTTAACAATACAACAACAACAACAAGAGGGTTGCACACGCAGGCGAAAACAAGTTCCATAGGCCACAGCCCTAGCAAAGGAACAGTTACATATAACTATGAATATGATGACCGTGCTTGCAATATTATTTCAGGCGCTAAGTCTGAGTCTATTCAAATTAACGACACTCATCCTACAGATGTATTTGCGGAGTTGGCAGTACTGGGTAGAGCCAACGGACCTATTCTACAGTCTATGAGTACGGTAAGCGCAGCAACTCGCGATGTGTCTATCGAGGTTGTGATGGGAGCACCAAGTGGAGACTGCACAAGTTGCAGCTCTCAGTTTAGCAGTATGCTTGGCTTGTCGAACGCCCCCACAGGGGAAGTAGAAACCCTTCTGTGTTGCTTTCAGACAGACCTAACAGACGCATACAGTCAGGTATTCAAAACTTCGGACTCCTCAAGCTGGAATCCAAAGTCAGGAAGATATTCAAGAAACGTAACGTGGACGTATACCAATTGTAGCGGTACGGCCCCAAGCACAACATTTTGTTAAGGTATAATCATGGCAGCAACTAAAAGCACAACAGTCATTCAGAACAGCGTGACTCTCTCTGCTGGTGGTGGACCAACGACTACTTCTAGTGCAAGTGTCGCCACCGGCTTCGGAGCTTCTTTATTTTTAAAGATTACTAACGGAGCAACAGCACCTACGACCCAGGCAACCGCAAGGATAGAGGTAAGCCCAGACGGCACAAACTTCTACGATTTAAGCGGCGGCACAGAGGACTTGAACGGGGGAACTACAAATGCAGATGTAACCTCTAATCACTTTGAACTACCAATCGGCATCCAGTCTGTACGCATTGTTGCGACACACGGAGACGACCAGGACATCACAATCCGTTCAGAGGTGAGTGACATAACAGCGGTAGCGTAATGATAGTATCACCAGCAATACTAGGAGCAATTCTAAGAACCTCTGAAGCCAGGGGTGAGTTGCAACACCATTGGGATTTCCTTGAGGGCTCAGGCTCCGTGGCGCACGATGATGTTGGCCTTCTTGATGCCTCATTCCAGGGAACTCCGACCTTTGACTCTGATATTCCTACGGTGCTTTTTGAGGGCGCTACCGACTCCCTGTTGTTCGATGGCAGTACTGATTACCTTACAATCCCGCAGGCTACTACTGCCTGGGACACAACCAGTGCTCAGACACTTGTCTTCTGGGTTAAGGCAGACGCAATAGGTGGTGTTGCGGCAGCAAATGAGTTCCCAACTATCATCTCCCTCACCAGCGACCAGAGTGAGTCATTTACTATATGGCTTAACGACACTCACGACAGTGTTAACTCTGATGGCTTGAACTTTGGCTTCCAGGGTCTTTACGATAAAAATGTAAGTACCTCAGCCACTTTCCTAGGTAACTGGGTGCATGTCGCTATTGTTTACGACGGTGTTAGCTACAACTCTGATAGCAGCTACACTATATATGTCAACGGTGTTTCGCAAAGCATCACAGCAAGCGGGGCTCCACCAGCGCACACAGAAATCACACAGATTGGGAAGGGGACCACGACCACCAGCTTCTTTGATGGTCGCCTATTCGATATAAGGGTGTACAACAAAGCCCTTACTAGTGGTGAGGTCTCCGCATTGGACGCAGGCTACAACAACCTATGGGAGGGCGCTGACGACAGTTGGAATACGGCTTCTAACTGGCCGCTTAATGGTGTGCCCACGTCAGATGACGCTGTTTTGTTTGATAGTACAGATAATTCAGATTGTCTTGTTGATATTAATAGGCCAACCGTGTATAATCTTACTATAGCGGCGTCTTACACTGGGACGTTTACTATGTCTAGCTTCTTTACTGTGACAAATGATTTCTCTCATTTAAGCACGGCTGGCACGGTTCTATATCCTCAGACACTCCTAGTTGGAGGGGACTGTGACATAGACGAAGTCCTGCACCAGGACAACATTAAGGATACAACGATTGAAATGAATGGTAGTACGGCCCAAACCCTAACGCTGCCCGACACAGCCTCAATCGTTATTGACAAGCTTATAATTAACTCTGGGGACACTGTCACTTTGGCAGGCACACTGACCCAGGTTAAGTTAAATCGCTTAGAAGTTTCCCTTGGGGAATTGGCCGTTGCCTCTAAGTACCTAACAATAACAGACGACCTAGACGTAATCGGAGGAACGATTACTGGTCTTTCTACTGCCACAGCTCACACTGTAGGTGGTTCTGCCCGTTTGTACGGTGATAGTAAAATCAGCTTATTAAACCTGGGCTTCGCCAGTGCGACAGAATTTAATGTCACTGGTGGTTTTTTCATAAGGAACGCTACTGTAGGAAACTTGAACGCATCTGGGACAGGTGCCCAATGCTTGAATTGCACAGAGGCTTAAGGAAACATGGCAAATACAAACGTAACATTTAGCACATTAGGACAGCCCGTAAAAAACGACTGTAGTCCAGACAGGGTCTATGGCGGGTTTGAGCAAACAATTTTCTTAGGGGCTAGTGTATCTTCATTTTCAGCCTCCGTTGGTTGGAACGAACAAACATCTGACGTTACAGTCACTTTAGTTGAAGACACATGCCCAGCACCGAGTGCTAGGCCCAAGGTTTATTGGGACTCAAACCTTAATAAGCAAACTACGGCTGCTGCTGACCCAGGATTTATAGGGGAAACAGTTCCTATTATTGGTGTACCTGTGTACTTTAGGGTGGGCGACTTTGAATTCTCTGGCATAGTACAGAGTTGGGAGGAAAACAATTCTAGCTCTGGTAAGCCGGTATACACTGTTAAGATTTCTGACGGTCGAAGTATCTTAGACGGCGTCCATCTTATTATTAATGAATACGCAGGAGGTGTAGGCAGTCAGTTTAATGCCTTCAACGTCTACGGATATATGGAAAGCTTTGGTGAAAGCTGCCCTTTAACCACGATTAACGGCGCTCAGTTCGGAACTCCAGCCGGTGGCTTCGGAGGGTCAAACTCAAACAACAACGGAATGGCTGCTGCCGACATAAGTAGGGGCTTTAATGTTCTGTCGAATTCTATTCCCGCAACTATAAATCCGTACTCCCCTTATGGTCGTGTTGTAAGCAAGGGAACCACTGGTGGAAGTTACGGGGTTGTTAACAGGGATGGCGTCCTGCTAAACACAAGTGTTTCTTCGTACTATATTGATATTTCTGAACTACCAACAGTTCCTAGTTACTATCGTATTAACGGTATCAGCGTCACCTTGTCTGAGTATGTTAGTCGTATTTGTCAAGATGCAGGGTATGACTATTACTGGGAAATGGTAATGGTTAAGAACAACGACTTGGCCAGTAGCGGCATCGGTAAGTTTCTAAAGCTAAGAACGGCATCAAGGCTAGTCCAGCCATCTTTTGGCGAAATACAAAATTTCATAGACAACAGCGACGGAACAATAAGCAGCTCAACAGGCAGGGAGCTACGCCAAGAGGCTGTCGCCTCTATTCTGGTAGGTGGTAATGTTGAGGGCGTATTCCAAGCAGAACAACATACCTCTCCTGGTTTTTTTGTCGGCGCTACTGCGTGTGACGAAGAAGACGACATGATTCTTCCTTATTTTGGCCTGGACTCTGCCCAGGATATTATAGTCCCATGTAGGAACGCTGTAACTGATGAGTGGGAGATTACCGTAGATGCTACAGACATCAATGCGGTAATGACAACAGTGACCCTTCCGACAACTGTCACTATCACAGAGGCAGAGATAAGGGCCGTAGAGGGCTCAATGGATGTGTGGCTGTCTATTGAGAGTGCGTACCACCAAAGCGGTGCCGCAACAGACATTGGCGGCGAGCTTTATGGAGCAGGCAAGGTGTTTGGAAGAGGAGAGGGAATTAGTAAAATGTTGCAGAAGGTTATAACCGCTGCAAAAAACGGAAATCCAATAGAATTTGCCGGGGCTGTCGGAGGTATGTTCATAGGTTCGCTAGATGGAGACCAAGAAAGAATAGCAGACATTAAAGCTATATATGAATGGATTAAAACCTACTCTAGTTTCTACGGCACCCACTTCATGGTTAGGGTTCCGTACACATGTGCTGTTCAAGACCCTGACAGCACAAACCTTGTCTATAGCGAGCAGCCACAGCAAGACGGCTGGACAGATGAGTCTCAAATTATAGGACTGTCTACAAGCGGTCTCCCTATTAAGTTTTTCATAAACCAAACCGGCAAGGTTGAGGCTATGGTCCGTATCGACGGAATAGCTAGGACAAATTTATCAGAACTAGATGTTAATACGTACATTACTGACGGAAGCAGTATGTGGATAAAAGCTAGTGTGGAGGATGAAGAGTGGGTGTATCACGATAAGAGCGCCCTAACAAACCCAAGGGCTGTTATATCAATACCTCATCCGGTCAACACATACGACGAAGTTCAGCCAGACGTACTAGCGCTAGGAATTAAAAAAATGTTCACTGTCTTAGGCGGCACAGAGCCACAATGGACAGCGTTTAAAGACATACTACTCAAAGAAGGCTCAGACATACTAAGCTCATACTTCCCATCGTCTAAGACTATGCCAGACGCCGCATCTTTCGGTATAAAAAACAATGTTTTAACGTATGGGCCGTGGACGAACACTGGAGTGCCTGGGCCGATAAGGATAGAACGCAACGACGGACTAGTGCCATGGGAGTACGATGGCACCACAGCAATGAACGCCGCCGGTCAAGCATTGGCCAACGAGGGTATTACTAATATGGTACTAGGAGAAATGGGGTCAGTTAGTGTCCCTGGCTATCCAGACCTTCCTCTTGGTGCAGAAATCGGAGCACTAGCTGGTGGCTTCTACGGAGGGGGCACGAACCTCATTGAAAATAGAAACCATAGCATTGGTAATTTTGAAGACACCCTACCTGGAGGAGGTAGTCTTTCTGTCGTGTATGGGTTCTTTACGTACGGAGGTGCCTGGACTGGATTGTATGGCCCTAATATTACCAATATATCTCTATCGGTTGGTACGAGCGGCCTTACTACAAGCTACACAATGAGAACTTTCACTCCCAAGTTTGGCAGGTTCGCAAAGCTCAACTCCGAAAGGCTTCGTCAGCAAGGACAGCTAAGAAACGAAATACTAACAGAGAGAGCGTCAAGAAGGCAGAACTTTGAGGGTAGAAGATTTAAAGCCGCAGCAAGCAGGTATGCTAGAAGAGTTAAAGACAATCTAAACCTACCACACCACCATGGTCAAGGTATTGCGAACACTAGCCACCACCTACTAACTGGTCAGTACGGAGGTGCTGGTGTTGACTACGCATCGGTTAGTGCTAAAAGCGCTTTTGATGTGGTCAGGGAAATAGGCGAAGACTACGCAAGTAAGCACTTTATGGGTCTTGATAGTGTGTTTATTCCGTACGATACTAACGACATAGTAACCCCCACAGAGGGAACAAGATTTACCAGGGACAGCTTTCCAAATGTTTTGTCAGGCGAGTGCGGCGACACGTCTGGCGCTGTTGCTGACTTTGCAATTACGTCTCCGTACTTAGATTCTTGGTCTAACCCGTCTTCTTCAGGTGGTGGTCCAGCGTCTCGCCAGGAAAACTCTGGAGAACATGGTCATAATCAGACTTTTGCGGGTAGAGGAACCGGACTAGGAACAGACAAACTACATCTAAGAGCTAAAGGCATTGAAGACGGCGAGACTAATGACTGGTCATATGCTTCTAACTACCGTGTTATGGCTCTTAGAGGGCCTATAAACATAAAGATGTTCGGGTATGATACTAATGGTAAACCAGTTCCTAATGCGGCAGATACGGAGAGCAGCGCATCTGATGGAAACTTTACAATCACCGGCCTGCAAGATAAATTTCTAGACGGGTTCTTAAAGAAGCCAGAGACTTGGCCCGTTGCCCCTGTAGACCTTAGACTAGACCGTGAACGAGGTGTGTGGGTATCACCACCACAACCAAGAAACCTTATGGTGGAACTATGTGGCTGCCTCACTGGTTCGGGTGTAGTAGCAGGAAAGATAATCGACAGCATGAACATGTATGATGATGCTGGCGATGCAATCGGTGAGAAGTACGTTAATGTCTCACACAGATTTGGAAACAATAAGGGGCGCAAGTACGGCGTTGGCGAAAGAGTATATGTGACCTATGACGCCCACTCAGATGGCTATGCTGTCGCCATGGATGAGGGCGTACGATTTCAAGTAGTAACTGGAACCGGAAGCGATTTGGGATACGACGACTATGGCAGAGCGCTTCGCTTTGGTAATGGATTCGGATACACTGTCCCAACTGGGAGCTGGGCTGACTGTGCTGACATTTTACGTGTAGACGTATGCTTGGGAAGTGGGTTGTACTACGATGAAGACGGATGCCTTACCACTGTTGAGTCTGGCACTGGTTGTGTCGGAGAACTAGGAGGGCGAACACCGGCAGATTTCCCTGACGGCACAGGTGAGTACTACCTAGGCATAGACGGGGATGGTTGCTTTACTAAAATCGACGCGACTGGCGTAGGTGGCGGTATAGAAACGGGGGATAACTGGTTAGAGCCAAACGGTACTGAGATATTCCACCTAATCCCAGGCGACGGAACTACAGCAGCCAACAGCGCAAACTTCTGGCAGTTTGACCCAAGCAATGCCTGTGGTCTCACCCACGACGACGCTGGACACATAGTTGGATACCATAATAGTGCCCTAACTTGGAAGTCTCCAAGCTCTAGACATGCCGACCCATCAGCAACATTCTATTAAAGGAAAATAAATGATACATTTAGGACGAGTACAAGCTGTAATAATGGCGCACCCCAACCCTATGAATCCCATGCTGTTTAAATGGTTGAACAATATAGGTGTGGCATGGAGAGAGGGCTCAAAAGATTACGGGTCTGACTTAGCTAGGAACCAGGAAGTGTACAGGTTTCTACATGAAGACGTAGACAAAGAGAAGGACTGGTTGCTTATGATTGACCATGATATGGTTCCAGTAGTTGAAACTAACCTTGTTGTTGCCTCAGAGGAACCTATAGCATTTGCCGCCACCGTCACAAAAGCACAAGGAGGGGGCGCTCATACTAAGGACGGCAATTTCGGAGCTGCGTTTTACAAGGTGCATAAGGATGCTTTACTAGCCATGGGGGATGCCCCTTGGTTTAAGACGACATTTAACGAGACCTTGACAAGAAGGCTTAAGTGTCAGTGTAGTTACTTTAATGACAAAGCCAAACAAGCCGGGTACGAGGCAAAGGTTGTGGGCCATGCTGGACATCAACAGGGAGGTCAGAACGGGATTATTCTACTTCCTTATGATTCGCCCAAGGGATATACAGGGGTTTGGCCTCACGAGGTGCCGGGGTATTATGACTAGACTACTCAGATACATACGAGCATTAATTAGATGGGTACTTGGAGGACACAAGTATCGCAGTCAAGAAAGAATTAATGAAATCTATGATAAGATTTGCGTACCGTGTGAAAACTTTGAGCCAGAGTATAATATGTGCGGGTTGTGCTGGTGCCACCTAAACAAGAGAAGAGATGTGTTAAATAAGATAGCTTTATACACAGAGGAGTGCGAAATTGGCAGATGGAAAGAAGAAACTGAGCGCCGAGAAGAAGGCGAAGATTAAAGCCAGGGCCAAAGCGATAGCGAAAGCCAGGGAAAAAGCTAAAAAGCGCAAAGGCTCCTGCTGCCCCGGCAAGAAGCCCAAATAAAAAAGGCGGGCTCGCACCCGCCTTTCTTTAAGTTAGTCCACGTATCGAGCCCCACGGAGCTTTAAACGTACTTTCCTTGGTCGTTGTCCCACTTAATCCAGCCACGATTAGGCAACCAGACAGGTTTACCGTCCTTCAACTTAGGTTTTGTCCCGTCCATCTCTTTTCGACGAGGGTACAAACCGCTATCGGTTTTACCAAATTGAAGGGTATGACCACAATCCTTACACCTTAATTCATTATAGGTGTATTTATCTTTGGTTCTGACCTGAGCCACAATATTCTTCTTATGACATTTACCACAAGTGTCTTCCAACATGACCTCTTCAATCATGTGGCGCTTTTTCAGGTAGTCTTCTTGGTCTGTACATTCAAACTCGACCGTTGTTCTCTCTGTAACCTGATACGTAATCTTCATTTACTTTACTCCAAGTGCGTGTCGCCAGCCATCGTCATAACCCCTTAGTTCCTCTGGAACTTCGGTCCCCTGATATGAATTCAGAATCTCGAAAAGGGCAAGCATTTCACCATGCTTTAGGCTATTAATATTAGTACAGTCTGGGTGGTATTTTGCAACGAATTTTACGATATTTAATCCAAGTTTATCGCGCGATGTTGCCTCTAGAAATACCAGTTGATGGGCGGTAGCTCCACCAGCACTCTCAGCCGTGATAGCATCTCCGTCAGTAGTATCCATTTCTTCTGCCGTGTAGCAGTTAAGCCCTAGCAATCTCTTAAGGGCTCGCCCTTCAGCCTTGGTTGAGGCAGATGCAACAGGGTGCTTGCAAAACGGTGATGGGGTATTGCTCCACACCACGTCAGCAGCATCGCTACTTGACACATCCCTCACACCATTGCAGGCCGTAACCCGAACCTCAACGGTTGCCCGCTGGTCGTTATCAGGGGAGGGGCACTGGATAACCTTAACGTCTGTATCCACGATAGGACCAATCAGCAAAGCCACTAGCCTACGAAGCCCAACAGTACGAGGGGCAATCTGCCCATCCTTCTCAACCTTCTCCCTTTTAATCAGGAGACCTAAGGCATACTTGGTCCACTCTGGGTCCGTATGGCATGGGACAACCTCTGCTGCCTCCTCTTCATCTGCCACAGGCTCGTCAAAGGTCAAGTCTTCGTCGTTGTTGTCCTCTTCTGGATTTTCGTAGTCTTTAAGGCATTGGTTTAGAGAGGTCCACGAGTGGGCGTGCAGACCTTCCTCTACCACCTTGTGCTTTTTTACCAACTCTTCAATCAGTGCTTCTTTACTTTTTCGCGCCATTTTTGGCTCCTATGGTGATGTGTCTGTCGCTTCGCTTTGGAAACTTCTTACTAATACCTTCCAGAGTCTTGAGTAATTTCTTTAACAAGTCTCGTTTGTATTTTTCCGACAGAGATTTCCTTTGTTGAACTCTAATAACACAGTATCCAGAGCCAAGCAGTAAACCATCCTTATCTGCGTCTGCTCTCTGGTTCTTTTCTAGTGCTTCCTCACCCCAGATGGGTAGGAAATGACTAGGGCCATCTACTTCAATGGCTACCTTAAGTATAGGTAGGAACAGGTCCAAATGCAAGTTTTCATTCTTAATAAATCTGGTCTGATGGAAGGTAACTTGATACCCATTTTGCATAAGCTCACCATACAAGAACCTCTCTAGCTTAGAGCCTTGCTTAGCCGCCTTACGAATGGCATCCCCGGCTTTCTGCTGGAACTCAGCCTTGTCAACCTCAGACATTTTAGCCCATCGTTCTCGCCCAGCCTGTCTCTTTGCTTCGCGCTCCACCTCAGACATACTATCCCAATCATCGGAGACGCTTTCACTTATCTTAATCTTGACATCTTCTGGCCTTTTAGTCCCCTTAGTGGGGTGTTTGTGTACACCAGTTTTAAGGGCTAGAGACTGAGCCTGAGCCTTGTCCCTGCCTGGGACGCCTAGTTTTTTAGCGTCTCGCCTAATCGTGTTCGCGTGCTTACCGCACATCTTACCAATCCTGGCATAGCTCATACTGTGCTCGTGATAGGCAGACTGAATAAAAGTGGTTTTGTCGTCTGGCTTAAGCGTATCGTAAGCTGACGCTTTCTTGGATAACCAAGCTGTGGATTTCTTCTGCTTTGAAGTCTTCGATGACATAAGTAGGTGCCTTCCAACAGGATTCTAGGATAGCAGCGTGCTCTAGTGAGCGAGCTATCAGTTCTACCTGTTCGTTGTTGTATGCGTTGTTGTAATAGCTATAAAGCTGAGCGTTGTACATCCATTCTAAATCTGTGACATATAGAAATCTTTTCTTAATGGATGGTATGTCGAAGGTGCGGTATATACCGTCAACATCCGTAGCGATTACCATACCTTCATAACCCCAAAGGTTTACCATGGGGTACATCGGAAAGTATGGCATTGTCGGAATCCTATCAAATGTTTCATAGAAAACCGATATGTCCATGTTGGGATAAGTCTTTAGAAGCGAATTTAATTCATGTGTTAAAAAGAAACCCTCCTGTGAGGTTCCCAAGGAATTGATTAAAAACCCACAAGGGACTAACCCCTCATTCTTTGATAGGTTTGGTTGGCTATGTCTACCCATGTTTCCTCTCCTAGTTTTTCTGCTATCTCAATCACTCGATGGAAATATGTGTGGTCATTAATGACGTGCTTATATGCCTTCTTGCATATGTTACGCCTTGCCTTCTCGTTGTCTACGAAATCTTCTATTAAACTTGCCAGTTCCGTGTCGTTTGAGAACGATGGGAACAGCGGGTTTGGCTGGTTGCTCAAAGTAAACACCTTGTTAGCAGCACAGTCCAATAGGAGGTTGGTGTCGTAGTCAATGTTAATCTTGGTGGATTTGAGCATCCCCATAATATCTGACTGAGTTAATAGTCCTAGGTACTGGGCGCAAGGCAACCTGACAGGGCCGCACACTTTCAACGTGTGTGGCAACAAAGGGAGTAGGCCACCTATCTGTCGCATCACATCCTTAGGCACACTTCCGTCCCCTCTGTATGCTGATATATGACATATGTCACTGGCCAGCTTCTCTTGGTAGTGCCCCTTGCGAAACTGAGCTAGGTTAGCCGCCCTGTGAAGCACTAGGTTGTTGGCGTCGATGTTGTCAGCAATTACCTTAGGTGCCACGTCAGGAATCAAGACGAGCTTAACATATTCCTTTATGGGCTCTGGTACGTTCACCCCGTATATAACCACCTTTACCTTAAACTCTTTGACTGCCTCAATAACACCGTTTGTCAGGTGCTCAGAGGAAAGAATTAAGTAGTCTGGCTTCTTCTCAGCCATCATGTCGTAAGAGGGCTTAGACGGGAGCCACAGGTCTATGTCGAATCCCATAGCTGTAAATGCAGCCGCGATACCGATAACCCTGTCGTCTTCTGTCGCCCCTATAATTATTTTCATAGTATTTCCCTTGCCGTTCTGATGTCTCTTGACGAATCAATATCCGTAACCTTCATTCCTTTCGGGCTAAAGCACCGGAACTTACCGCCTCTGTCAATCGTCTGGTTGATTGCTTCAAATCCAAAGAGCATAGAGTTGTCTCTTTTCCATGCGACCTTCTTAAATATGTCCAGTTCTTCGCCTGTTAGGTAGGCAATTTGAGCCCACTTATTAGGCAGCTCGTAGAACATCTGCTGCACATAGTCGCTCTCAATAGTGCAGCCTACTTCCTCCTCCTTCATGGTTCCTTTTTTGTCGTACACAATCATAGATTCTTTATTCATAGGGGCTTGCAGGGCCTCTCGATTGAACACTAAATCTCCATAGATAATTACGACCCTGTCTGTTGTGGCAACGCGGAGGCCCATACCAATACTTCTCACAACATTAGTATTCTCATAGTTCTCATTCTCAATCTTAACAATGTTGTCAGGGGTGTTAGCCATAACCTTGTCAGCTTGAAAGCCAGTCACTAGGATTATCTCATGGTTGCGAAACGCCTCCTGAATAAGAGAGACCTGTCTATTAATTAAGGTTCCCTTGCCGTCCAGGTTTAGTAGCGGCTTAGCTCCGTAGGTAATCATGCGACTACCCGAACCTGCCGCTGGAATGATGATGCTATATTTACGTTGTTTAAGAGGCCCCTTGATTGGGGATATGTGTCTTACTGCGCTAGGCATTTTCTTATCGTTTCTATTTCTGTTTCGAGGTTGTAGTTCTGCGCGCTAACACTGATGTGTGTTCTCGGGCAATGCCTAAGCAAATTTGTCAATCCGTACTGTAGAATAAATTGAAAATGATATAAGCCCTCTAGTTCCTCGTTGTACTTAGTTACGCCATCTGGTTTAAACAACATAGGTGAATTGATAAGCACGTTTCCGTTTAAAAGCCCCGGTCCCCAGCTTGGGTAGGACTGATAGTAGGGATACGTCTTGTCGGTGTATTCAAGGTCGCAGTATATGCCTGAGATTTCTCCCTTACCATGTAGTCGAGACACTAGCTCCTCCAGAGGACTTCCATCTTCCTCCATAACAAAGATGCTGTCTATGATTTGCTCGTAAGGACCAAGGCACATACAGTACTTAGCTGTGTCAAGATGCTTATTGAAAACCTCTGGTGGGTTACCAGCCTCTTGAACGACCTCTAGGTTGTCGTATGCGTATGTGCTATCTATTTCCCTCTCGTCAGCAATGATAAGTTTTACTGGGGGAAGCTTGGTACTATTTCCGTCACTGGGTGCATCGGACATTCGTGGCCCTCTAATTTTGCTAGTAAAGTAAGTTGTTTATTGCCCATGAAGTATACATATATTGAACGAGGAATCGTCCAGCCGCTTCCCTCTGAGTTAGGAGTCAAAGCGGAGAAATTAAACATATCATTGTGAACCTTGTGGTTTAGAGTAGAGAAGAAATCAGGCGGCACAATAGTTCCAGCGTTGAAGCGACTGTACATATGGGTGTCCTTAATAAAATCAACAACCAAGTCCTCATACTTTTCTTCATTATGCTCAACGTCTAATACATTTTCCAGCTTCCATCTTAGGCCAGTCTCTTGTAGGTAGTCAACCACAACACTTGGCTTAATCTTGCACAGGGGAGGCCGTACGACTGCAATATGAACAGGTTTTAGCTCCTGAGCACACAAGGAGTCGATGGTAGCAAATAGCCCTGTGGTGTCATCGCTCTCTACACCAGCTATAACAATAGCCTGAAACCGTAGTTGGATTTCCTTCTCCATTAGTTCCTTCTGCTTGTCAAATGGTAGGTCTTTCCACTTCCACATGTCGTCACGATAGTACATGCACTTGCGATTTCTAATAACGTAGAATTCTTTTTCTTCGTCGAAGCACTCGTCAACTTTTACTTTGTTGCCTTCGTATTTTTCAATCATGTCAAGACGGCAACCTGTTTGGGTAATGTCTTCCCAGATGGCGAACCCGCACTCCTTGCATGATGTGTTTTTAGTATCTTTATTCGACATTGTCCCTACGTCCTATCACGATGTAGTGATTTTGCTGGAGCTGTTTAAGGGTGACGGTAAGGCCAACCTCGGTTAGCTCGTCGATAACGGCTGTAATGTGTGATAGGTTTTTCCTACCTGAGATAGACGATACTGCTTGCTCTATTGATTCGTGGCCGTAATGGATGCGCCTTGCTAGGTCTACCAAGTCCACACCTAGGATTTGAATAGTGCCACCATACCTCATCAACTTAAGAGACTCAAGCAGGACCGTGTCTCTACTTTCTGGAGGTATGTAGTCCAATATATCTTCCAAGACGACTTCGTCGTAGGATGCAGGTATTAAACTTGGCACATCATTTAGAAGTACTTCAAATTCTTTTTCTGCTTTTTCTAGAGTGATGATTACTTTTTTCATGCTAAGAATATCCTATGTTTAGTTTCTGCTATCAGTGAGTCCCAACTACTTAAGAACTTATCCATGCTGAACTTGTCCTTTACTAGTTCTCTAGCGGCTTCTGAGTATTTTTTTAGGTCGCTGGGTTTGTTTAATAGCTCTTTAACTGCTGTGGTAATTTCGTATTTGCTTTTTGCGTAGACAACAGAATCTCCAAGTACCTTTTCAAGTACTGGTGTGCGATTGGTTATAATAGCACAGCCTGCCGCCATTGCTTTTAGTAACTCGTAAGGCACCCCCATATTACTTGTTAGGTTTACATATACCTTGGATTTGCCAAACGCTTCGTTGTATTCTTCGTCGTACAGTTCCTCAGACACACCTTGATTTGGACCTACAAACAAATGGTTGTCAAACTCCCTACCGACAAGCGGGAAAATATCGTAATCGCCAGTATGAAACTTGCCAGCTATCAATACGTCAACCGTTTTCTCAGCAACGGTATCTGGTATGTCAACACCATAGGGAATTGTGATTGAGTTGTCATTAAACTTTACAGTGTCGTCCACACAGATATTTGTATGTTTGTTGTACGGGTTAATGCTATCCGTATGCTCTGGTGGAAAGGTAAAGTGGTCAACGACAATCGTAGGAATGTGTAAGCCCATACTTAATCTTTCGATAAGGCTTCCATCAAGCCTGTTGTGGCATATCAGGAGGTCAAACGGGATGGTGTGCATCGTCGTAGAGAACACACTGGGAGAAATATGTATGTTCTGCGGTAGGCTTTTAGTACACGGCCTCCAGTTGAGCACCGACATCTTATCGCTGCCGTATATGTTGTGACCAAGCCTAGACAAGGCAAGCTCAAACTGCCCATCAACAAATTCAGACAGGATATTCAACGGTCTGTCTTGTTCGTATGATTTTGCCATTAAGTTTCTAATGGGTGACATATTTTTCCTTCCATTAGTTTAGCGATACTGTCGTGTGTGTAGTTTTGGATTCTTTTCTGTAGTGCTTCTTTTCTTTGTCCTTTGCGCTCCTCGCTCATTTCGTAGGCAGCTCTCATTTGTTTCTGCATAGAGATGATGTTTGGCTCCTGCCACGTCTCGTGGCTTGTGTAGAGCTGTCGCAAGGGGAAGTCGCTAACAACGACTGGCACTTCATGGCTGTCTATGTGTAGCCCAGCATTACCTGTTAGCTCAGACATGGGGGTGTTATCTGTTACGACAACTTGATTCCCCATTACCATAGCCTCCATCACCGGCCTAGACAAGGATTCACCACGAGAAGGAATTACCAAGCAATCGCCTAAAACGTGCAGGCCATTCAGTTCTGCCTCACTTAAGAAGTCTGTAATAATAAACTCTCGGTGGTAGTCTTGCAGACTAGCGTACAGTCTCATCTTTTTCTTTAGGTCAAGAATTTCACCTTGCAGCTCCGAGGACAGGTCTTCTGCCGACCTGAGTAGCTTGCTGGTTTTAATGACTAGTTTGACGGGCTCGCTTCTTGCAAACTCACGATGGAACGCCAAAACTAAACCCATGATGTTTTTTCTATAGATTTTCTCACCAAGGAAGTAGAACACATAACAGTCTTCCATCTCTGGTAGCTTTAATGGTTCCGCTTCTGGGTTCAGCCAATCCATGTCGATAGGCATAGGCACAACACTAACGGGGACGTTGACACCGTCATTTAAAAGTATTTGCTTCTCTGTTTCGCTGCTCACCCACATTTCATCAAGTAGATTGATGTGGTTCGCCCATCCAATAGGCTTCCAACCAGCGGTTTCAAAGTAGGAGATACCTATATTGTGACAGTCTGCTTGATAATCGAAGTAGTGAGGGAGCGCGTTCTGAATAACGACATCAGGACGAGCTTTCAACACTGTGTTCTCTAGCTTTTCGACGTACGAAGGAACGTCTTCGTCAACACTAGCGGCCATGAATATTGGCTTAGACGACACGTTGAATTTAGTTTTAGACAAAGCCTTCAAGTAGTCTCTTGATGCCCTACCCCAACCGTCTCGCTGTCTGTATGGTCCGATAAAGAGTACATTCTTCATTACATTTTTCCTCTAGCAAAGTTAATGTAGTCTGTTCCGGCTGGCTTTAGTAAGCCGACACGATTCTGCTCACAAACAATTTTGTTCTGAGCGATGTTAAGAAATGTTTTAAATATTTTTTGTTGGTCAACAGGCTTAAAAGACGACCCTTCTTGAATCCACCCATAGTTTAAGTCCTCAAGGATGGTAAGAGCCTCTGTGCTACTGCGCCTATGTGGCTCGTCAATTACCGAGCGATAAATCCAGTTGACAAAGTCTTTGTTGTCCATACCCTCAGGGATTGAGGCAGGAGGATTGGGCAGGTCAATAGGTGCGTTCCACTGACCCTGACGCCCTGTTAGCTCAACATTGTCGATGTAGTCTGCCCAAGTTTGAGCTGTCTTATCCCAGTCGAAGTATCTTTCAGCAGCCTTTCGGGCACTATTAGATTTTTTCTTCCATTCTTCTGGTGACATTTTAGCCATCTTGACGAATGTCTTAGCGGTAAACTCAACGTCGGGCAGAGCCCTTACGGATTCTGTACCTAGGTCATGGAAGAATCGTTGAACCTTAAGAGGGAACCCCTTGGTCTTTTCTACAACGTCTTCCATTGCTGAGTAGTTCACCGCTGAAATAGGAACACCACAAGCTGCTGCTTCTGCCATAGGCATACCAAAGCCTTCACAGGTTGCGTATTGCACATAGTAATCAAACAATTGATACACCTGAGCTAGGTGTCGTCTGTCAAATCCTTTGTTTGTGTTAGGCATAATGCCTGTTGGTGCGTTGCTGTGAGGAGAGTACGTGCGAGCGCCTTGAAATCTTGATACAAACGGCTCGTTGGTTTCCTCGCAAATGTAGCTGAATAGTACCTTGTGACCAATGCCGTAGTACTTACTCCACTTAGCTAGGTTCCAGCCCACGTCTGGATAAGACGTATGACAGTATAGGTAGACGTTCTCAGAAAGCTCTGGGTTGTCGTCCATGAACTTGCGAAAAGCTTGGAACAGGTCTGGGTATAGCTTCCTCACCTGATTACGTGCGACCATACCAATGATAACTGCGTTCTCATTAAACCCTAGTCGCTTACGGTGTTCCTTTAGGTTTTCGATAGGGACATAGGTCTTAAGGTCTACGCCTGGAGATGCCGTGCCTTTATACTCTATCTTATTATGGCTCTGCTCTTGAATGACCTTTCCTCCCCAGTCCGTATAGGTAAATACGGCGTCAGCTCCGCAGAAAGAATCAATCCATTCTTCTTTTTGTGGGGCAGAGTCAACAGTAGGCATGATGGCCCAGTTGAAGTACTTCCTAAGGGGGCTGTTAGCCTGATGCGCAAAACACCAGGGGTCTCTAATGTCGATGACTATGTCTGGACGATAGTCTATAAGGACTCGTTCAAACCGCCACTCTCCAAACTTGTTAGTGGGTTTAGAAACAAATTCCTTATGCCGTGGGTCATTTGGCCTGACGTTGTTAGCGTACTGTGGCCATGGCTTAGGGTCCATAGCTAGTCCCTGGACTGTTACACCCATGGCGAACTCAGCTATGTCGTATCCTTGGCTATGTAACCTAGTTAGAATTTCGTTTCCGTACGTCCCAAAGCCAGAAGCGGCAGTTGAGGATTCATTACACAGAAGTATTTTCTTTTTTGCCATTTGCGTTCTTGATTTTTTGAACTGCGTTTTTGTAAATTTTACTTGCCCACTGAGGGGTGTAACCACCAAACTCTTCGGCAATCTTAGTGAAGGTATGGTTCTGCAACCTTCTTTCTACGACGAACCTCTCCTTGTGTGTGAGGTTTTCAGGTATAACTTCTTCTACATTTTCCTTGGTTGTAAAAGATTCGTCACCTGATAGACCCTGGTTGCGTTCACTGTATCGCTTCTCTTTGTTTATATGGCGCATGATTTCGCCTGAGATATAGTACCAAGAGTAGGTACTGAGAGCGCTGCCTTTGCTAGGGTCGTACTTGCGTATGGCTTTTAACAAACCAATCCTCCCAAGCTGGATGTAGTCATCCAACTCAAGAGGATTTCGTGGTCTGAAAGATTTCGCAATGTGTATCACCAAACCAATGTTGTCATTGATAAGGGAATTTTCTATATCACACTGGCCCACTAAAAGGGAATTTTCTTCTCGTTGCCAGCACTGGCAGTTTCAGTGGTTTCGGAGTGCTCAGAGCTACCTCCGTCGTCAAGGTTTCGCTTCCTAATGGTGGTAGGCTTAATGCGATTAGCCTTGATGAACACGTCAGTTCGCTTCTGCTCGTGCTTGTCTGTCCAGTCCTTGCTATCAAGTTGGCCTTCCACGAGGACAAGCTCACCCTTTTCTAGCGCCGCCACCTTTTCGGCTGAATAACCCCAGGCTGTGACACGAGCCCAAATTGTTTTGTCTACCCAGTCTCCGGTTTTCTTGTCCTTATAGCCATCGTTGATAGCCACGGAAAAGTTTGCAACCTTTGAGCTGCCAGCGTCACGAAGTTCAGGTTGGGCTCCAAGACGACCCCATACAGTTACGATATTGCACATATTCTAGTGCTCCCATAAAAAAAATAATTACCAGGACGTTGTTGTCCTTGGTCTGATATATTAAGTGTAGACACGACCATGGTCTTTGTCAACTATAGCTGCTTAATTTTTTCCACAATAATCCCGCCACGGTCACTTTTCTTACCGCTAATCAGGATGGTGTTGTCCTCAAAGAGGTAGCCGTTGAGTTCTTCCCAGCTATCAGGGAACACAACTACGTTCTCCATGGTGCCGCTGAGGTCAGAAACCTCTAGGAACGCCATGCTAGAGCCAGGATTCTTACCGTTCTTTGTCTTAACCTGTTTAACCCTGTCGATTTGACAGGAGATAATGATAGGTGTTCGTCTGAACCCATGGTTAAACTCTCTAATATTACAGTTGGCGTTGCCAATGTCTACCCCGTCCACAGCAGATGCCGTCAGAGCCACCCCTAGGAGCCTACGTTCCTCTTGGTTAATCCACTGAGGAGTGTCCCCAAGGTCGTGAGGAGGGCTCACAACAGCCTGTAGAAAGCCTCTCACTTTGTGAAGGCGAGGTTTAGTATGGCACACAGCATCTTTTCCTGAGCCTAAAGATATGATTAATTCTAACACATGCTCAAGACTCTCAACCTCATGCCTCGTTCTGACTGCCGCACTACCCTCGTAGTCCTTCAGAAGAAGTAGTCGTTCCACTTTGGGCTTCTCTGTTTTGCTTACCTTGCTGTAGATAAGGTATTCATACTCCATTCTACTGCGAGATACCTTCATGTAGTCCAAGGCACCCGATTTAATCATAGCTATGACCGCCGTCTTGGTAACCCTCTGAGACAGGAAGACAAGGAACTCTACCCATGTCCACTCACCCCTTCCTTTTCCTAGCATCTTCTCAATATGGCAGGTTTTGTCTACTACCTTATCAAATACGGAGCCACCAATTCCCTTAATGTCTACAAATCCAAAGTAAATCTTCTGATTAATTATACGGAAGTGGTCGTTTAGGTTTCGGAAGTCTGGAGCATATACGTCAACATCGTGATTACGTGCGTCATTGACTAGCTCACGAATTTCATCTTGGGGCTTTTGCTTTTCCTTGGCGTAAAACAAGTAGGAAGTGTAGAAAACCTTAGGGAAGTGAGCCTTAGCATACGCAGCTAGATAGCCGTTCACAGCATAACACACAGCGTGAGACAGGTTGAAAGAGTACCGTTGGGACTTTTCAATCCATCCAAAAATTTGCTCAGCCTCTTCCTCTGTGACAATACCCACACTCCTACAGCCCTCCATAAACTCAAACTTGACCTTCTGCATGACCTCGACTTTTTTCTTGCCGATAGCCTTACGAAGTACGTCTGCCTGTTGAAGGTTGAATCCCGCAATATCCTTTGCTATTTGCATAGCGTTCTCTTGGTAAATCATCTGACCAAAAGTAGAACTAAGAGCGGCCTCAAGAGCTGGATGGTAGTAGCTTATCTCTTCCTTGCCATTTTTACGGTCGATATAGTGATTGGTAATAGACTTATCATCAATCATAGCCTCAGAACACCCAGGACGGATGATGGCAGACAATGCCGCAAGCTGTTCGATATTCTCAGGTTTAAGCTTAGAGGCGAGAGACTGACCCAGCCTACTCTCTAGTTGGAATACGCCTTTTGTTTTTCCTGATGAAATTAAATCCCATGTTCTAGTGCAGTCCAAAGGGACCACGTCTAGACTAGGATTAAATCTTAGCTTAGGGCGACCATTAACTTCACCGCTTGTCTCAAAGCAGCAGCCGCATCCTGGGTAAGTATAGGTCATTTATTTTTTCTTACTCTTCTTTAGGGCCTCGTGATATTCTTTAAACTTATCAACACGCGAAGCGCAATGGCGACTTAGCGTTAAGAAACGAATAATCAACTCGGCACAGTCCTGAACATCCTTTAGGGCGTCGTGAGCGTTGGTAGCATCAATCTGAAAAAACTCACGCAACGTATCCACCTTGTAGTTAGCAGGCCCATAAGACAGCCCTTCAAACCAGTGGTACGCCATACGTTGAACGTCAGCCATGTCACAGTCACGAGGAAAGAACATGGTTTTGATATTGTATTTGTCATTTAGCTTATTGGCAATAGGAATGTCGAAGCCACCAATGTTGGCTCCACCAGGAACAGGGGCGGTCCACATAGTGCCACCTGGATTAAACCTATTAACAAAATTAGAGAAGAGGCTCCACGTCACGTCTTGTGAGGGAGCCTCTCTCCATGAGGTAATGATAGCATCCGTAGTTGTCTTTTGAATCCTTGCGTGCCAGCCGATAGTCTCAAGACGCTCGTCCGTTAGGTAGTCATCAATCTTGTCAATTCCAGGCGGCTTCATCATTGTGTTAAATTCCGAACCAGGGATAACCTCTAGCTTAATCGGGTCGATAACACATGCAGCCACTTGTACCGGGTTGCAAGTCTCTGGCTTAGGACCATCGGTTTCAAAGTCAAATACGAAATACTTTCTTTTGTTCATTTTTTATCCTGTATTGAGTCGTAGTCAAAATCCTCTTCATCGTCTTCGTCTTCTTCAAGTGTAGGGTCTTCTACCTCTCTTGTCAAGGGGAAACCAAACAATTCTTCTACATCGTTGGTTGAATTCATCTGCTTGATAATATCTTCTGGGAATATGTCGCTGTCTACGGTCGGTTCGACACCCTTTGAGAGCGTAGTCTCAACCACGTCTATACCCTCAATCAGTTCTACCTTGGTCTTAGCTCCGAACAAGGCGTTGCCAGAGTGGCTAGTAGCATTGTACTCAGGGCAGCAACCTGCCGTCTTCCAGTAAGTCTTAACTCGTTGATATTCAATGTCATGTATTCTGAAAAATCCGTTCATTGGAACTTCTTTAAACATTAGCATAGTCATAATCAGTAGTCTCTCTTTCTTTTTTGGTGTTTTGGAGAATGTCTCCAAACTCTAAAATTTCTTGTATGCCCATAATCTTGTCCAACAAGGCGATGCCTAGAATGTCTAGCTTGACCATGCCTAAGGCTTCCAGGTCATTCATTTCCATTCCGGCTACGAGCATCTTCTTTTTAGTATCATACACCATAGGGCAGTACTCTTCAAGCGGTTCTGGTGAGATAATAACACCAGCAGCGTGCTTAGACTGGATGATTTTCGTCCCTTCCAACCGCATAGCTTGCTCAAAACGAGGCCCTAACTCGCCTGTCACGTTGCCGTTTTCATCAATGCCGACTCCCCACTCAGCAAAATCCGCTGGTTTTTCCTCTAAGGCGAAGCGAATTAAGGAAGAATCGCCAGTTTCCTCCTTCATTTCCTGAAGTTCGCCCGCTACTTTGGCGGGGTCTGGAATTAATTTAGTGATACGATTAATGTCGTCGTTACTTAGGTCTGCATATGCCTTGAACACATCCTTTACCGCAGCACGACCTTGCATTGTCTGGTAGGTAATCATTTGGCTAACCTTGTCGTCGCCGTACCTGTCCTTAATGTGCTGAATTACTTCCTCTCGCTTAGCAACGGGAACGTCCATATCAATATCAGGTAGGGAGATATTATCCTCTGTATTTCTACCCTCGTTGTAGAACCTTTCAATCAGCAAACCATAAGGAATCGGGTCTACCTGTGTGATGCCAATGAGGTAAGAGATAAGACAGCCTGCGGCTGACCCACGTCCAGGTCCAGCCAACCAACCCTTATCCCTAACGAAGTTAACAATGTCTTGACAGATTAGGAAGTACCCAGATAGGTCTGCCCCCTCAAAAATGTCAAGCTCTTTCTTAACTCGGTCGGCGTACTCTTGGTGCTTGTGTTCTGGAACCTTGCCTGCGATTAGTTTGGCCCAGCCCTCACGACATAATTGCCGTAGATACAGGTTGCTATCCATGCCGTTGGGGCAAGGAAAAGGAGGCAGGATGGGCTTCCTAGTAATTTTGAAGTCCTCAATCTTAGCATCAAGCTCCAGAGTGTTTGCCAGTTCTTCCTCAGTGTGTCCGTACTCTATCATTTCCTCGTACGAGGGGATGTGAAAGCGGTCTGAGTTGAAGAAGCAGTTAAGTTGAAACTCAGGCTTCTTGCCGTTGCGTAGGTTGGTCCCCATACCACGACACAGAAGGATGTTCTGGTCGGGTGCTTGGTCCTGAGTCGCATAGTGAGCATCGGGCGTTGCTATCACAGGGATTCCTGTTCTGCGCCCCACCTCGCGTACCATCTCAGTCACCTTACGTTGTAGTGGCTCATAGTCCGCTAAATACAACTGTGTTTCAAGGTAGAAGTTTCCCTTGCCGAACGCCTCTTGCATTTCCAGAGCTAGTCTAACACCAGCATCCATGCCTGAGCTAATCAGCATGTTGGCTAGGCATGAGCCTAGGTGCCCACTAAAGCCTATGATGTTACCATCTAGGTATTCTTTTAACTGTTCAAACGACAGGCGAGGGCGACGGTAGAAGTGGTCGGGGTGGTTAGATGCTGAGGTAATCTTAATCAGCTTCATCCAGCCCTTGTAGTTCTTACACAGAACAGGGAGGTGGGACATTTTAGAGTTCTCTGGTTTCTTGACAGAGGCATCTAGCTTAGAAATGTAAAGCTCGCAACCCAGAATAGGCTTCTTACCTGCGTCCCTCATAGCTTTAGAGAATTGTACCACACCGCTCACAGAACCATGGTCTGTTAGGGCACAGCTACCCGCATCAATAGCCTCAATACGTGCCGCCATCTGCTCAGGCTGAGCTAGGCCATCCAGAAGAGAGAAATGTGAGTGGCAATGGAGGGGGGTGTACTTTTTCATACGTAGGTATCGCTCTTTCTAATGTTGTCGGCAGCCCACAGGGGTTGCAGGTTTGTATAGTGAAAGCATTGCCTCTGTTGTTCGGGGTCTGTAAGGTCGAACGACGCGCATGGCCGTATGTGGTCGATGTGCCAATCGCCGTGATTGCTCCAAGACATACCTTCTGTAAATCTTTCTGCTAGGTAGTCTTTAGCGAAAGATATAGAGCATCCGACCAACGCAACTACAGACTCACTCTTGTATTCTTTTTTAATGCGCCCCGTGAAGGAGCTTCGCAGTATGGCGGTCAGTCTATATTCGGGGTCGTTTTTATACCTATCTCTCTGTAGTTTTCTTCTTCGTTTTTTATACTTGCTTGTCTGTTTGTATGCCTTGTGGGATGCGAGGTTGTCACTATACCACTTCCTGCTTTTGTCTTTTAATCTTTCTTTGTTCTCGGCGTAATATCTTCTATTCCTCTCTTTAATTTTTTCTATGTTCTTCTCTCTGTATATTTTACCTTGCTTGTGTATTTTTTTCCTGTTCTTATCCTTATATATCTTACTAGATATGGCCACACAAGACCTACATACGTAGTAAAGCCCATCTTTATTAGCTGATTGTTTGCAAAATTCCCTAAGCTCTTTCTCAAGCTTACACTTGGTGCAAGTTTTCATATTTTAATATCCAAGTTAACATCGTCAACAGAAAAATAGTACGGACCTGGACCATTTTTACCAAGCTGCATTACTGGACCGCTATATACAGTTATGCCGGTAGGATACATACCAGACTTTAGGTAAAATTCATCAATCTCTTTTTGAATAGCTATACGAATGTTCCTTTCGTATTCTCTCGTTAGGTTTGATAATTTTGATATGTCCATTATTTCATCTTCCTTAGTTCTTCTAGCGTTCCTTGAAATATCACAATGCCATTTATGAGGCCGTTTTCCAGCATCGCTTCAAACGGATTCTTCTCTAACTTGGCGACGGGGGGCTTCATTAGCTCTTGCCTATGTTCTTTAGCAAGGAACTCCCTCTCAATAATCTCTACATCCTCTTGTGTCCACGACTCAGATACTATCTTACATCTTATATCTCTAATATGTTTACCGTCCATCCACATTACTCGGTAGCGATATACGTCGGAACCTAAGACCCTTATAGGTATCTGGTTTTTACTCTTTATCAGTCTCCATGCTATCACATGGTACATACGTTTTTCCCACCGCTTGCTTTCTTTATAGAAAATCATCTGGTCGAAGACAAGTCGGCCCTCGTCGTCATAGAAATGATTAATCTCAATCTTATCAACCACCTCTTGTAGTATTGTACCATGAAGGGGGCTGGGGTCAAGAGCAAATGAAACATTTGCCCACAAAAGAATCGCTAAGAAGAAGAACGCTCGCATTTAGAGCCCCCATTGGTCTTCCAAATCCTCCGCTTCGGCCTGTCTACGCAACAGGTCATAAAACTGTGCCGCTGCTTTACAGTAGCCATCCTTGTAGTCGTCGGTCTTTAGGTTGTCTACGTCGAGGATAACATACTGAAGGCACTCCCACAGCATAGGTTGCTCCTCTTTAATTTGTAGATACCTTTCAACTTGCCAGTCCACACCGCCGTGGCTCATTGAGTTGAGGGCGCTTTCAAGGGTTTCAAATGTGACTTCCGGTAGATATGTCATGCTTACTCCGTTGAGCCAGGGGCTTTGTACTTGGTGAAGTCATGCCCCTCACGAGTCATGTGCTTCATAATCGTGTCTACGTCACGATGTTTAAAGGTTAGTTCAAGCTGCTCACACTGTGTCATGCACTCACCATTGTTTTTATGGATAGGAGTTACAGTAGTATCCTCAAAAGTCTCTTTAGCAAACTGACAAAAGCGACAAGGGCGAAGCCAGGGCTTAACAGACCTGTCGTGCTTGACTAGGCCAGGACGTTCCATTGTTTGCATTTCAAGAATCTGCTTACGCAGTCTCTCTAGTGTGTCAGCAATGTCCTTGCGCTCAAAGAACAAAGACACAGCCTTTTCCTTGTCGTTCACATAGAAGATAGTGACCGTCAGGGTTTCCAAGTCTGGGAACAGCTTGTATGCGGCATACTGATAGAGCCTAAGCTGAATGTCAACCATTAGGTCGGAGTACTCTTTGCGCTGACCAGTACCCCAGTCCTTTCGCTGGCCGGTTTTCCAGTCAACAATCTCGTAGTGACCAGGGCCAACCTCTGTAATGAGGTCAATGGTGCCCCTGGCAAATACGGTTCCCTTCATAATATCTCCGCACACTTCGTACTCGTAGTCTGCCCACTCACTAGGAAGTGGAAATTCAAACTGAGCCTCTGGTTGCACGATTTTAAGCTTGCGAGGGTCGTATAAGCCGTCCTTGTAATCTAGGAACGCCCATGTCCAGGTGTGGCAGTCAATACGGTCAGCATCTTGCCAGTTGTGGTGGTCAAAAGCTTTTGTGTAGTAGTCGTACACCTTGTCAACCAAGTCGTCAACGTCAATCTTATAAACGTCTGCCGTTACCTCACCAAGAAATTCGTCATCAAAATAAGTATCTTCGCCGTTTTGCTGTGCAAGCTTAGCACACGCTAGAATTTCAAGGGCCTTGTGACAAATGGTTCCCTTGTCGGCTTTCATATTTGAGGGGCCTTCCCAGCCCAGTACGTATTCACCTACCATTTTTAGCTCGCACATCTTTTTGCCCGAAAGCATAGATGAGCGGATATAAGTTACGGGTAAGCCCATTTAGGTCTCTATTCTGTTAAGTTTTCAGGAGCATCAATCCAGCCAGCCTCGACAAGAGCCTCACCAACTGCGTTCATTTGTTCTAGTAGATTCATCTTATGGTTGTCAATCACCCAGTCGAACTTCGACCAGTCAAACTCGTCCTTGTCTAATGCCGTCTCACTAGGGTGCTGGTCCTGCCCCTCGTAAATATCTCGGGTCAGTCGCATTACCTTGCCCCCTGCCTTCTGGATTGCCTCAACCTCATTAGGGAAGCGACAGTCAGTAATCAGGGCTACGAGTGGTTGCTCGATTTCAATGCGTCGGATAGTGGCGTCGGCCCATACGTTATGGTACATCTTACGGAACACCTCAGTACCCACGTACTGCATGACTTCACGAGCGGTCATGGTTCCCGGCGCATGATAAGTCATCCCTAAACTATCTAGGGTTTTCTTTCCATCAATTGTGTTCCACACGTCTGCTGTGGCAACCCCAGGCATGTCCTCCCACTTTAGGTGCGTAGCACTGTTCTTCTGCTCGTCAGTACCATAGCACTGTTCACGAGTTAGGCCAAGCACGTTCACGCACACGTCTTGCTTTAGCGTGTCTGCAAAAGAGTAGCACTTGATATAGGGGTCTAGATAGTGGGCCTTGAAGTTGTACATCGCATCGTCAACACGCTCCAAGTCGAGAATACCTGCGCTGTCTTCTTGTCCTAGGAGGTCTGTAATTTGAATCTTACCCTCTGGGGTAACGGCTACAGAACCCTTCACTATTTGTAGTGCTCTTAGCTCCCTGGCTATCAACTGATTAGCTGCTGAGTTTTTTCCAGCTTGCTTCTTACCGCTGAATCCTAGAATTTTAGTCATACAAGTACGCTCCGTAAATATCTAATTGACTTAAGTATGGGTCAACGAACGCTCTTAGGTCTGGTGCTGATAGCTTACCTATGTCGTTGCCGTCTGGGGTTGCACCTATTATATTATATATATTACCACATTTGGTCTTCACATCTTCAATGAGAGTTCTACCGCCCTCATCATTGTCACCTATTACAAGTATACATAGAGCGCCGCTCTTGTCAAGTAATATTTTCTGCCCATCTTTGAGAGAGCTTCCGAAAACGGCTACGGAATTATGCACCCCAGCCTCTTCTAGCCTCCAGACATTGCCAGGGCTCTCCACGACGACGACAAGGCCGCTCTTTTTAATATGTCTCTTAGCGTACCAAAGGTTGTAGAGGTGGTTGTCAGTCTTTAGCGTTTCACTATGCTTCCACTTGGGGTATCTCTTACACTCTCCAGAGGGGTTGTGATAGCCTTTACACTTCTCACACTCTGGATTAGTGCTACGACCACTACATCCCACCATGTAGCTATGCCACTCGTCGTAAACAGGTACTACCGTACGAGTATAGAATGGCTTTGTGGGGTCCGCACAGTAGCCAACGTCGTACTTTTCTAAGACTTCCTCACTATAAGGAGGGTCTAGGTTTAGATAGTAGGGAGACGGGATTCTAATGCCACTATTTCGCACTTCTTCCCTACTAGGACCAGAGTCAACAACCTCGCTTTGCCGTTTCTTAGTTGCCAACCTAGAAATAAACCGTCGTCTTTCTTCTTGCTCGTCGCTAGTGTCAATATCATAGTTCTTTTTATTGACAAAGGCAGAGCACCACTCAACAGCCTCTCCAAACGACACTGTATCGTCACCCTTAGTCTCCCAATTGTATTCACAATGAGAAAGAACCCCCCGAATAAACCCTATAGGGCTATTGCAGAATACCTCTTGGCATTGTCTGGTATTACACAGCCAGTTTCCACGGTTTGAGTGACCGTCGTGAAAAACATTTAATGCGCTACCATTGTCACCGCCGTGAACAGGGCAGCAACCCACATACATCCTGTTTGTGCGGTACAAATCCAGGTTAAAGTACTGAACGACACGCTCAAAGTTATCAATAATATCATAGCCCAAGGCCAACAGCTTGGCTTGTGGCCATTTATTGGAATGGTATTCTTCCTTCGTCCTCGTCATCGCCGTCTTCCCTCAATGTTAAGTTATTTCGTACAGCACCTTCGTCAAGCTCAAAGCGGGTTTCACCCTCTAAGATTTGAGCACACCACCCCTTAACTTGCACGTTGATGTAGTTACCGTCCTCAATTCCACCGCCATGACGAGTCACCACAGGGCACAGCTTGTGTGTCCCGTTTTCTTCTGGGTCGTCAGACAATTCTTCTGGAGATTTCTTCTTAAAGATTGTGAAATTACTACACAGCCAGATGATTCTGTCGGAACCGGAAGCGGCCCCTGTTCCCTCGTCTTTAATGCCGTCACGATTCAACTGCATCAGAGACAAGATAGGAACGTCGTAGCGAACAGCAAAGTTGTGCAGGCCGGTCATCATAAAGCCTAGCAACTGATACTCTTTTAGGTCTGCGCTGACGCCTTTAGAGTCCATGAGCTTAAGATAGTCGTAGAAGATAACACAGTCGTTAGCTTTTCCGTTCTCGTCGAGTCCAACCTCTTTAACAATCCACCTTCTAATCAGTGCTAGAATTTCCTCAAAAGGCATACCGGCCACAGATTTGTGGAAATAAGGTGCAGCCTTGAGTTTCTTGGCACCCTCCATAGCTTTCTGGAATGACTCGGGTTTTTGGCCAAACTTACCTGTCTCAATGTCGTTAATGCCTACGCCACTAAGCATAGCAAGAGAGCGAGCAAGGTGGTCTTCCTTGCGCATTTCCGTATCAAGGTTGAGTACTGGTAGACCATGAGTACTAGCGATATGATAGCCCATATTATCCGTTAGGAGGGTCTTACCTGTCTTAGGACGAGCGCCAATCATATTGACCGTACCTCGACGCAAGCCGCCGCCAATGCACTCGTCATAGCGAGGGAACCCTGTGGAAATACCAATCTGTTCAACTGGATTATCGGCTAGGTGTTGAAGAAATTCCTCTGCACCATCACCTAAGACCTCTGGTTCGTTGTCGTTGTCGTTTAGCAGGGAGGTAAAGTCGAAGATTGTGTCTTCTGCAATGCCTAGAATCTGAGCAACTGGTTCATCTCCCTTGACGTGCATCAGCTTGTTCTGTGCGTCACCAAGTTGAGAGTGCAGCAGCCTTGTAACTTGAAGCTTGCGAATCTTCGCAGCAAATGCTCTAACATTGCGTAGCTCAACAGGGAAATTCATAATGGCTTCTAGATAGCCACCTTCTGTTTTTTCAGTAAACAGGTCAGCAACACCCATCTCGTGTGCGGCAGAGTGGACAGAGGGCAGGTCAATCTTGCGGGTGTCATCGTTCTCCATAATTCGCGCTAAACATCCGTAGAGCACAGAGTTGAAGGTCTCTGTAAAGGTATCTGCCTGCAAAATATCCGCAATGTCGTAGTAGGCATCGGAACCATGTCGGCAAATACCAGCCAAGACAGCACGCTCCGCTGCCTTATCACTTAAAATCTTAGTAGTTTTCATCTATTTTCCTCTTGTCGCACACCTATTACACACATATCTCCACTCTTTTTCCATCGCGTCATAGTGTAACATCTCCCCACCAACCCTGAATACCCTATTGCACTTATGACAGTTAATTTCTACGCCCTCATAATCCTCTCTTCTCTCTGCCGGGGCCGCGCCATTACACACTGGGTCCACCTTCTTCTGCCAAGCAGTATCTTCCTTGGCGGTGTTGCTAAATTCGTCAATATCGAATTTGTTTACTTCGTCTATGTCTTCTCTGTTGTTTGGCATGGTCTCTGTACGACCCTGTGCCTGACCCCTAGTATCTCCAGGCTTTAAGACCCTTGGCCTCTTATTCTTTCGGGTAGTAGGCCGCTGCTTCAGCTTAGGTTTTGGCGTTTCTTCTCCTGGTATTATAATACGACTTGGCTTGGAGTCAACCCTTTTATTCCTATTTTGTTTACGCTTGCTGCCGGGCTTCTTCTTGCCCGTAGGTCTTGCTGGTGCCCCTGGTTCTGCCCCACCTAGCCCCTCCATCAGCTTCATCTTCTCAGCCGGTGTTAGGGTGTCTAGTGTGTTTAGTATGTCAGCCGCAGTAATCTTACTGGGTTTTCTTTTCTGTTTTCTTTTAGCCATGTTTGTTCTCCGAAACTTTAGCGATTTGATTATCTTTCAGACTACCGGCCAAAGCTTGAAGGTGTTTTGATAAACCGTCGAGTCTAGCCTTCCTTTGCTCTGCATAGTCTTTTATTTGTATGATTTTAGCGACGACTGAGTTTTCCTTGGCGACCGCACTCATTTTGAACTCATGCGAACCAAACAGGTCTTTGATTATTCTTAGGTTGGTTGATGTTGTGCCGTATTCGTTGAGTTTTGCCTTACACCAGAGCACACGAGAGCTTTCCTTGTTCATCGCCCTGGTGAGATACCATCCGTACTGCAATAATCTATAAGATATTTCAGCACACCCAGTGGGAGTTAGCTTAGCAAGGGCATTTCTAGGCATGTTAAGGTACTCGTCCAACTCAATCTCCATGCCGGGAGGTGCGGCAGCAGGAAGGCACAGGGCCTTTTCATAGTCGTCCAGGGCATCCTGTATAAATTGCATGTCTTCATTAACATTCATCTAGTTTCTCCCTCATATCGCCTTCACTGTCTTTGTAGCTGAACTCAATTAATGTGATGCCGTTCAACTCGCACCACTCTTTCTTATTTCTATCGTTCTTTTTACCTGCAACAAAGTCCATCTTGCTCTTGTGAAACATAGGGGTGAACTTGAAGTGCTGAACACCGTGAAATTCTACGGCAATATTAAGTATAGGTATAAAAATATCCAAGTACAGTGTCTTGTTCCTGACTATTGGAATAGACACCTCTTGGAGGATGCGAACGGTCGGCCACTTCTCCCTTAACAGGGCTAGGCTGGCATTATGCCCTATGGATGCAGTCGTATGACGGTGCTCCTTTGGGGTCCACTTTACAGTCGTATCGTCTAACATTGTTACCCACATTAAAACCCCATCATTTCTCGTACTTGCTTGCTAATTTCAGTATATGTCTCAGGATTTTCCCTTAGGTAGTCAGCCGCCTTGTCCTTACCCTGTGCTTTGCTCTCGTCTGGGAACGTATACCATGCACCACCCTTATTGATGATGCCAATATCAACAGCCATGTCGATAATTTCCCACTCCTTGTCAATACCGTGATTGTACCTTAGAAATGACTCAGCCTTGCGCCCAGGAGGGCCTATAGAGGACGAGTGGCACTTCCAATGAACGACTTGACCAATGGGATTATCGTTGTTCTCAGGCTTAAGTGTGCGGTGTGTAGCCTCAAGCTTAACATCCATCTGATATTGCAACTTACGGCCACTAGCTTCCATCCAAGGACTCATACTCCTGCTCTGGTCAGCGATTTTATGTGTCACACCAAGGATAAGGCACTTGTTGACTGGTAGGACGTTGGACACTTTCTTGCAGAAGCTAGAGAGCATCAGAGGAACATCGTCACGGAAGCGGTCGGCGTAGCTGGAGTCCATTCTGGAGCCACTACATAGCTGGGAGAACGAATCTACAACAAAAATAGACCCCGGCTTAGTATTGACTAAGTGCTCTAAGATAGAGAGGTATTTCTCAGCGGTGAGAATATTCCCTGGTTCCGACTGGATGCTAGTAAACCACCTTTCGGAGAGGTCTAGAGACTTAATGCCAGCAAGGTCTCTCGCCTTAATTCGTCCTTCAATATTGAAGAAGTAGACATGCCTGCCGTCTGGACACAAGTCGTTGGCATACTCCATTCCTTGTGCTGTTCCAGCGAAGTCGAGCCACAGAGTGGTCTTTCCTACCTTGGGAGGGCCAGTTGAGATACAAAAACTACCCTCTGGGATACCTCCTGCAAGCATCAGGTCAATCGCAGGACTAACTGGAATAGTAACACTTGGGTTGTCCACAATAGACTGCCCGCTAACGAAAATTCCCTCACCAAATTCCTTAATCAAAGATGCGTCAATTGCTGGTGCAACCTTTGTGCCCCCAGAGTCCTTCGCCTTAGCCTTAGCCTTTGCCTTCTTCGCCATTCTCTATCTCCGTTAGCTTACCTAGTAACGAGCCCGTACTGCGTCGTTTCCTTGGCTTGCTTGTTACTGTTTGCTCGTTATACTCTTTTTGGTTAGTTATTGCTGCTTCTCTCTTTACTGCCTCAGCCACGACTTCTTTCTGCTTCTCTTCAATTATACGCACCAACCAAGGAGAACGCAAGCTATAAGTTTTGCGACTTCTAAAATCTTGTAGGGCACGAATGATTGCAAGCTCGTCATACTTTTTGAGAAGCTTGTTTGCTGCTGGAGTTTGATTGCGGAAGTACTTTGCCCACTCAGGTAGACGCCAAAAGCGAACGGGTAGTGCTGTTACCTCGTCCGCTTCGGCTTTTTTATAGCAAATTAATTCAACAATATATTGAGCCGCTGTTACGAACTCACCAGGGGAACTAGGGGAAGGGTACTTACACTTTTCCGTTCGTTTCGGCATTTTCACTCATTTCCTTATAGAGGTCTTTGTAAGCCTTCTTAAGATTACGATACAACTTAAACTTTCTAGTGGCCTCGTGCTGTATTCTCATACCCACACAATCACATTGCTTTTTGTCATACAGGTTGTGGTGACCTTCTTTCCTAAATGTTCTTAGGACAGTATCAACGGAACACCCATACTCTTCATCGTCGTCACAAACAATGATGGCGTATAACCCCATGCGTCTCTGACGGTGCATTTGTTCGTCGTAGTGAAATCCTACGTGCTTAATCCCTGGACCGTGATAGACTTCTTCTAGCTCATCGCATTTGAGCACACACTTAAAGACAAGAGCGTCTACCATAAACTTTTCAGTTTGGGTAAGTTCCTGAGGGCCGTCATACTGAGGGTCTCTCTTTAAGGCTTTAATATCAAGAGCTATCCTTGCCATCTCTGCCTTTAGGTCTTTTGCTGATGTCCACAAGGTGTTTAACTGCGTTTCGGTTGCATAGTCGTTCATTCTTTAATCTTCTTACTTTTAATATTGTAAACATTACCACGAGCACTACGGCAAACGTCTGGAAGAGGGCGACGATTAGCACTATCGTCACTCTTTTCAGCAGCGGCAGCAGTCATAATAGACACGCCCTTAGAACCACCCTTGGTTTCACGAATCATGTAGCTACTAACGTCCCGGCTATTAACCGCAAAAGTGTATAGCTCACGACCATCCTTGGGTAGTTCGTACAGCTTAGGGATAGCAGAATCAAGCAACTCCCTAGCGTCGTTAGGGGAGAAGCCGTTGCGACCCATATAGGCTATCGCTTGGTCGTACATATCCTGAGGAACCTCAATAACCTCAGCTTCCTCCTCTAGTACTGGTTCGTCTTCTTCGATTGCTTCTGCATACTGCGCTCGCACAATAGTATCAATCAAGTCTGACAGTTCAGTGTTAACATACTTCTCAACTGTGGGTGAGCGTCTGCCAAGTTCTTTGGCGATTTCTGAAATAGACTTGCCATCGTGAATCATACCCTGAATAGAATATTTCTCAACTTGAGTTAGGGGGCCACTAGCCATTAAAATGCCTCTCTTTCCGCATTTACTAGATGCGCACGGTTCTTTGTTCTTAAAAATGCAAGGTAGCTTAGGAATGGTTTGACAGGAACGTCTGTCCATCGTAGCTCGGAGATTCCCAAGCGGGTTTTGTTGTGTTGTGCTTGCTCAGCGTCACTGGTAGGGTCAACAAAGTGGCCACTGTTTAACTGACGGATGAACATAGAGCCACCAACCTTCATAGCACATGCTAGGTCACGGTCCTTAGCCATGATAGGGGTGCTATCTGGATACACTAGGCAATGTAGCACAGGGTTTCCGCTTTCGTCGAACGTATCGTTCTTACCAACAATCGTATAGACAATGGTCTCTGCCATGTCATCGCCTGCTGCTGCTTCAAATGTTTCAGGCTCTTTAACCGGGCGAAAAATTGCACTATCGGCTTCGTCGTTAAAGGCTCTGTTCGGATTTCTAGCCATTTATATCTTTCTTTCTTTTCTTAGGACTGCGAGTTTGCTTTCTGGACGCCAGCTTATCGCCTCTTGCGTCTACAGGCACACGAGTACCACCATCTGGCATAGGCCCTTCATAAGGCTTACGCAGGTGTTCGGTATTCTCTTGGTTGATTTTGTGCTTTTCGTCTTTACTGAGCTTGTCAGTATTCACGTCGGCCTTGTGGCCTAGCGACTGGGGGATTGTGGTAGATATACTAGCACATTCAGTGTAGTTTCTAGTACATCTTTTCTTACCGCAGGATGGACAGGTAGGTCGAGAGGTGCTCGATTGGGCCATTGGATAGACCCTCTCAAACACTGTCTCGCATTTGTCACACTCAAAATTATAAGCGGGCATCTTTATTATACACCAATACTTAGAGGATTTGTCCTAGTAAATCATAAAATTCCCGAGGGCTTTTAAGGGTTGTGTCCACCCCTTTGCCATCTGCCAGAGCTAGATTAGCTACAGGCCCCATGTTATTGTCTTTGCCAAGTACAATAGAGCCCTTCTCTGTACAAAAGGTAACATCTCTCCAGGTAGCGCTAACGATGTTGCCCATATTTCTCTTCAAGGCTATTAGGGTATCGTCGTTGTCGGTCCAGTGAATTTCATACCCATCCATCTCATAGGCATACTCCAAATCCTCAGTACAAAAACCATCGGGGAACAAATCCACACTCACAATTCGGACTTCGTCATCCGTTGGTGCGGCGTTAATCATTTTGCTCCTACGGAATTGACGCCACTCTCCTCTGTCTAGGTCATAGCCACTAATCAGGCCGTGATGGTGGTTTTCGGAGTTGTCAGAAGTGACATAGAGCCTACGAACAGCCCCAGGTTCGGAGCCAGCCTCGTAACGGAATTTAATTACTGTGCCTTGCATGTGGTTTCACCCTATAGAAGAATAACGAACGTGTCATATATTCAAGTATAGGGCAAAACCCACACAAGTCAAGCAATAAAAGCGTTGATTTCGTCCTCTACAGACTCGTCATCGTCGCTTTCAATGTAAGACTCACCAAGGCCAGCAGCCTCACGAGCCTCAATAATTTGCCTATATCTTTTAGTTAGATGCGGCTCCCACTCTGGTTCAATTTTGTTCCAGGGAGTTAGACCTAAGATATAGTGAGCGGAACTAGGAGCCTTGGGCCGATAGCCATTAATTAGACGGAAAGAGGTGTCTATAAGCTTGCTGTCAGCCTTCTCGCTGTTGCACGTACCGCAACATGTAACAATATTTGTCCATGTCGTGGGGCTCCCGCGCCTGTTTTGTTCCTTCCATAGCTTACGAGGGACAACATGGTCAAGAGTAAGCATGGCTATGTCAGGATACACCTCACCGCAGTACATACAAGTAGACTTATCTCTAATGTAGATATTCTTACGGGAGAATTTAATCTTGCCCTTCCTAGGCTTATACCTAGGAACCACGCCAACGGCTGGCACAGGGTATTTTCTGCCATGAGTTCCTAGAATGTACTCACTCTTGTAGAAATCAATAACATTAATACCCTTGCTAGGGTCTTCTGAGTATTTCCAACTGTCTTTGACAGCTTCCCTCCAGTTGAGCATACCCAAAGAAGTCCAGTCGGCGTTTAAAACTAAACACCTACCATGATTCTTCCTCGTAGTGGGCATAACTCGGTTCGCAGATTCTCTGTACGCCATTTTCCAAATCCTCAATACGGTCCACGATTCTCTGAACTAATTCAGAGCGGACAATGTCGTCCTTAGTCAAGTGAGAAACCCCTACACCCCTCACATCCTGCAATGTCTCAGCCAACCTCAACATACTGCCAGCTACGCCATCATTCAGGTCTGTTTGGTCTGGGTCTCCTGTGATTACCATTGTACTACCAAATCCGATTCGAGTCAAGGCACTTTTTAGCTGTCCGTAGGAAGCATTTTGAGCCTCGTCAAGGATAATGAAGGAGTTTTTGAATGTCCTACCCCTCATATTGCCTAGAGTACACACTTCAATGGTCTCTCTATTGAGCAATCTTCTGAAGTCGTCTTCAGTAAGGTAGTTCTTCATTTCGTCGTAGATAGGGCGTAAGAACGGCATGGTCTTCTTCTCTAATGTGCCAGGAAGAAAGCCGGTACGTTCATTTTCGATAGTCACAAGAGGACGGGTAACGATAATCTTCTCGTAGTTACCCTTAGCTAGACCTAGGATAGCTTCTGATGCAGCTATAAAGGTTTTACCAGTGCCAGGGGGGCCTATTGCAAACGTCACCTCATTTCGATGTATCGTTTTTAGGTAGGATTTTTGCCCTGGAGTCTTAGCCGTAACTTCCCATTGTTTTAAGTTAAGGCCAGTGTCTTCTCGTTGACTTTTTCGTTGTTTTCTGCGTGTTGGCATGGGATTGTCTCTCAAGTTAGTAGTAGTATTGTCCATCGCCCTATCCTTACACGATACACGCACCTCCTGCGCAGGCTATCGCCTCTTCTGGTGCTGTGTTGTCTTCCGTTTCAATCATAAGAAGGTAATCTACCTTCTGGAAGCTCTCTTTTAGGTCGCAATATCGTTTCCAGTTGTACACGTCCTTTAGGCAGTACGTCAGTTTTTTAGTGTCGTCACCAAAATATTTCTTAGCATACTTCTTTGCATTTCTCATAAAGTTTAGTCGCTTTGCAGCCAACTCAGCTATCTTGTGAAACTCTTCAACAGTTTCAGCATCGCCATCGAACGCATCCTTCCACTGGTCATTCAGGATAAAGTCACAAGCCGCCCACAGGTCTTCGTCGAACACCTTTAAGGCGTCCTCAATAAGCCCTGAGGTCCATATAGCAGCGTCACCATACTCTCTCACGATTTCCTTGGAGGTGTACACAGCCGTGAACGGTGCCTGTTTGTAGTCCTTGTCGCCTGATTGGGGCAGCAAAGAGATACCGCAAAAGTATTCTCGGTTACCGTAGATAAACTTGGAAACATCACCCCATTCATCTGGTTGGACCGTTATAGTATTACTCACATTATGACGTAGCCAGGGTTGTGTACACAGGGATTCCCTTGTGCCTGCCTCAACCCAGTTTTGCTGAGTGCTTTTAACCAGTTTGAGTAGGTCAACAGCCGCCATTTGGTTTTTAGTCTTCGCTCCGTTAGGAACTTCAATAGGGAAGTAGATAACGTCGTCTGTTTTATTGGCTGACCACACCGATTCTTCGCACGCCTTAGGGTTCTTCATCTTGAAGAACTGATAAGGGGCTTCGTCTTTGTTGGCTTGCACCAGTCTCAAGTATCTCTTCGCATGGTGGGGGTGGATGCCTGAGCTAGTACCTAGCACACAACTTGATGTGCCTTCTGGCTTTAAGCATGTAGCACGAGCGGCTTGGTTGATGCCTATAGCCTTGGCTATCCTCTTGTTTGTGTCAAGCACAACCTGAGCACCCTCTCTTTGAATCTTAGGGTCAAGCACAATGTCGGTCTTCTCCATTGTACCTGTCATAGAGACACCTAAAAGGGCCTCTCGTCTAAATATAGCTTCCGAAGTAGCCCCCAAGTACGGGAACGAGGTGAACCCAGCTTGGAGAGTGCCAATAATTGCTGCGGCTTTACAGCGTTCAAGGAAATCTTCTTTGTCTTTGACCGAACCAGAGTTAATGGTACAGAGATTACATCCCTGCCAGCCAGACTTGAGGCCAATTTTTCCAAGGTCGCCTGTGTATCCTCCACCTTTGTACTTCTCCATGTAGGCGTCATACTTTGCTTGGTCTACCACGTCGTAGCACCAGAACTGAATCTCAACACACGGATTAAACAGGGCTTCCTCGTCGTCGGCCCAGACAAACCCAGGCTCACCAAATTGCTTTGTATGCTCAAGCAACGCATTGAACTGCTCAAAGGAAGTCTTGCCACGAATAAGGATAGCTGAGTTGTTTGAACGAGCACGCTGAGGGTTCTCCTTGCGCCAGTTGCCAGTCTTAGCCCGAGCCATTTCCAAGTCGTCAGGACTGAAGATAGCAATAGTTGCTGAGCGTCGTACGCCGCCACTTAACACAGCGTCGGAGGTGTGCATACATAAGTCGTAAGCGTCGATGGGTCGTAAGCGAGTCTGGCCATCTGTGATACAGCGGTCTAGCAGCTCACGAATCTTCTCAAGGGAATTGCGTAGGCCGTCAGGACCAGGAGCTTTACCAGTACCAGCACTCAGGCGAGCACCTTTTTCTCTAATCTTACTGTAGTCAAATTCTACCTTGCCGCACTTGTCAGGGTCGTATTCAGCAAACTCTTCCATACCCTCTTGGACACCGAAGTAATTAGTAAGCAAGACACCTAGCGCATCTGACCAGCCCTCAATAGTGTCTGGTATCTCATATGTTTTCACATTAGACTGCACGCCTACATAAAATGACGGCAGCTTAGCGACGTGGTGCTTCTGAACACTGAACCCTGCTCCACAACCACATAGCAAGAGCCAAAAGAACTCCTGAAAGAAACGGGGGCGGTCGCAGTAGCTTGACACGCAATTAAAACAGCGAGCGTGCTTCTTCATCATTGGCTTACCGCCAAACTGCAATGCTCGCTGACTTCCTAGGACACGTTTCTTGTGGGACATGTCATACGCCCAATTAATATCTTCCTCAATATTAAATTCAGAGTACTTGTCAAGCATCATACTTCGTACTCTGTCAATGGCTTCCTTCCAAGTCTCTCTTCTGTACTCTTTCTCTATCCACCTTGCGTACTTCGCTGTAAAGGTGTAACTCATTAGCTCTTGTGTTACCGACATTGTTAATCCGTTATGTTGTTTTCTTTGCTTGTTGTTTCTCAGCGTACTTAGATGCTTCCCTGGCTAGTTTGTCAGCGGCCTTGCCCTTAGGTAGTTCGCTCTTAGCTGCTGACGTTCTTCTTTTGTTTCTGCGGGGCTTGCCTTGATACTTAAGGTAGAAATCTGAGATTGCGCCTGCATCATCAGACCTAAGCACTTTACGTTGACCAGTAGGATTTCCTTGAGCATCTTTTACGTACAAAACCAACTCAAAGTTTTTACTATCTTGTTTTTCCTTCATACTATATCCTCTCTAGATAAAAAAAGACCCGCCACACGAGATGACGGGTCGTAATTTTTGACAGCGACACAATTAAGTTTTGGACCTTCTGTGATACTGGGTTAAAGTTGCTCAACGGTAGTTAACACGTTTTTCTTGTCAATGTTTAAGTATCATCACGGTCCAGAGTGTGGGTCGGAGAGGTGTCGCTGTAACGGGCGTTATTGAAAATGCTGCCGCTCTTTATGTTCCCCGACTATCTTATTATACACCTGGAAAAGTCATCTCTCGGAATAACATTTTCCCAAATGCTAAGTGTTTAAATATTTCCATAAAAACTACGTAATCTTCTGTCTCTGCGGCCTTATGTGGGCGTCCAGCGTGTATCACCTCCACAACACCGGCCTGTCTCATAAGCATTGTACAGTATTCACAGGTAAGGTTGGTGACATACACCTTGGAGCCCTTAAGGGATGTTCCATTGTAGGCAGCGTTGCAGATACCGTTAGCTTCTGAGTGTACCATCCACTCATACTTAGCCTTGAGCCTACCTGTTTCATCTCTCATGTTAGGTAAAACAGAATCGTCGAAATCCCTGGGGAAACCATTGTAACCAGTGACTAGCTCTTTGTTATCCCTTACGAAGACACAGCCAACTTTTGTTTGAGCGTCATGGCTACGCTTAGCAACGTCAAAGGCCCTACCCATAAAGAAAGTGTCCCAGCAGGGCCTCTCGTGGGGGACTTGAAATTCCTTGTATTCCTCAAGGCGTTTTCTAGCTGCGGAGGATAGCTTAGGAGGTCTGCTAACAGCCCTGCCTTGCCATACCCCATCTTCTGTATAATATGATTCCCTTGCCATGTCTAAAGTATAGACTTGGAACCCTTAAAGTCAAGCTTGTTTTTCTCTTCTGCGGTATTTATTCCAGAACACCCAACCACCCACACGTAGGGCTGCCCAGCAAAGAAATGCTTGGAACTTATTGGCGTGATGGCTGCCAGCGATGGCGCACTTATACCAGATACTATCAGCACGATAGCGAGAAACCTTGCCGGTTTCATAAAGATGGTCGTGAACGACTCCAGCGATGTCAACCTTAGACCATCGCACCACCCCCCGGCCAAACCAGGGGATGCTGCTATAATCTGTTGTAAAATTCTCTGGAACTATAATGGTTATTCCGTCTACTTTAACAGCCAAGACACGAAGCAAACGACGCCTGCCGTTGCCTAGTCTTTCTATTCGTAGCGGCCCACTGATAAGTTGTGCTTCTTCCATGGTTAGCTAAATACTTGAAAGGCGTTAAGAATTAGACCAATTACCAAGCCTATAACACTAACAACAGAGGTGATACCTACTACGGTAGCGTACATATTAGAAATTCCTAATGTGTTTTTATCTACCTTATCTTCAAGCTCACCCATCTCCTGTCTGTAGTTACTTTCTACAGACATTTGAAGCTCATATATTTTCTTGACAAAGTCAACACGAAATGCGTTGAGTGCTTCTTGAATTTTTACGGCATCTGCTGTTCTAGCTTTGGCTTCTTCACGTACAGTAATATCAATCCTCTCCAACTCTTGGAGGATTAACCTTTTATACTCTACGAAATTATCTGCTTTATCGGGCATCGACTTACTTTCGGGTTGCTTATCTGGTTTTCTAGACATAATATCTGCCCACAAAAAAAATATCGGCAGCCTCATATTTCAGAGACTACCGATACCCATATTAACCTACAGTCTTAGCGCTGTAATCATCCTGCTCAGGCAATGGCTTACCTGTACGGTAAACTAGCTCGCCAGGAATGGCTAAGGTTGGTGCAGCAGCATTGTCAGTACCCATCGTGGATGCGTCGTCCGCAACCGTTGGGGCAGTAGAGAATGTACCGCTGTAGATGTTCCAGTAACCAGCACGAATGGCTGTAGCTACACGATTGGTTCGCATGTGTTCTAGCTTGTGGATAGAACGACGAACGCCGAAGTCACTTGCGCCAGAGCGAAGGACTGTGTTAGACTGACCTGCAAGGGTAGTCGTAACCTTACGCATAACATAAGCACCAGCCGTCATCGTGGCAAAATTGCCAGCAGCAGCTCGGTACGCCAAGGTTCCTTCACCTAGACCGTCACTAGGAAGGTCAGTAGTGAAAGTGTTAGTGGTCTCTGCGGTAACCCGCTGAGGACCATGGTAGATACTATTAGTATCTGACACATTGATAATATCACCAACACTTAGAACGTGGCTTGCCAATGTGTAGACAGAGAAACCGCCAGCGGTTGCAGCAACACTAGTAACAGCCACAGAAGCACCCCACTGAGCAGAACCAACATTGATGCCGCCAAGTACCAAGGAGCCGTAATGAGGACGACCACGGTCGCCAAAGGGAACGTCGGTCATGCCGATGCTCGTTGTTCCACCAGTACCTAGACCAGTAGCTCGACCCTTGTTGAGGTCGGTTGTGCTTGCACCTGAGGCTGAGCCTGCGGTGTCATAATAATCGTTGCCTGCGGAAGGATTTACCAACAGGTAAGGGTCGTAAAGACCGAAATGGCCACCCATAATACTACTCTTTCTTAAAGTAGTTAATCAAGTTCCTAGTGTGTCCTATCTTTTGAGTTCCTGTTCATACTATTATACACCGCCATTGGCGATTGGAAGTTAATTCCATATATATTAGATGTCTTTACAGTGTCATATTGGTTTGACTTCCAGATTTTCCCGTTAGTTATGCAGGATACTCCGTACTTTTCCTGCAATTCTAAGGCCCATAGCAGGTTGTCAGAAAAATCGTCAAGAAAATTCCCATTAGACGGGTAGAAATACTCAACCCCCAGGTCGCACGCAATAGCCGTCACTTCGTAGATGGTCTTACTATCCATGGCGCGATAGTCTAGCATGACCCTGAGGGTAGACCCGTGCTCCTCACACACCTTCCTCTGGGACTCTATATCGTCGGCAACCAGCTCAAGTTTGCGGTTGGCCGTCCATACGGTGGGTATGACCAGATTGATGGCGTTGGCCCCTCGCCTAATAGCAGAAAGGGCTGAGTGGCTACGGACAGACGACTCCAGGGTGTTCACTTCTGCCGCAATATCTATATCTTTTTTGACCACCTCGCGGAACAAAGGGATAAAAAACGGGCTCGTAAGTACGCTATTGCACCCTAGCTCTATAGACTGGAAGAAGCCCTGTAGGGCATCATCCTCTTTAAGGTCTCTTCCTTTGATTGTTACTTCCTTATACACTTAGCACTTTCTCCCTAGCCTTGGCTGTAGTCTCATACCCTTCGTCACCGATTACGCCGTCAGCAAAACCATAATAGACCGCCTCTTTAGCGGTGAGCCACCACTCCTCTTTCAGGTCCATCTTCTTCTGAAGGAACGTCTTAACGGCCTTTTCCCCCATGTTTCTTTCCTTGAAGTATTCACCACCAACGCACACTCTAACGTAGTTGTCAAGCATAACGTCACAGGTCTTCTTTAGTTGCTCGGCCTCGGTTAGGAACTGCTTAGAGGTTCCAACCATACCTGCGCTACCATGGTGAATCATAAAAGAACAATTAGGCATCAACAGCCTTGTGTCTGCTGCCTGCATCATAATGCTGCTCATAGAAACAGCCCAGCCATGAGAGATAGACAGGATGTGGCAGGTAGAATGGGCAATGGCATCGTATATAGCCATCCCGTAGGGCCACTCACCACCAGTACAACAGAAGTGTACTGTTATGGGTTCACTATCAAAGGCTTCCAGGTATCTCAGATTCTTTATAAAGACATTAGCCACGCTAAAATCTATACCTGATTCTAAGCTTTCATCGTCGTAAGATTCTGAGTTAACGAATATCTCTTTGGAGTCTATATGAATACCTTGATTGTGCATTACTTCCAGCGCCCCGTGCCTCTGGGGTACTGTTCTTTTCTTTACACTAGGTATTGCCATTTTTTACTCCGTCCGTTTCCTTAGTTGTCTCGTCCAACAACCACGGAACAGATGATGGGTCTTGAGCACTGAGCAAGTCAGTGATGCGCTTACGGCTCCTCTTCTGTTGGTGGGGCTTGGTCTCTAGATTTTTAAAGTGCTCGTCAACTTGCTTGCTAATGCTGCTAAACACCTCACTGGGCTTGAATAGCTTACCTACGGCGATTCTCATACGTAAAGGAGACATAACCTCAAAGGACTCGACGCCTAAAGTTTCTGATACAATTTCACAAATCGGATAGCTAATATTAAAGGAGGTATGACCCTGCCAAAAATTCATAATATCCATAAGAGCCCTAGGGCCAACGAGAGGTATGACGCCATGGTCACTAATTAGAACTCTGTGTTTTTTACCTACAGGGTGAGGCCCATCAAGGGGTTCGCCTTCAAATTCGTCGTCAAGTCTATCGTCTGCGTCTGGGTCATAGTCAAACTCTGTGTCGTCAGCAAATGGGCTTGCCCACTTCTCCCAAACGATTAGGTTTTTATTTTTCATTATACCGCTACCTCTCCGAAGTCAAGTTTAGAGTGAGGATTATAGTCAATTAGTTCCGTCTTGTCGTGTGTCCAATCAAAGATGCTGAATTGTTTTTCCTCTGGATGCAGCTTCAACTTAGGTAGTTGTCGCGGCTTCCTCTTTAGCTGTTCCTTCGCAACTTCAATCTGATTCTCATAGATGTGTGCATCACATAGGGTGCCGCTCAGATTTCCAGGCTTAAGCCCCGAGTCCTTACATAGTAGCTCCAATAGGAGCCCGTAACTTGCGATGTTGAACGGTACGCCCAGCATCATGTCGCATGAACGCTGCGTCCAGTGTAGGCTTAGTTCGCCATCAATGTGTGTTAGTATCCACATAAGGTGGCAGGGCGGTAGGGCCATAGCCTGAATCTGGCTAGGGTTCCACGCACTCACTACTAGTCGTCGGTCGTCAGGATTGTTTTCTAGTTTGCTTACCACTTGCTTGAGCTGGTCGATGCCTTTTAACTGGCCGTCACAACCCTCACTATAGACTTCGTTCCATTTGCGCCACTGGTAGCCATAGATGGGTCCAAGGTCATCCACTCTTTTTTGTATTTTTTTTCTGTTTGGAAACGGGTAGTCAATACCATTATTGATAACATTTAAATCCCCATGAACTATCCTGTCAACCTCTACAGGATTGGCCCACTCGTCCCATATCTTACACTTGCGTTTCTGATACCAAGACTTAGAGGTGATACCCCCTATGAACCCCTCTAGCTCAACAGCCATGGTTCGGAAGGCAAGCTTCTTAGTCGTGCAAGCAGGGAAGCCCTCGTGCATCTCATGTGAGAAGAACTGGTTGGGACATACTATGGTCTTACCGGCTCGTGTGTCCTTGGGCTTACCCTTGGACAGGATATTGTCTACAATGTCAAGATACTGCTGCATGTTTAGTCCTTTGTGTGCTCAGCGTCGTGAGCAAACTTCTTAAGGGTTGACTGGGCATTGATGACTGGCTGGTGAACCGAAAGGTTCTCAGTATCCTGCCAGCTTACAATTATTTGCCTTACAAAATCCTTGAGGTCTGGCTGCCCTAAGACAACGTCAACCAACGTCTTATAGATTACCTCGTTGAACTCGCCATTGGTAACATCAGCCACCAACTGCCCAAGCCTGGAGGCCGTTCTATTCATGTCTTCCTCAGGACACCACACCACATTAATGCGAGCCTGATGTGACCTATCTACATAGAAGGTTACACCGCATATCATATCCTCAGAGCCTAAACTATTTTGCCCTGCCTCTTCTGCTGCCTCACCTTGTTCTTCTATGTATTTCTGCACATTGTACTGCTGAACAACCTCGTCTGTAGTGGGAACATCGAATCCAAGTAGGTTATTAAAAAATCTTTCCCAAGCCAAAGTACTCTCCCTTATATGTTATACACCTATAAAACTAGCTAATTGACCATAGCTGTAGTAGCTCATCTCGCACTCTTTCTGGGTGTAGCGTGGAGAAATTAATAAAAACCTCGTCCATTATATGGTCCATGTCATACAGGCAGAGGGTGGCGTTACCGTCACCCCCCGCTGTAATAAGCCTCTTTGGTGGGTTGTCCTCTACGAATCGTTTAAGCTCTTTAACGGATGCGATGTATAGGTCTGTCACCATGTGAGCCCAGAAATTAGCGGTGGTTGCACCTAAGCCACTAGGCTTACCTGACTTAGGATTGAAAGTTTCGATTGCTATATTACCACTACGGTTAGCATAAATATCGTACTTGACTTCTGTTGTGAAGCCTTTGTCCTTATCTATAGTAGAAGTTATATCAAAGAATTTTCTTTTATTTACTGGTCCCTCATTAAGCTCGGACGGGAACCCCGCCTCTTCGTAGAGCTTAAGCACAGCGTTCTCTGCTGTCTTACCGATTGCTAAATCACGAGTCCACGCCGACATAGGCAGCCAATCCTTTCATTTTTTCTTTTGCTTTTTTAATAGATAGTCGCACAGCTTCTCTTGTCACCCCTTTTTCACAGGCAATGTCTTGCAATGTCCTATTCTCTATATAGTAATTATAGGCACAACTATGCTGCTTGTCAGTTAATTTATCGTCGGAAAGCAAAAATTCAACAAACTCCTTGTTCTCCACGTCTTTTGCTGTCTTTGTGGAGTCTTCATCTGGGTCAGCAATTATTGAGAGTAGCTCTTGAGAGTCTTCTCCGCTCCCCATTAGTGTGTGCAAGGACTTAACCTGTTTCTTATAGGCTCTTTTACGTCTAGTTAGGTATCCACACACAGCATACCTTGCCATGGACTTGCGATAGCCTTCTTTGCTGCCTCGCCCGTCAAAGTTCCAATCACTTAACATAATTTGCGTAGTAATGTTTGCCATAGCATCGTCGTTGCTTAAAATTTCATTCGATGCTTGGTAGCCAAATTCACTTCTCATTGAAATGACTAAGTATCGTGCAATTTTTTGGTATTCATCTAGGCTCAGGTCTACTTGACCTTTCTTATCTTCTTTAAAATTATTACCAACGTAGCCTAGTGTAGCAATGTCAAGATTCATTCGTTTCTCCCATAAAATAAAGCGTTACCAACCATAATGTCCTGTAAGTCTTGTTTTCCTATGTCCTGTTGTGACACCGTTGCGGTATCAATCAATTGATAGTTGTACTCGTACTCTTCTTCAACGAGTCCAAAATATATAGCCCAACTAGGGGGGTCGTCCATGTCGTCTATCCACGTAGTTGCATTATCGTCAGATAGAACGTCTAATCTTAACCATTTTCCAGTTGGTCTTTTAACAGTCATGTCGGTGTCGTAGTACACCGGGAAGTTGTGCAACCCTTTCGGAAGGTGCATGTCTTTCAAAGATATGCCCATCTGCAACTCAAGCGCTGCCATTCTAATGGCGTTGTTAATTTCCCCTTTGTTGTCGGGGTGAGTCACAATTGCTATAGTCATTATACAGTAACTCCCATTGAAGTCAATAGGGTTTTTGCGGTATTTTCCCAGGAGAATCGCCCTGCTGTCACGATTCCTTGGGGGTTGTCTGGCCTATTTTTATAACAGAATCTCATATGTTCGATAAGTTGCTCCTCTTGGTCGAGGTCAAAGTCCATCCACTCTCCCTGCCCATGGAACCAGATACCATCATAGGCATCTTCTAGGCCATCGCTGGGCTCAATCAAAAAGGAATTGTCAGCATCGCAGTACTCAGTATGCGCAGAGTAGTTCGTTGTGATGACTGGCTTACCACACGACATCATTTCAAGTAGCTCCATATTCCAGCCCTCAGCACGAGCAGGGAAAACCCCACAGTCTACCGTTGCCATAGCCGCAGCAACGTCTTTATGTCCTTTTACTGCCGGTAAAACATGTATCTTGCTCGCCAAGGACAACGTGCTATACTGGTTGAGCCAACCCCTTGTCTGTCCAGGTGTTAGGAATGGGTTGTGAGGCATCATTATGAGCCTTACGTTGTCTGTTTTATTAAACGCCTTGTCGAAGCACCTGCCAAGTGTGTCGTGCCCCTTGCGCTTCTCCCACTTGCCAATGTTGAAGAAGGTATATTCATCCTCTGGTTTAAACAAGGTCGTCAGTTCGTCCGTACGGGCCTCTGCGTTGAACACACTACTGTCTACGCCTAAAGGCACAACATCGGCTTTTCTACCTATCTGCTCCTCTATGATTGAGGCAGCCCAAGAGGAGCACACTGTGAGCCTGTCGGGAAATCCAAGGTGGTGCTTTTCTATATCGTTGAATTTATTCAACTCAAAGATTGGCATGGCAGTATACTCGCCACGACCTACTCTATTGGCTAGGTCAAACTGGTGCCAGATTTGCAGAGTAGGGGCGTCGTAGTCAAACTCGTTGGCGTTGGCAGCACAGCCGTTAAGGAAGTCTAGTTCCTCCTTGGTGTCTGCCTGTATGTTCCCCTTGGAGAATAAGGACACCTTGTGGTCTAGCTTGTGAAGGGCGTCGATAATATATTTAGTAGCAATGCCGTAGCCAGTATTGCTAGTACTTCCCATAAGATTTATATTCATTCCTCGTTCGCCTCGCACATTAGCTTGCTTACTGTTTCATTAAACTCTGAAAAGTGGGTCGTTCCAATCTCTTCGTAGCCCACAACAGGGCCAGACAGCCTACCCTGTGCCATCAGGTTGACTACAGAACTAACAGGGAACGCTGTAGCCATTTGCATAGCGCTGAACCTCTTGTTTGCCACAACATACTTTGACACAAAATTCCTGTCCACATCCACATGGAACACGACCTTATCGTCCTCTTCTGTCCTTTCAGCGTCTAGTATGTCGCAAACATACTTAGGAGGAATATCAGACTTAATTAATAGAGACATAGCGGCGTGGTGTCCAAGCCATCTGACTGTCTTGTACTCGCAGTCCTCAACCCCTTTCTTAAGCATACTGTCAATAGTATGGGAGGCACCACCACTAGTGCGGAAACACTCATACTGTCCCTCTCCCGGCCACGAGGACGTAACCTTAGCATAGCCGCTCATACCGGGAGCCTTAAGAACCTCCCCTCCTTTTAGTACAACGCAATCGTCTTTATATTCGTTGATAAGCCCATCGGCAGACCAAGTCCTTTTATAGTTATAAACCTTTCGCTCGTCATACTTAGCAGGAATACCTCCGCACAGCATTACAACCTTTTTAACCGGCTCACCCCTTGGTAAACCATATAACATTTCAGCCACAATATTAACCCAGCCAGGAGCGAGGCCCTGGTCTGTTGCTGCGATTCCCCCTCTAAGCTTAGCAAACTTATTAATGTCGGACGACGTTTTTACGTGCCCTCCAAGGTCAACGTAGGGAACACCCTGAGAGATAGCGTCTATAGCCACCTTAAGGTTTTGATGGTACGGCATAGCAGACACAACTACCGCAACATCGTTGTGCTCATTTATTTTAAATTCATCATACACTCTAGGGAAGTCTACGTTGGGACCACCGGGATATGATGTGTCCACACCAACAGTATGATAGCCTAGCTGCTTCAAGGCCCAGCAGATTGCTTGACCCATGTTGCCGTTCGCTCCGTATACTACAATTTTCTTATCTTTCATTGAGTATCTCCTTAAACTCTGGGAGGTCGCCGTTCTTTTTAACGCACTCATCTTCGTAGAGGTGCATAAGCCTGCGTCTCATCTCGTCTTCCATGTCTGGGAAGACACCAAGAGCGTCGGACAAGCTTGTATAGCCAAGCTTTCCTTCTGGGAAAAATGTTTGAAGCCACAACCGACTAACGAAGTAGTTAAATGCGCCCTTAACCTTGCCGGAAGGAACGGTCTTAAGAATCTCAGAAATATCTTCAATCCCAGGCTGAGAGCGAGAGCTAATAGCCCCACACCACTGAGATAAGAAACCAATCTGGTCTTTGATGTGTTGTCTGTCTTTTTTTGGCTCAATGTATGGCATTATAATTCCTCCAGTATCTTTCCAAGTTGTTCTTCTTCATCTCTTCGTAATGCCTCTATGCAGTTTGCACGAGCACAGCTAAGGGCCTTCTGATATAGCTGAGACGACAGGCGTTTAAACTCAACAGTTGTTTTGTAGATTGTTTTTCCGTCTATTTTTATATGAATGACTTCGGTACGATTCGTAGACGAGAACACGGTCCTTTTCAACCCAACGCATTTACCACTCTCGCTTTTGGCTACTATTACTTCCTCGCTTGCGTTTGAAAATTTCCAATCTAGATTGCCAAGAACCATAAAAAATTTACATCTATTAGTTGCCATGCGTAGTCCTAATTTCCCTATAGGTGCCAGAGGCACTTTTCATAAACAGTGAATGAGTCAAAGGCTTCGACCCCTTACGAACCTGAACACCGTCAAGCAAGCTGCCATCCGTAATGCCCGTTGATATAAAAGCACAGTCGCCCCTCACTAGGTCGTTTTCGTTTAAAATCTCTCCGCACTTAACAAACCTTGAACTACCGTCCATCATTCGCTCAACTTCTTCCATCTCAAAGCCCCCTCCAAGGCACTTAACTGCGGCAGCAGAAATAACAGCCTCAGGTGCGCCGCCGATACCACAGTACAGGTCGATGCCAGAGTTAGGTAGACACGTAGCGATAGAGGCATTAACATCACAGTCTTGAATAAGTTTAATCCTACAGCCAATTCCCCTTAGTAGTTCAATGCTGTGTCCGTTACGCGGCCTATCAAGCATACACACCGTAACTTCATTAACCTGCTTCTTTAGCGCGTCAGCCACCATGGTAGCTACCTCACTAATAGGAAAATCAAGCTGGTGGTACTTGTCGCCTCCGTACCTGTTGTCAATGTATTTCTTAGTGCGAGGTCCATAGCACATCTTCATTACGTAGTGAGCCTCGGTTGTGTACATCGTGTCAGGGCCAGAGAAAGCCATTACAGAACTAGCCTCAGGCCCACCTTTAGAGGTTTGAGTTGTGCCGTCTACAGGGTCTACAGCAATGTCATAGATTTTCTCCCACTGAGAGTCTTTCTTATTAACATACTTACCAACGCCTCTGTACTCGCCAACCCACTCACCGTCAAAGAGCCCAGGAGCCTCGTCCTTCTTACCCTCACCAATAACAATCTTACCACAGATAGGCATACGGTTGAGTCTGTCTCGCATTGCCTCTGTTGCCGCCCCATCTGCCCCGTTCTTATCCCCGCCACCAATGTAGGACGACGCCGCAATAGCAGCCGCTTCTGTCACCCTAATTAAATCTAACGAAAAATTCATCTAGCTGTCCTTTTTTCTGCTGTCAATTCCACAGTCCCAACATTGTTTTTGTCCTAGCTTTAGATTGCGCGTGGATACGTGCAACTCATTACCACACTCACACTTGCAGAGCCACTTGGCTGAGCGGTTGTGGGTTGTATTATACGAACCGTCCTGTCTTAGTACGGTCAATTTGTTAAACACCTTACCTGTAAGGTCTAGTTTGTTGTGTCCACCCCGGCGACCCCTGTTTGGCCCAGCCCCGCAAGAGAAGTCAAGGTCGTTATCAGCAATCTTCTGCTTAATAACGCGATGGCTAAGGCCGCTTGCCCTAGCTAGACTGGGAATGGTGCGATACCTCACCCCATCATGCTCTACGTCAATGATGCTAGACTTATGTAGCCTGTCTCGGCTAACGATAAGTTCAGGAGGATACTCGTGCTTTATTCTGTCACGAATAACTCGCTTATTTATATACGGGTAGTCCTTGTGGATTTGACTAATCGTATTATAAGTTTTACCATTGATTGTAATTGAAAAACGAAACATTAATGCTCACCATATAAGTTATGTGACTATCCATACATAAAGTATACACGAAAGTGCGACGGAGTCAAGTAGAAATCACCTATTATCTCCATCCCCTTTTAAGGTGCCCTTTTCTTTTCTCTTCTTTAATTTATCCAGGTTGTCCCTAAACACGTCGTCCAGATTAACCCCTAGCTCCGTAGCCGTCTGAGCCAGATACCATGCTACGTCTCCCAGCTCGCCAACCAGGGCCTCCCTCTTGCCTGCCTCAAGGACGCCGTCGCTATCCCTAAGCACCTTCTTTGTCTTGTTGGCTATCTCGCCAGCCTCACCCGCGAGTCCTAGAACGGTGTAGACTAGTCCACCAATCTCTCCTGCGCCGGGGTAGATTGCTGTTTGCGCTGTCCTGCTTTGGTAGTCTGATGCTTGCATCTGTCTCTCCATGTAAAAAAGGGCCTGTCGGAACAGACCCAGAGGTAAAACGAATAATATGATTTAATAACCAAAGACTTCAAAGTCTTTAGCCCATGTGGTTTTGATATACTCTTTAACTTCTGGTGTTAATAGCTGGTCGTAGTCTGGACTTGGATTCACATTGTATTGAGGCAGCGAGAAGGTAATGCCCAACTCGTCCCCTATGGCTGTGAGGTCTTGCTCTAGACTCTCAAATCTAACCCATCTAGTTATGAGGTCTCGTCCTCCATACCTTAGATAGGTGTGCTGGAAGCCCGCTTGGTTGCCTCTAAACTTAAGGAAGGCTAGGAAGTCTATGTTGGTTGCTATGTTGTGCCAGGGGTGACTTTCGTTTCGCTGACAGTAGCGATAGAACGAGGCTAGCCTAGTGTAGGGGTTTCTGACAGAGGCGAAGACAATACCAAGACTGCTAAAGTAGTCCCACCCATTCTTAGCTACGAAGTGCTGAGGGTGATAGTGGTCTAGATTGGAGCCTTGAAAATACAGAATATTATGATGCGGCTCTAGGGCTTTTTTAATGCTGGAGCCACCAGTTTTTTCCATGTGAAAGAACGCTGCTACGTACTTGTTCTTACGGTAGTAATCTCTTTTAGTAGCTTTCATACTATCCATCAAAAAAAGTGGACCCCCGAAGGGGTCCATAAAATTTCCCAAGCCACCCTTTGAGTAGAACGTATCCCCCAAAGTCACCGTACACAGTACAACTATTACCACCTACCGGCGAAAGTAAGGGTCGAGGGTTCGCCCTGTTATAAGACCACGCTGATAGAACCCGCAGGTAGCTAGGCGTGCTTAGTACAGACCCTCACATAGTTGAGTAGGTTACCAGGGAGTCGAACCCTGCACATCTGCCTTATAAGAGCAGCCTCCCCAACCGGAGGAGCCGTAACCCAAAATCTTATTCTTCTTCCATCTCTTTAAGTCTTAAGCACTCAGCGACAGGACCATCGTAAAATTCCAAGTCAACGTCCAGGCTAGAGCACTTGTAGTTGCACATGTCGTCCATAGAAATCAGATAAGGACAATCACCACACCAAAGCTCGCCGCAAACGACTGCGCCCTCAGGCATGTTAATGTTCAAAACCTTGTCATAGCACTTCTTACATACGTCATACTCAATTGTCTTGTCCTTGGCTGGACAACGACACTGGCCCATTAGTATTCCACATTGCTTGCAGACTGTTTTAATGTGTTCAGACATTAGTCTGCCTATTTCAAAAGATGGACAATGTACATACGATAGCCTTTTTCGTCAACCCTAATTAGGGCGGTGCGTTGGCTGGCGCTTGGAATAGCCCCTACGGCTTCTCTCTTGGTGTCGTACTCAGCAGTACGAATACCTTTTCCACCGTTGGCTACAGTACGAACTTTGTACTTCATCGTTCTTCTCCGGTTAAAATCCTAGTGAGTACCAACGGAAGGAATTGAACCTTTCTCACAACGCCTTATGAAAGCGTGCTCCCGCCTCGGGTCGCTGGTAAAGCAGCGGGTGAGGGAATCGAACTCTCGCGCCCTTACGACGACTGTTTTCAAGACAGTTTAGCACGCCAACTGCAATACCCGCTGTAGCTGGCCCCGAAGGATTTGCACCTTCGCGAAGACATTCAGAGTGTCTCATGCTACTGTTACATCAGGGACCAGTAAAAAAGAGAGCTTTAGCAGTTTATTCTCTCAGCTTGTGAGGTCAACCTGTTGGTTGACCACTACACGACCTATAACAGCCTTCGCAAGCTTCACCCCTGTCGTTGCAGCTTTAGACCGCACGCAACAGCACGTTAAATTAGTGGTAGTTGTTCTGGACTTGGTGATTGGTGGTTGCAGCCACCGAACCCCTCATTCGTAAATCTTCAAAGCCTGGGAAGCCAATCCGATTTACCCCTTGCGGGCAGCGTCACCAACTTTCGCCGGTAACCGTAGGCACTTCCACCTACCACTATGGTATTTTATTTCCCAGATTCATATTAGCGATGAACCGATGACGTACATCAGGAAAACACCCAAAAACTATCGTTCCTTCAAGCAGACACTTGGGATGGCACCCACGCTCTTGCTGTTCAGCTACTAGGTGATTTCTGTAATGCCACTTACATACTCCACCACGCACCACGACACTGTTAGGGCGATGGTAAGCCCCTCCAACGTACACGCTTTCGTCTATGCTGCAAGCAGCTTGGTCACCCGTCATACCGAAAGGGTAAACCAGTTTAAAGTCCCGACGACAGTGGGACAGAGCCTACATCCGGTGTCGAACCGGATAGTCGTCTTTACAAGAGACAACGCTGGAGCCGCCAGTGTAGGCTAATTTCGTTCTTCTTCTGGTCGCCAGTGCTCCCAGTTTATTTCAGTCCAACAATCGCTGTAGTCTTCCGTACAGCGTTCTTCCTCCGTATACTCGTTGTGACAATTAGGACACTCGCCACCGTTCCAGTCTTGTATTATTCCAACCTCGTGCCCGCACCTTGGACAGTCTAGTTCATAATCAAATTCTTCCATGTCACTTCCTTAGGTTTTGCGAAGCAAAACAGAGCCTTAGTTCGGAGTCGAACCGAATTAGAAACATTACGAGTGTCTCTGTCCACCATGGACTAAGGCGACGTGAGCGGTTGGAACAGGAATCGAACCTGCAAGCCCCCGAAGGACTACTTACTTTCCAAGTAAGGTGCTCTGCCTATTAGCTACCCAACCAAAGTAGCTCGTGAGGGAGTCGAACCCACGCTATCGGATTAGGAATCCAATGCCCCATCCTCGGGACAAGCTAAATTGCCCACTGTCGTGGGCTCTATCCACCACCGTGAATAGATAAAACCATTGATGCGTTGAGTCTGTCATACTGCGCATCTTTATACGACTCAACCCACATAAGTGACAGCTTACGGGTCTGGTTGTCGTGGTTTAGTAGGCAATAAAGGAATCGAACCTTTGTTTTCTGCTTGTAAAACAGATGTACTGGCCATTGTACGAATCGCCCAGAGGCGACAGTCTACGGGACTTACCCTCAACTGTCTATATATAGTATACACCTAAACCGCCTCAAGTCAAGGTGTATTTTGAATATTTTTCATATTCCGTTCTTCTTATCTGCCGCCCTTTTGGCAGCCTCATAGTTAGTATATGACGCCCAGGTGAAACGACGAGTATCGTTGTCCCAAATCTTCCACGCCACAGTACTGTGAACCCCGTCCCAAATATCTTTTACAATATATCTAAGCATTAGTGATACGAAGTCCCTTTGTCGTGGTGGTCTACACTTTCAGGCTCTATGTGCCTCATGTACTCCACAATGTCATCCAGTAGCATTGGGGTGTACCTTTCAGAGTTAGGACCATGACAGTCCATGCCCACGTCCATCTGCCTGCCACAATCCCTAGTGTAGGTGCCATGACAGTGACCATATAGGTTGATAGACCCTCGACCTACCTCGTTCCACGACCCCAGAGGATAGTGACCCATGGTAATCAGCTTCTTACCGTGTCTAAACTCTCGGTATCGTCTGATGGTGGAGAAATGCTTGGTGTGCGCCTCTCCCTTGAACTTACGATTCTCTGGGTCTAGAGTGTCGTCGTGGTTACCTAGTAACAGGTGAATCGTACGGCACTTGATTCGCGCACGCATCCCAGGAATGTCCCTCGGACCCATGGCGAAGTCGCCCAGGTGAATCAGGGTATCGCCCTCACCAACAACGCTGTTGATGTTGTCGATAATGGTGCTATCCATCTCGTCCACAGAAGCGAAGTCTCGGTAGCCCTTATCCCAGGAGGACAAAGCAGGCCCGCTGATATTTACATGGCCGAAGTGAGTATCGGCGGTTACAAAGATTTTATTCATTCTATTCTCCATGCTTTAAAGCATACTTGTTGCTGATGACCTTGAAAGACAGGGGCTTTCCCAATACCTCGTTCCAGCCACCGCCATTAGCTAGGCGAACCACGATTCCTTCAGCGCGACTGCCGTTAGCGTACTTGGTTTCGTCAGCTAGTTCTAGCAGGCCCTCTAGTGTCCAAGTAGGACACTCCTCGTCTGCTGGGCCTAGGTAGCACAGGTCTACCATGGTAAGCTCATATTCCTCACAGAACTTTTTGGTCTGACGGTAGTTCAGAGTGTAGTCCTCTTCAATATCGAACACGTTGAATACCCTGAACTCAGGCTCTTTCAAGCCCTCTCGGTTGTTCTGAATACCAGGACCAACAATCTCACCCTGTACGACGCAGTTGTCGGGCAGAGCGGCAAGTGAATACTTTAAAGCCATCCTACCGTAGACACCACCGTCAATCTTTAGCTCCATATTGCGTGAGCAAATACGAAAATGATTGTCTTCCATAATATAGGTAGCAGATGTACCGTCATGCTTAACAGAGATATAGACTTCCTTACCCTGAATCTTTTCAATGAGAGAAGGTAGGTTCTGAATCCTTTCCTCGTCTGTCTTTGAGACCAAGTGAGTAGGGAAGTGACCAATAGCATCTGCTGACTGAGGTGCGGGCTTCTCGTACTTGAGCACTTCCAGTGCCTCGGTTACGTCGTCGCCTTCTGTTACTAGAGGTCGCACAGGAACAGTCCAAGTTACTCCCTCGTCCTCAACTTCTTCTAATCTATCTAGAACAGATAACGGAAAACAAATTCCCTGTGAAACTACACCACGTAGCTTGATTGTCTTGACTCTGAACTGCTTGTTCCGAAGGAACTCAAACTCTGGTCGCTCTGGAAGGATAGAATCCAACGCCACGTAGACGCAGAGGTCACCCTCTTTGAACTCGCCCTTCTTGGCGACCACGGTCCAGCCTAGTACCTTGATTAGCTCTAGGCTATCAGCATTGTCATGTGGCAGTACAGAGGCCACCCTTTGAATTGTTGCTAGTTTGTTACTCATATTCTATTACTACCTCAAAATGCGTCATTGTTGGAAAGTTTTCAGGTCGAATTCTCGCACCGACTCCTAGAAGTCCCGTAAGCATACTGTCACGGGGTTCTTCAATGCCATTGTAGGACTGGTGGATTTGCCTCTCACTCATAATGACTATGTCTTTATGGAAATGTTCTTTGTTGAACGCCCTGATTACTACACGCATTTAATTTCCCTCAATATACGCAAGCACTCGCTTACGTTTCTGACATATCTCACAATCGCACCAACCACTGTCACCTCTTTCAGTGTGTGGACAGGGATTAGCAACAAGCTCATAGAGGTCGTAAGCAAATTCGTTCATTCGCATCCTCTTATTGGTCGCCTCTAGCTTTTCCCTTAGTCCCTCAAAGGCTGTTCCCTCGTAAGATATGCCCATTGTACCACCTTATTCCTCGGAGTCAACCGTTTTTGGGTGTAAAATCTGGTCAACAAGTCTTTTTCTTGTCGGCAGGTCGATGTAGGGACTAGTAGCCGTACTCCTAGCGAGCATCTCTCGGCTAATCTTGTCGTCTCTAACCGTATTGTAGTTGTCCATGCAGCACTTCTTGAACTTCTTCTTACTGCCACACCCACACAATGAATTTCTTCCACGTTTTTGCATAGTCTTGCTACCTTTGATTGAGTTGGTTTATCTTATTTAAACTAGGGAAGCTCATAGAAGCCGGTGGCTTCTCATTTTTATACTTAGCCACGAGCACCTTACGTGCTTCAATGTCTTTCAGCGTCTCTTGGAACCTCGCCTCTGATTCCTCTTGCCACTTCTTTCTCTTAGTAATTTTCTCGGGGCTATAAATCTTACGATATATAGGAAGCTCGTCAATAGACCCGAGAGGTACATAAGCCACTACCCACCAATACATTCCATCCTCGCTCTCAAGCATCAGAGAATAGCCATCTTCATCACGGCAAAAGTTATGGAACTCATTCCACCTTGTGTAGCTTTGCACCCAGTCACACGCTAGAAGTTCCTCAACGGTTTCAAACTCGAAAGTTTCTTTGTTGGACTCACTAACATCTACAAAATTAGGGTAGTGTTTCTTAGCCTTATGCACTGAGCACCTCCTCAATCTTACCCCTAATGGAAGACGTAGGCTCCCACTTGCTGTGCATGTTCTTAATGGTTTCAAGAGGCACACCGTGAGAAGTGTGGCCCACACACGCAATAGGGTCGTACCGCCAAGAGGTATCAGGCTCTAGCACTTCTACCTCGTAGCCGTACTTCTTAGCCAGCAACACGTAGGGCTTGATTTCCTTCCAAGTGATATTGGTGTTGTCAATAATCACCGTATTCGTAGGGGGTAGCACTTCGTCTACCATATACTCCTCGGCTCGTTCTTTGTTCCAGGCATGAGCCTCACCAATCCTTCGCATGTTGAAGTCGTAGTGCCCGTCAGGACGTAGCCAGTAGCTATCAGTAGAGCAGACGCGAGACGACCAGTTCATGCTCACCCCTAGTTCGCCAGCAGTCGCACGTCTAAACTCGTTCACAGCGGTGCTCTTACCGCTTCCAGGTAAGCCCCTGGCAATAATTAATCGCTTCTTCATTTTAGTTTTCCTTATCAGCCTGGGGCTTTACCATCTTCCAAATGGCCTCGGAGTAATCCTTGCCATCAATTATCATAAACACTAGGTTGCGGTACTTATAGTTGGTCATTCGCTGAGCAATAGCCTTGCGATTACCCTTATGCTTGGTCACCTCTAAGTACTTCGCCTTGGCCTCGGCCTCGATAGTGTCGTACTCAGCCTGGAAACCATTAGCCATGTCCATAACATAAGTATAGAACTCGTCCGGTACTTTGTCAAGCCACTTATTTAAATCTTGGTTGTGCCGAAGCTGTTCCCACACTCTCTTAGGGGTTACGCCCGTCATAATCTTGTGCAGCCTACAGTACTCGTCGAACTTAAACTTCATGCGGAAGTTCTTGAGCGTTGGGTAAACCAGGACGTAGCCCTCTTCGTTTTCAGGCTGGTCCAGAGTCTCCAACTGAGACAAGTAGTTCGCACCTTCTAAGGGCTCGATGGAATTCCAACCAGCCTTCTTAGCCTTCTCGAATAAGTCCCAGCGGTCCTGACCGTCCCAGTTTTCAGTGACAGCAAGTAGCCGTAGCTCCTCAGTGTCGCCGTAGTCTAGAACGATGCGGTTCTCTGGGTAGATAATTTCTACCAGATATGTACATTCGGTGTCACAACCTTCAAGAATCTCGTCGTAGTCACGTAGCATCTCACGACCCTTGTACGCCTGTGGAGACGCAAAGGAACCACGAGTAGCAATGTCCCACCGACCCTGCATTGGGCTGAAGAAGACCACGCCTAAGGAACCATCCATCTTTGGGTAAGCCTTGAAGGGCTCAGCATGGATGCGACCTAGGAATTCCTGGTACTTCATACCGTACAGGTGCTTGGTCCGGTTACGGATAACTGGAATCTCACCCACGTTGAAGAACTTGGTGAACGGTCGAGCAACAATGTTGTTGCGGTGGTCTAAGACCAAACCACGACACATCATGGTAGCTTCGTCCCACTTGGCTTCAATCTGAGTGTTCGTTGTGTAGTTATAGATAAAGAGCGTGTCTTTTGGGTGTTCACGTACGGATACGTAGCCCTGCGATACACGCTCCTGAATCTTTTCTAGTAAGTTGTTTTCAAGTCTCATAACTTCATCCTTATAACCAGGGCTTCTCACCCATCTTTACCCGAACATCATTACCTATCTTGCGAGAGTATTCAATCATCTGTTTGGTTCCACGGCTTTTACCGTCCCAAAACGCAACAGTAGCATCGGCATAGTCTGCCATCTCAATGTTGCGTAGTATTCCAGCCTTCTTTCCTAGGCCATCCCAGTCTGCGGGACATCTCTTGACCGCAATCCCTCTTTCGTTGGCCCACTTCTCCCCTAGTGTATCTGCCCCTCTAGCACAACCGCAAACTACTTCTGTAACATTGCCGTTTGTGTTGAGGTAATCCATACAACTAGAAAGATAATCATAGTCTTTAAAATCTCTGGAACCTACTATTGCCACTCGCATAAATGTCCCGCCCTTAAAATTGAATCCTGTTCATCTTGTTCTGTTCTACGTGTGCATCATACAGCGTGTTGTAGTTAAACACCCTGCCAACGTCGTCGTACGCTTGTCTCATTTGATTGGCGCATTTTCTCGGCGTCATCCTGCCAGTAGCAGTACATAGCCCTGGACATAGGATGCTTTGAATTTCGTTGAAATCCTCGTCAAAACTTAGAGCAGCACGAAATGCTAGGTAGGCATTGATTGTATTACTAACATCCTCTGGGACTCTCATAGTTGGAGCACAGATAAGATGAGGTAATGCACAGCCAAGCGTTGGAACAATCATAGCTTCGCCCACTAGAAGCTCTCCGTTGACAAGAGACCTTAACTCATGTTGTAGTCTAACCTGTAGGTCCGTACCAAAGTAGTTGGTGTACACTTGGTCGATGCCACCGTCCATAAACCCGAAGGAATTAGCTGGGCTAATCACAGCGTCGGCATCCATGTGTTCGCCTGGGGCAAAAATCTTACCGTGGCTAATGTGTACGTTGTCACAACCTTTGAACGCTCTCGTCCACTCAGCTACTAGGCTGAGGTTTAAGTCTCTAAGATAAATTTCCATTAGTATGATTTGTCCTCTCGGTATCTGTCACTCGAAATTTTAGCAGTACCATTGTCTTGATACTCTTCCCACTCATCCACCGCTGCGCGAGACACATGCTCAACGATAGCGTCGTTGTTACACATGTACATGCCAGCGCAGGAGAAGGAGCCAATCTCCAAGACCTTTGTCCTACCGGACTTGGTCCTACAAACATCTAAACTCCACACTCTGTCGGGTGAGTAGTCTAAGCTATCAACCACCCCTTGAGCGTACTTCCAGGTCTCAGCCTCCTCGCCAAGCTCTGTTCTTGTTGGCCTGTACTTAGACCCAGCGATAACTTTGTCGCCCACCACCACGAACCTGTATTCTGCCACAACATTTACCGGATAGGTAATGATGCACAACTCGTTATCAGGAACGTCATAGAAACCCAGCGTTTCTAGGTCTCTCTCAAAGTGTTCCTTCTGTACAGCCTGACCAGTGAAAATCTTATTGCCTGCATCGGGCCTGATGAACACGGTATTAGACTGGCCGAATGTTTTAAAAATGAATTCCTTCTGACGTAGTAGGTCTCCGTAAGGGAGAATCATATACTCGTCGCCATTAAGTAGTTCGCTCTTGAACTTAGGGTAGTAGTTGACACACCTGAACGCATCCCAGTTACAATACACACCAGGAATCCACTTGGCTTCCTTGCGAATCATATCACAGAACTGAATCGACCCACGAATAACTACGCAGTCATCGTCGTCGAAGAAGTCCAGGTAGTTCTTCTTCATGTTTCTAAACTCGTTGGAGGGGAAGGACGCATACAGAAGACCCTCTTTGAGCTTCTGTTCCTCCTCCTCGTCGAGTGACTTGTATATTATATCATACTTCGCCAAGGACGCAAGTAGTTCTGTCTCATTTTCTTCAAATACTAGGCTTTCAATCAACCACTTAGCTTTCATCGCGTCAGTCCTTCAAAATTAAATGTCCGAATGTTAAATGAAACGGGAACTTAAGTTCCGACCTGAGCCCTAACTCAGCCCTTATGTCTGAAAGGGTGGGGCAGAACACAGGAAGCCAAAACATCCCGTCTCGATTCTGTGGGCTACCGTACTCAAACTCTACTGTGTCTCCCTCGTACTTCCCCCAGTGCTGGGGGTACACAGGGCTTTCGTAAGTCCCCGCCACCAATGTAATGTGCGGCTCTCGCTTGCCAGGGTTTAGTCTGCGCGTCTTGTTCTTTGCCAGCCAATATAGGTGACGATAGTACTTGAGGATGCTCGGGTCAACCAGGACCAGTGCCCAGGAACGTCCATACGTGATGGTTCCAGTTGTCTTATACATGTTTCTATCCAGAGCATGGTAGTATCTCAAAGCCCTCTAGTTTAATTTCTCCAGTGGTTTTTACGCGACCACCGTCACAAAAATTGCCTAGCTTATGCCTCGTCATACACTCTTCAAAAGCGGCTCTCACACCATTTAGAACCTCCTCGTCTCTTTCTGTTTCCCCATAACAAAATTGCATAACACTATGGATGGCCTGTACCTCGTTATAGTCTAACCCAAACTCAAATTCGTCTGGAATCTCTGCGTAGTGTCTAGCCATTATGCTTCTTTCACCCCACCTATATGCTCAGGAAACTTCCAAACGTCCATTGCCCAGTCAGTATCGGCATACATATGCCCATAATCAAGCCCTGCGTAATCACATATGACCTTGACTGCGTCGATAGCACCCAGGTTGTCGCCCTCAGCAACCAGCTTGTTGCAAATGTAGACGCCAACCCTAGGGCCGTGCTCTTGTTCTACTATAGTAATGTCACTCATTAGCCATTTTTCCTATATAATATCCCTGCAAGGAGTTGCAAAGTGCCACTAAAGAGCAGGCAACACCCGCCCCTGGCATGTCCTCTACAACAATCAGCCCGTACGAAATCATAAAACAATTTAATAGTATCATAAGATATGATGCCGCAACCATTAGCAGAGTACCTCCATCTCAATATCATTATTATGGTAGTAGGTAATCTCCCACTCAGTCCTAAGCAGGCGGTCGTCGAGCAGTTCAACGCCCCTTAGTTGAGCGTCGTTAGAGTCTAACAACTCACAGAATTTAGTTACTTCTGACTGCCGACCGACCTTAAACCTGCGTACAGAATGACCCGTAGGCTTCTTATCCACAGGACAAATCTCATACAGACTAATGGAAAATTCCTTACCGTTTATAGGGTGAATCACCACGGCATCCCTAACCGCCTCAAACCGCACGAACTCATATACGGTGTCATACCTGTCTACAACAAGGTCTCCCGCTACTAAATCACCAATGAATTTAACCATTCATTTGCCTCTTCCTGTGGAACCGCGTTCATGTCCTCGGCAGGAGGGGTAACGAACCTCCCTAGCCGCCCTAACTTCTTGCCTGCCCCATTCTCGTCAACGTCTCCGACAACGACGATAGGGCGACCTCTTGTGATTAGCTTCCAGTAACCTAGGAACGCCTTACCAGGGGTAGAAGTCAGTGCAGCCACGCAAGAGTAGCCCGCATTGATAACCCTGATAGCGTCCCAGACTCCCTCAACAACGAACAGAGTCTCGGTCTCATAGAAATGTTCAAGCCCCCACAGCATACAGTAGGACTTGTTAGCCTTGTTGATGTAACGACCGCCAATCTCGTTGCTTCGCAGCTTAGGAGCGGCCCAGTTGTATCGGGAGTATCCTAGGAGTTTGCCGTTTCCCAAGGTTCAGAGAGGAAACCTTACGATTTCCTCCTTCCAGTCCACCCAGCAGCGGATTCTGTCTGTCAGTCCTCGCTCTGTTAGATGGTCTTTGAAGTTATTCATACCTATAGTATACACTAAAGCGTGGTGGAGTCAAGCGAATCCATAAAAAAAGCCCAGGAAAACCTGGGCCTCTCCACTTTATTTGCAGTTAAGTGTTTAATCGAAATCAGCATCGGGGTTTATTTTAAATCTAAGGATGCTTGCGTTACACCTGTCGTTATCGTAGACAACACCGATTGCTCCCCAGTTCGACTCGTCTATCCCGCATAGCCCGTTCAGTATCCCCACCAAACCAACAGCATCGCCCCCGTTTTTATCCATAACTTGACAGGTGGGGTGGTTGCTGAGTGCTTTAGTGCAAGGGATTCTAATGTCCACAAGGGAGCCTATAGCCCTTCTGTCTGCACGTACAAGGCTATTGAGATAGTCAACCATCCTCATCGCTAGTTCTTTGTCGAGAGACATTGGTTCTTCCTTATGCGTCGTCGGAAATATCAATCACAATCTTAAGAGGTAGCTCGTCAACTTGACCAAGTAAGAAACCACGAATAGTAGCATCGTCCTTGTCTGCTCTTACAAGCTTGACACTCATGCCGTCTTGAAGGTCGAGGATAAAGTCTTTGATTAGCCCCTTGACTTCGTCAATTCCTTCATCGGCCTTAGACATTGTGCCGTGAGCGTGCTGCTCTAGTCCGTCTAATCTTCTACGTAATCTTCCCATGTCGTTTCCTTTTGGTTAGCGTCTGAAGACAAGCCTGCGATACGTTCCTCGTAAGGCATGTGACTCCAATGATGTATAAAACCCTTCTCGTTCCTGTGTTTCTTATGGACGTTCCACTTGCTGTCCAACCACCCTACTAAATCTGTGTACTTGTTTTTCTCTAGAAGATTATAAGGTGAATGAATTTGGTATCCAATCAGCCTAAGGAAGGATGACTGCTCCCACATGGAACCGTATATATATGTGGTCCATATCTTATCTAGCAACTCTAAGGTTGCGGCTGTGTTTTTAACTACGAGCACACCAGTATTTGGACACGCTTCGTCGCTTTCTAGTAGCTGATTCACCATGTTAATGGGTTTGCCTGTGACTTCAGACGCTATATCTTTTGATAGATTAACTATCACGGCGTCACAGTCCAGCCAAAAAACAGTGTCGAACCCTTCTAGTATCGCTTCTTTTATTAGTGGGATTTTTGACCAAGCAGGCTTCCTCCCCTTACTACGACCAGAGAAAGACCCGCCCCTAACGGAGCGGAAGTCGTAGCTATGTCTAAGTGCGTATGTTCGAGCGACTGGCTCTGTTATGTCTAGAAAACTTAAGTGTTGCTCTCCAGACGCACCCATTAGTAGTAGCTTTTTATCATTCATAAGCAGTTGGGAAGGGAATTGAACCCTCAGGACGCTAACGCGCCCAACAGATTAGCAATCTGCCGCACCTCACCAATGTGTGCCGCCCAACTAAAAATCAACGGTGGTTAACCCGTCTAGGCCCTCTTCGGGTCGGCCATATGAACCTTTGTATACATCACAGCGTTCCACTTGTGAGAGGTTAGTAGTGTTATCGCACTACTTTTCGAGGGTAGGCTTAAGCCTAAGCCCCAGGTCGTTCAAGTCAAACAAAACTTGGTCAAGACCAAACTCACTTAGTAAGCCCAGGGTCTTGTAGGTGTTACACATGAAAGCCTTAAGCAACTCCTCTCGGACTCGCTCAACAGATACTTCCGCAACCTTGGGAGCAAGAGCATAGATAGCCCCATAAACACCGTAAGAAAAATCCATGTCCTTGGTAACTGCGAAGCGAATGGCTCGCAGGATACGCAAGTAGTCTTCTTCAAACCGTTCCCTAGGGGTGCCAACACACCGGATGATGCCAGCCTTAAGGTCAGACTGACCGCCGTGCGGGTCGATGTAACGACCGCTCTCATCCTTAGCGATTGCGTTCATGGTAAAGTCACGACGCGCGAGGTCGTCCTCTAGGGTGCCCATCTCGACACTCTCTGGGCGACGACCATCGTAGTAGTCCCCGTCCTTACGAGAACACACGAAGTCACAAGCACCCATACCAGGAACCTTGGCTCGGATGGTAAGGTACTCTTCCTTCTCAAGGAAAATCTCACCGCCTCGCCGCTCAATCTCAGCCTTCATAGCTGCGTAGGAAGGACCGACTACGGTGTAGTCAATGTCCTTGGATTTCAGCCCAAGGATTTCGTCCCGTACGTAACCGCCGACTTTGTAGAATTCGATGCTCATTGTATTACTTCCTCAATCAACCTTAGTCGTTGTCCTGAGAGGTCTTCAACCCCTATTAAATCTTGCAACTCTAAATCAAAAAGCTCTGGATGTTCTTGAGGGTCAAAGGTAATACTTAGCAGTCTACCATCTTTGTCCCTTACAATGTCCATGCTACCACCATAGTAAGTATGAAATGACCCACTCCGCACCCCAGAAGCCTAGGCCAGCGGCCCAGCCAAGTAAATGAAAGAGACCAAACGCCTCCACCGTATGTCGTAAAGGGCCTTTTTTCTTCTCAGGTTCTTTCCACTTTGCCATCTGCCTCGTCCTCACAATGTTCACATGGTTCTATCCAACTATCGTCGCAGGAAGCGTGAGGAACACCCTCTCTACACCAGCCACAAACAACCACCTCTTTTGTGTCCCAGCAAAATGGACACTCGTCTCGTCCTTTTATTTTTAATCCAATCATACCTACAGTATACAGTGGATTCTGTTAGAGTCAACCCCTGTACCAAAAATATCTTCGGCACTTAGCCTTGGACATGATTATGTCCGCTCCAATGTCCTTCTCGTGCCACCAAGTGAACGTGTAAGACACGGTCTCGGTCCTTGTCGCTGTCCTGTACTCACTAGAAGGAACACTCTTCCATCTGGAAACCCATCGCTCTAGGTCTACCCTGACTTGCGCTTTCTTCTTTTCGTCCCACACCATGACGTGATATGGCTGTGCATACTCATAGAGAACCCTCTTGCACACCTCGTAGGTATACTCATAGGACTCCCTGTGGTCGTCTAGACGGAAAGGAATGTCGTGTTCGTAGCAGTAGTCATATAGCTGCCACATTTTTTCTTGATTATCTAGGTCAAAGTCGAGGCTGTGTTTATTGACACGACCATCGTCTCTGTATTGTTTCTTTCGCTTACGCTTCCACTTCCAACTCTTTTGTGGTGTGGAAGCTGGAATGTCATCGTAAGTGTGGGGAAGCTGACTCCTGTGTCGCTTGCCTCTGACGTATCGCTTGTACTCAACGTCGCTGTTTGCCTTGCGCTCTGACGTAGTCTTCGGCCTACGGTAGCCACCACCATGACGGTGTCGTCTCATAACGGACTCCTTGATTAAAGATTAATAGTGTTACCTAAAAATCATCGGAAGCCCCTTTGTTAAGTCTTGTCATTGTCTCTTTGCTTTAGTTTTTTCCAGTATCTTTTGTTTTTAATTCTTCTTAGAGCTTTAGCGTGCTCTTTTTGAGACTCCATCACATCCTCAACACTTTTGTTTTTTAGTATGCTAGGAAGCTTCTTCTTTTCCATGGTTGTTCCTCGAAAATTTTTTTTAAGAGCAAAGCTCCAAAGGGCTACTTTTAGTATTCTGTCTTGCCGCCGTCAACCTGTCCGTCAGAATAACTTTCACCATTGATTATAACCGTGGTGCCAACGTCTTTAATCTGAACAGCCTTAATCGCAGGCTTCTTCTCAGGAGCAACAGGCTTAGGCTCTGGCTTTGGCTCTGGCTTCACTACATCCACTTGAACCTCAGGAACCACAACTGGCACCTCGATAGGAGTAATGCTAAGGTTGTACCCAAGCATAGCTGATAGTGCAACTGCTGTGAACCAAGCCGTCTTTGCTTTCTCCCATTGGTCAAAAGCCCAAACCTTAATAGTTTCAACCCAATCTTTTTTCTTAGTCATTTCAGTGAATCTCCAGTATTCTTTCTGTGACCACGAATCATCTTATTGATGTCGGGAACCTCGTCAATCTCGTTACTACCAACTCCTACAATCTCCCAGCCGCCTACCCAGGAACCATCGTCTTGTTTTATCTTGACGATTCGCCCCATCGAAGCAAAGCCAGAAGGAATCCACGCTACTTGTTTCATTATACCCGAACCCTCTGGTCGAGTCAAGGTGCATTGTTTGTATTTTTTCTTAGCCATAAGTCAACTCAAAAAACTCTCTCTTTAGGAAGTATGTTTGCTTGTTAGGGAGAAGGACTTTGTCTCGTCTCCATGAGTCTTTTAGTATTGGTATCGCGCTTCTGTGGCATACCCAGAGGTGTGTGCTTGGTTTATTATCATAGATAGGGACCAGCATAGTCTTACTTCTGTTTAACCGTGTGAAGACGTTGAAGTCTATGTCTGTGAAGCTTACTAGGGGGCTCACCCAGCACACCAAAGGGTAGTGATGGAGGGCTTTTATAACGGTGGCAACGCGACTCCAATAGGGGTTGCGATGGGTCATTACTAGCTCAGAGTGCCAGTGGAGAGAGTGTCTCTCAGCGTACTCAATTATGCCCGGCAGATTCTTCTTGCCGACCTTCCTCTGTCGCCCTACCGCACCTGTTAAGATGAGCTTGTTCGTCATTCTTTTGTTGGCTCTATCATAGAAATTATCATAAGTAGCTAGTGAAGGAGTCGAACCTTCCAACCAAGTTTCGTAAACTCGGTGCCCCATCCCGAGGACCAGCCATAGAGAGGGCTATGCCGCCCCCTCGTTGTACCGATTTTCAAGTCGATACGCTATCTTCTTCGCCACCTGCCAAACAACCTGTTGTTAGGCTTCTTGGCCACAGGCTTAGGAGTTGGCTTTTTCACTTCTGGCTTCACTACGACCTCTTCCACTACAGGTGGGGCGAACTCATAGCTGACATTAACTACTGGGTTCATGTCGTACGAAACCGGAGACATGTCATATGCTAGTCCGACCGCAACTAGTACGGCGACAACATTAATTATCTTATACACTTTACGCCTCGCTTAGCTCAAGGACACGGTTAGCCGTGTCATACACTAGCTCCCTGTTGTATCCTCTCACAGAAGCAACAACATAACCGCCCCCACCATTAATCATAGACTGAGAAATCTTAGGGCGAACAAAGAACGAGCCATCAGGTTGCTCGTGCCTCTTAGGTCCACCGTTCCATTCTCCCCAGCTATTCTGAATTAAAAATAGAGGTCCACCGTATTTTTGGTGAGCGTAATCCGTATCGTCTACACCAATCCAAGCCATAGCGTGATTCCACCCGCCCCCTCGCTCGCACAAGCCGTCCTCATTACGAGTTGACCTAAATCCGTAGCCAGAACACATAGGAATACCAAAACCCATAGCTAAGGCATCAATAGCCTCGTCCATAGACTTGACATTAAACACACGCATTGCCTTGTTCGTTGCCGCAATCTTATTAAGCCAAGCTGGGGTGCTTGAGCCTCCCCAGTTATGACCGATACGACTGTTGTAACGACTCAAGTCAACAGAATTTCTTCCGTCTTCATACTTGTCACGGACCAGGAATCCACCTGGACCTTTTTGTGAGACGTACATAGCCAAACGCGAACAGTTCGCACCTTGACCACGATGCCCACGGTAACCGTAAATGTTTTCCGTAGCAAATCGCCCCTTGTACGTGGTCTCACCAAACATAGCGTCGATACAATAGTCCATCATACCGCCGTTACGAGTAGCGTGACTCACGCAGTCACCCGTCGTCTGACTCTCATAACCGCCGAAGTCGGGGTCTAGAGTCAACGCTGCCTTATATGGCAATGACAATCGCCCCTTACCACGACCCTTGGCACCTGGAAAGGCGTCATAGAATCGTGGGGTAACCGTTCTCATAGCAGCATAAGACGCTGTATCATGTATAACCCCTTTGAAACCACCATCATAAATGTCTAGTAGTTGCTTTGGCGTAGGGGCGAAGTCATAATCTATGAAATTTGGCATGGGTTACGCTGTTGCTCCAAAATCATAATCAACTGCGGGAGTCATAGCGGCCACGCCTTCATCATAAAGGGCAGACAACTCTTCTTCGCTCTTAGTTGCGGCCTTGTCAATCATGGCCTGAGCAGCGCGCTTTACGTTTCTACGACCGCGAACACCCATCGTCTTACGAACGTGAATCCGCAAACCAACCTGCTGTAGGCGAGAGGGGTTACCTGCTGCCTGCACAAAGTTATTTCGATTCTCTTGGCAACCCTGGATAAGTTCCATAATCACCTCGATGATAGCCATAATACCAGTAATACTACCGTAGCCACCTTCGTTACAATCTTCACAAACTTCTTCTGCAAATGCTTCAATACTCATTTTACTTCTCCAAAACTTCGACAACTTGTTTAAAGGCTGCAACGTGACCGTCGAGGTCAGACGCTTTCAAGCCCTGTTCTTTAAAAGCCTTACCTAGTCCAGGCCAGAATCCTGCCCACGATTTAAGTGCGGCACTAGGAAGGGCAGTAGCAACTCGCACCTTCGCTTCATTTACCATTGTTGCTGCGTCCCATGCTTCTGGGTTCGCTTCAACTTCTTGGCAGATATTAGCATAAACATCTGCAACCTTACCCTTAAACGTCAGCCCAGCCTCGTCAACCTTAGTTAAAGCAGCGGTAATCTTTTGCTTAAAGGCGTTGCTTGGGTTTGGGTTGGGGTTGGGGTTTGGATTGGGGTTTGGATTAGGATTGGGGTTGGGAGACGGACCAGAACCTAAAACCTCAATAGTAGCAAAGTGCTCATTATATTGAATGTTTTTCTTAAGGTCTGGAACACTGGTGCCATCGGGCTTCCAGTCTGGGTCAACCTTAACGTCAACCGAGATTGTAGTAAGCCTAATCTCGTACTTACCGGGAGGAGCCCAAACGTGAAGGCCCCTGCCGCTATCTACCACAATCTTTACTGCCGGACTAGGCACATTCCAAATATAAACATCAGCCTCAGCTTGTGCCTCGACAATGATAGGCTTATGCGCATCAACCTTGTCTGGGGCACTAATTTGCGCACTCACCGGCACTGAAACCAGCATCATAATAGAAGCCAATAGTCCGATAGTCCACTTTTTCATAGTTATCTCCTAGTTACGTAGCGGCACAACAATCCGTCCTAGCTCGCTACCATTTTCACAAACCCGCTGCTCCTAACAGCGGACATTAATTAAGAGAGGAAGGACGGAATCGAACCGTTTGACATTGGAGTTGCAATCCAACGCCCCGCCACGAGGCATTAGTCTCCGACCTCTGATACTACCTTATCATACCCCTTAAACTTAGTTTGCAGGCCCCTTTTGGCTGCCACAACATTTTCAAGGTCGAAAAGCGTGAGTTTTCCCTTATATACACCCATATTCTGTTTTATGCAGTCTGGGAAACACATTTTCGTTTCTTTCGTCCTCTCGCAGAGAAGACCAATCATCTGAGCCCACTGGTGTTCGTTGTTTAGTCTTTTGGCCTTGTGCATTACGTAGCCACGAACATCTGCGTCATCATCAAGTATAACGCCAACAAGGGCAGAGGTCAAGGTGGAATCGTAAAATTCTGAAAGGACTCCGTCTAGGATGTTGCTTGCCCATAAAAAATCTTTAGCCCATAATTTATATATTGTATCACCTCTAGCAAAAAGCTCTCTACGGTATATAATGTTGCGAGTCTTATATCCAGTTCCCCATGGTTCCGGCCCCTTCTTAGTAACTAGTCTCGCTGTTTCTTCGTAGCGGAACGTCTCGTAGCCGTGAGCGGCCAACATCATCACAATTGGAATGAACTTGTCGTCATTTGTGGTGAGGCTTGGTCTTCGCATCTAGAAACGCCTTATATTTAGCCCGGTAGACTTGAAACGCATCGTCTTTTGATGTATGTTTAGAACATCTTAATGTAAGACGGCTGATTGCTGGTTGGCAGCAGCAAGTTCCATCCCCTAAAGTGTGTTGGCAAACGGGCTTGAATTCTTCTATTAGTTGTTTTATTGTCTTGCCTGTGTCTGTCATCTCATTTTGTAAAAAAAATTTTTTGACGATTTGGTTTAAACGGCTACTTTTAGAGCTTCGCTCTTAAATAAAAAGGCGAATCGTCTGACATTCGTCTAGGCTTTTCAGCCTTCCCCACCATTACGTGAATGTGGCAATTACTCACCACCCAAAGATGCACTAACCCGACTATCACTAGGTCGCTCACGCCCTAAGTCTGTTTAGCTTGCACGCATTGTGGTACAAGCGGCCTAAGCCTCCCACAAGGAGCGATTGTGCCCTGAACTTGTCCTCTAGGTGCTACGCACCCAGCGTCAGACTATATAGCCAGGGTTCTGTAAATTCGTCTCATGTCTAAAGTATACACTAGAACGGGCTGGAGTCAACCTTATTCCATAAAAAAAGCCACCTTTCGGTGACTTAAGAGCAGTTAGAGGGAGTCGAACCCGTCGTCTAAGCATCGGCAATGCCTTGTAATGACCGTTATACGATAACTGCTTAGTAGGCCATAATGGAATCGAACCATCGTCATCTGCACGTCAAGCAGATATTCTACCATTGAAATAATGGCCCAAAGTGCGACTGCTCGGTACTGCCCCGAGTTCTCTGAGTTGGAAGCCCAGCGTTCTACTATTTCTACTACAATCGCGTGGTTAATCTTTTATCTAGCTCTATATGTCGTAGTTTCACCACAAGACCGACACCTGAAAAACGTCCTAAACTCAGACGACGGCGAAATGTCAACCATGTTAAAAGAATTACAGTCCTTGCAGACCGGAATAAACTTTCTTAGCAGTTTATAAAACATATCTTTCCTTTCCTTAAGTGGGTCGCCGGGGAGTCGAACCCCGTCCTATTTCGTTAAGAGCGAAAAATGCAACCATTACACCTGCAACCCAAAGAGCCTCTGACTGGAATCGAACCAGTGTTTTCTCGATACCAACGAGATGCACTACCATTGTACTACAGAGGCTTAAGTACCCCGCCTCGGAATCGAACCGAGTCCTAACTGGTTAAAAGCCAGCAATGCTACCATGACACTCACAGGGCAAAATAAAAAGGGTCAATGAGACTATAATCACCATGAGTAATCTTTTGTTGTCGTACTCACAACGTCCGTTGGACGATTTACGCCTCCGAAGAGAACTCCTGCCAGGGAGTCGATTAACAACGTGTCCACCTACCAAGTAGGTAATCACTCGCGACTGCAATATTTAAGAGCCTGCGTTAGCTCTATCTAAACAACTACTCAACCGCATCCATTAACTCTGCCTTGCGAGCAGTTCAACTCCGCTAGGAGTTTAGTCGCTTTCCTCGATTAACTTGATTGACCTTGCGAGTCGCCCAAGTCAGTATTACCCCGAAGGGCTACCGAATTAAGTCGCTTTCGTTGTCTAGTGTGTCAGGACTTTTGCTTTGGTTAAAAATACAGGAATCGAACCCATACAGATTGTTTGATACAACAATTGCCCTACCGTTAGGCTAATTTTCATTTGGCGAGAGACGTGCTGACACAGTTGCTCCATATCCTTTTGGGATGCAGAATACAACACGCCTCTCTGTACAGAGTCTTGCGGACTCTTATACCGTAGTTCAAGAGAAGGTGTGCCCCCTCTCTCTCATACTACCACATCCCACTTGTTTGCAGCTTGCAGAATGTAGTTACTGTTCCTTCCTCAGAAGTAAACTGTTAAATCCCTATCCCAGGCTATCACCTCTGGGAAGTAGTCGATAGTGTTACCCTCGTGCTACTTTCAGGCAGTCGTTCTTCCTATTGCCCATTACAGGACAACAAGGAAAGGTCAGCTTGAATGAATGGACTCTTACGAGCGACAGCTTGCCACGCTGCCTTTGGGGAGATTGCTCTCCTTACCCTAATGACTTCATACAGCCAAGTGGAGGTACAGGAAATCGAATCCTGCTATCTTCTCTGCCAGAGAAAAATCTTGCCCACAAGCACCCCCGTATCACTGATTCGTCCAGGCTGGCTCAGTGAAAGCCTTTTTAAATTCAACCGCCGCTGGCGGTGAACAGTGGACACAAAGGGAATCGAACCCTACACAACCGCATTGCAAGTGCAGTTCGCCCCCTTGGAACATGTGCGCCCTTAGTTTAGCACCCTGTCCAGCCACCAGTGCCAGTCAGGAAACTCTTCGTATAACTCGTATCTACACAGTATTCGCTCTCGAATATCTGTGTTCCACATTGCTACAGTAACGTCCATCCAGTGCTTTCCAACAGCGTAGCCGTTGTACTTGTCGCCTGTCTGTTGGAATAACCCGAGTCTGAGGTCTCCCTCGCCACGAGATTCCCAGAGGAACATCGCAACCGCAGCGTCGTCGGAAAAGTCTAACACCTCAGACTCACCAGCGAAGTACTGGTAAATAGGCTGTATCCTTCTCCATTTCGTTGACGGCTTCGCCATCAACTCAACAACTTCTATGCCCGCAGGCACAATCAACCTCAGAGACAGACCACGCTTCACGCCTTCCTAGCTTGATAACTTCATTGATTTTCTCAGACTCTACGATGCAACAAGCCATAAACCAAGCCTGAAACGCACCTTCGTCGTCCTTGAAAGCATATGCCATCTTAGCACACCGCTTAGCAAAGGCTTGAACATCATCTGTTCTCGCTGAAAAATCTGTCTCTGTCAGCAACTCAATCATTGCTCCACCTTTATTCGGTGAAGAGTTGTCGCTGTGAATATATGTCTCTATAAGTCCAGGCATTAGGCCACCTTAAATCCAATCGTGATATTCCCGCTTTCCTGTGTACCCGCTGTATTCCCAATTGCATGTCAAGCACTTCTCCCAGTCGCCAGAGCTATCACGCTCGTGCTCGGAGTCGATACATTGCTGCATCGTTGTCTCTTCACAGTTTTCGCAGTATCGTTCATCATAATACATAAGTAGTCTTCCAGGGAGTCGAACCCCGCCAATCACCTTATCAGGGTGAGTCGCTCAACCAGAGCGCGAAGACCATGGGGGAAGGCTGGGGATTTGAACCCACATTCTCCCATATGATAGCTTGTATCACAGGGCGCATTAACCACATATGCTATGCCCGACCAAAAGGGTGATATGAGGGGGTTGAACCCTACTCTTCCTCGTTCACAGCGAGGCGTGCGACCGCTACACTAATACCACCATAAAGCAGGCTGTTGAGGAGTCGAACCCCATTCATTCGGGTTGGAACCGAAGACCTCTCCCAGGAGGAACAGCCTGTGATACTTCCTAATTAGGAAGCACTAATTTGTTTCCTGGTACAGCGATTTGAGGCTTCTCAAACACCATAGCCAAGTACATCTCTTCAATTTCTTCAATTGGTTTTCCGCTTTGCAGGACGTGCTCAGTGGAAATGTCAATTCTATCTTCTTCTGTCCTCAACAGAGGAAACGGCTTAGCGAGCGCCGGTCCCTGCTCTGTCTCAATGAACTGATAAGCATACTTAAGCCTTATCCGTCCCTGTGTTTTACCACCGTCGTCCACGCCAATAATGTCGTGCCCAGCTAGTGTCTTGACATATACTAAACTGTTTTCAACTTCAGTATAACTAGGCTTCTTTACTTGCGTATCCTCTGGCATCTGCACTTCCTTTGTCGTAATCGACCTGTGATGTATCCTGTTAGTCCAATGCCACTAGCGAAGCTTAGTAACATAATTTCAAAAAACCCACCACAAATACATGATAGTAACATTAGTTAAAGTCCTTGTGTTGAGCTTAGTAGCGCGACGGGGAATTGAACCCCGGTCTCAAGGTTGAAAACCTAGTATCCTAACCACTAGACGACCGCGCCTTACTTCTTTAATTATACACCTAAGTCGGCTGGAGTCAAGTCTTCACTTAAAAGAATTTTCTTAACTGCGTCGGCCAACTCAAGGCCCGTCTCTTTTCTCTCAGCATCCTCCGCAAGCAACTCACCCTTAAGGTGACCATCACAATAACACTCGTAAGCAAACTCGCTGTAGTCCTTTGGTTGAGTCATAAGCTCCTTACCAAACACCCCATGAGTAAGACCCGTCATCGTATAGCTTAGCTTCTGCTTCTTCATTGCTTTCCCTTTCCTGTGCCTCAAGTAACCCATCTCAGAATCGAACTGAGTCTTAAAGGTTCAAAACCTCGCGTGCGAACCATTACACTAATGGGTAGTAATGCTACAAGTAAGAGCGGTGGGAATCGAACCCACACTATACGGAATTTAAACCCGCTCCCTCTTCCATTTGGGGCACGCTCTCATGGCAGTCGCAAATGGTCTCTCACCACTATCTCCCCTGGCCTGGGGCATTTTGCTTTAAACTACACGACTAAAGTAGGGACAGTTGGACTCGCACCAACAACCTCTGGCTTTTGAAACCAGTGCTCTACTATTTGGCTATGCCCCCTTAAGTAGTGACGGCGGGACTCGCACCCGCAACCTCCTGTTCCTAAAACAGGTGCTCTACTATTTGGCTACGTCACCATAATTATAACACTACAGGATTCGAGACCTGCACCTCCTCCGCTCATGGAGACGAACCTCAATTAGTCTAAGTGCCATAAAGCTGCCGCTGCGGGAGTTGCACCCACATTTCCCTGATGTTTGTCAGGTTGCCCTACTGTTGGACGAAGCGACATCAAAGCAACTCTGTACCATCCCAACATACGCTTTCGCAAGACAGACTACAGGAAGGTGGTAAGCCGTATCCTGCGTACTTTTCATCTCATCACGCCGTATGCGGGCAAAGCCGCAAGCTCTCAGTCCAGGTAACGCTCCTGGCAACATCTGGTTAACAGCCAGCGCCGTTCACTTGCTCGGTCACTGAGAGTGTTGTGTCATGCTTGTTCTTAAAGTATAACACGGTTTCAGTTGGGGTCAACCCTAATCTTGAGGATATGTCCAACAATTTTCACATGGTGTTCCCTTTAGGTCTTTGGAAAGCATTGCCTTCCTCAAATCCTGGTACTTCTGGCTATGCCAAGCCTCCATAAATGTCACTTCGTTTAAATCACCCATATCAAACTCATGGGTATGATTGAAACAACAACCAGACATTTTACCGTCCCATGTGATTCTCGCCTCCCTAAAGAGAGCGAAGCATAAATCGGTCGTAAACGGTGCCCCGTAGCGACCAAAGTTTCCGATGACGGGCTTCTTACCCATCGCCTCCATCTGTTCTAAATTAAGACCCGCCTGAGAGTACAAAGGAAGCCAGTAGTGCTCGTCCACATAGGGCCTCAGCTCTGCCACACTCTCTTCCATCTTCTCAAACTGCTCACCGTCATAGCGGATACTAGACAGGTACAAGCCACAGTCAGCCCCAAGTTCTTCTCGTACAGCGTATGCGTCCTTAATGTTCTGGACCACTATATGAAAGTTTTTACCTGGAACTCTAGCCATTTCCTCAAACTGTTCTTCGTCTGAGCTGTTGAAACTAAACTTCAGACTGTCAAGTCCAGCCTCCATGCACTTTCTAACTGTTTCTTTCTTAGCTAACCGTCCGTTGGTTGTTAAGAATACATATGGGAACTTACAAACATTCTTAGCGTAATCAATTGCTTCCGGCAACCACTTACACAAGAATGACTCCCCTAGGAAAAACAACCCAATCTCTTCTACTCCGCTATCCCTTGCGTCTTTAACAGCCTTCTTAAAAAACTCTTTGTCCATTTCTGATTGCTCTCGCAACTTCAATGCCGTAGCGCAAAAGCTACATCGAAAATCACAATGAGCAGTAAGCTCGATTTTCAAGGCGTGTGGACAAGGAGGCGTAACTGATTGACACTCTTCTGGAATTACCGTCACATTGTCAATTTTATCAGTGATTGTTCTTTTTTCCACGCTTAGTTCCTTATTATTCGTCGAGTTCCGATACTATAATACATTTATTAGTATCTGTATATTCCGAACCCGCAGTCATTGCTCCAGGCCCTTCAACTCCGCTGTAGTAATAGCTTTGATTAATGGCACTAATGCCATTTGATACGTTTTCTAGCTCGTTAAGCATAGCAGTACGAACACTTGTCAAACCTGTCACTAACCCCGCCACCAATATGCCGCTAAGCATAATATATTCAGCAGAAATAATCCCGCCGATTTCATCGTTCCATAGTCTTTGTAGCATGACTTATGTCTCTCTATATTAATAATTAATTGCAAGTTTGACCGCAGGAATCGAACCTGCCCCTCCTACTACGAGCAGGCGTGCTACCACCATACACTTGGTCGCAGTAGGGTATCGGAGAGTCGAACTCCGCGCTCCCTGCTCCCAAAGCAGGTGTCACACCCCGCGACTTATACCCTAGACTTATCTTTTACTAACAGATGGGCCATAAACCCCTCCGCTAATCCTCCAAAGTTTCTTAGCCTTTCTTAAGGAGGTAGCAAATTCATCAGCTTCTTCCTTTGTTGGAAAAGCTTCTACTTCTTTATTTAGTTCTCCAAGAACCCCATAATTACAAAACCAAATCGACCCCCAAGTTACATACCAAAGTTGAATTGCTTCAACCGTGTGTGTTTCATTGGAGACCAAGGTCTCAATCTTTTTCTTCTTAAACGGCCACATAGCAACCTTTCTTTCCTGTTTCAAATTCCTAGGTGAGCAAAGCTCACAGTGAGAAGTAAGGGAATCGAACCCCCTGCCGCCACCGCACATATTAATGGCCAGTGGGCTACAACCACCGATGCGGAATACCTCTCATGTTTTGCCAATAGTTACCGTCCACGGTTCTCTAGTAACTATTTATTCCTGATGATTCAGAGCAACCCGAACCAGCTCTCAGCCTTTATCAGCGAACTTTCATAACTACCTACCGTCAGCAGTTATTACAAGCAAGCCACCTAGACGGGAGTCGAACCCGCAACGCTCCGGTAGACAACCGGACCCCATTACCGTATGGGCTCTAGGCGAAATAAGTGAGCGTTAGCTCACAGTAGGCAACCAGGGAATCGAACCCCATCCGATGCGTCCGAAGCGCATTGTGCTATCCATCACACCCGTCACCCAAAGTGGTGCCCTAGGGAATCGAACCCTACTACGCCGAACTTCAACCGGCTGCCGTCACCAGATTAGCTAGGACACCATAATATTCATGTTCAAACTTACCCATGACCATTACTGTCCTCTTGCAAGGACTTGTAATGTTCTTTACTCTTTTTCTGCCAAAAGGACACTTGGCCTACCGCAATCGGAAAGAAGTCATAGACTTCAACCAAGTTCTCGTAGGTAAAATGGGCATATGAAGGAAACTCACTACCCATAGGTCTGTAGACCCCGCCGTGTTCCTCAACATACTCAAAAATACAGCTATCATCAGGTCTCACTAAGTATCTCGCCTTCATTGGATGGTCTCACCCTCATGCCCAGTAATTGCAGGCATAAACGCTCTTGCAAGCTCAGCTCGCCGTTCTGCCCAATCATCTTTAGACTTGCTAAAAACAGCCATTAAGCTATCTGCACACTCCAAAGCCAACTCAAACGCATCTACTGAACCATCGCTCATACATATTTTCCTTTTATGTTATAGCTAAGGCACCTTCGTTAGGGTGCTAAAATGAAAAAAGCGTCACCAATTATGCTGCGCGGAGGTCCGTACCCTTATCGGCCCCATTATCATTACCATGATAAAAGGCGAGACGTTCGGGTTTTTGGGCCAACGGCCATAAATTGATTAAAGTATTCATAGAGCATCCGGTAGGGGAGTCGAACCCCTGTCCGCTGATAGAGAATCAGCTATCCTAGCCACTAGACGAACCGGACAAAAGTGAGGAGAAGCTTTCTTCTCCTGACTATTATAAGTATACACCCAAAACGCCTGGAGTCAACTATAATTCAGAAAAACTTTTTCACGAACCATTGGATAGTAGTCCCCAGTAACGCCAGTAGCCCTAAATCCCATCTTTTTAAGGAACAACTGACCCCTTAAATTATCGTCCCGAACCTCAAATTCGATACGATTGCGACTAGGACGAAACTTTGCCAACATTTTATCCATCATTCTTGTGCCAACCTTCCGGCGGCGAAAATCCTCATGGACAGCAAATGTTATCATATAATACTTTTCTTTCATAAGCTCGTAAAGCATATAGCCAGCAAGCTCATCATTTAATGTCGCAACCAGTCCGATACAGTTCCTTCTTTTAAGTATGTCGGTAAATTCCTGTCGCGTCATAGGGTCGTCAAAACACATCCACTCCGTCTGAGAAACCCAATCCATATCCGCTGCAATCATCCACCTCATAAAAAACTTGTCGGTCATCGTTGCTTGTCTCCATGATTATACAGGTAATCCAGCTAGGGTCAAGGGAGTATTCTCACTTTTCCCAAATCAATTTGCTTTTGAATGTATGCCGCCTCTTTTCCCCAGTTGTGCCCCCTGGACCCAACCCCGCTTTTTGGGTAGTAGTGCTTGAACTGCCCCTTATACCCCTCCACGTAGTCAAACCCAGTGATATAAAAGGGCCTATCTAACACATCACAGAAGTACCCTATAGCTAATACACCTACAGAGCACCACTCCTTGCTTGGTTGGTTTATTCCTACTGCCTCACCAATTTTCTGACAGAACCCCGAACCCACATGTACGTATTTTTTATTATAGATGTTTCGTACGTTCTTAGCTCGTCCGTTCATAGACGCTGTGCCGCTACAATATGTGACAAAATTTATTACCTTTTTCAGGTCTGGAGCCTTACACCAATGAACGTCGTGGGTCGAGCGACGACAAAAGTAGTCAACTCGCTCGCCGCAGTCCCTCTCGAAACCCTTAACAACATAGTTGTTCATGCGAGACACAACACCAAAGGAATCAATCACCTCTCCCTTTCTCTTGTCTTTCAGGGTGGAGCCGTTACCAACTAGAATAAGCGTCTTTGAATAACTCATAATCCTCTCTTGTGTCTATTGACGGGAATTTCTCTGATACAATACATTTTATACTGAGCCCTTCTTCCATCCAGTGTAATTGCTCTAGGTTTTCTTCATAGGCTGCACTATATTCAAGAGGAGGGCCTAGTCGTTGTATCTCTTTCAATGTTGAGTACTTGAATCCGTAAATTCCGCTATGAATCCACCTAGATTCTGCGTTGTATGGAATTGGGGCACGAGAGAAATACATGGCCTCATCGTCACAATCCATAACCACTTTGACCATATTGGGGTTAGTGTGGTCTGAGTCGCTATCTAGATAGGCTAGGGTGGCTATTTGAGGTAGTAGGGGCTCATCGTGACTTAGTGTGCTAACAATCCAATTGAGGTACTTCTCACCCTGCTCAGGCTTAAGGATGCAATCCCCCTGGACGTTGATGACAATATCATCGTCTTGGAGATTAAGTGTCCTTACGGCCTCAATCACGCGAGATGTTCCTGAGTCATGCGTGTAGGTCATTACACAATTACCGTCAAAGGCTTTAACAGCGTGGTCTATTTCTACGTCTTCAGTAGCCACAAACACATACTTAGACTTAAAGCCCTTTACACCCTCGTATGCGTGTTGAATTAGGGGTTTACCCGTTTCTGCCAAGAGCATCTTGCCTGACAGTCTCTTGCTGTTCAACCTTGCCGGGAGCACTACTATTGTCCACGGATTCCTTCTTCTCATTCTTCATTCCTCCGAAAGTTAATCTTTCAATATCATTTGGGTCCAAGTCATTCGTCCAATAAACCTCAAGACACTGACAATCTGTACTTGCCTCAAACTTATGGAAGACGCCTGGAGGGACATCTGTAAACTGCCCCGCTTCCAGCACAGTTACATCTTCACCTGCCTCCCTATAGATTATAACACGAAGTGAACCTGAAATCAAGAAGAATCTGTTCCATTTTTGATTGTGGCAATGTTGGGAGCAAAATCCACCTTCTTTGATTTTAAGGTAATGTACCTCTGATTGGGGGCCACAGAAGATGCACTGGGTATGACCCCAGAATTTGGACTGGATGGCACCAGCTAGTGTTTTATGGCTCATTCTTACTTCCTCTCTGCAACAATACGAATAATACAAGGGTCTTCACTTGCAATTGCTGAAAAGCCATTTCTTTCTGACAGGTAAGTTACATTATAGTTTCTACTTATAAGCTTTTCTAAGAATCGTTGACAATTAATCAAGCGACGATAGTGGGTGGTATCAGGAACTTCACCTTTGTCAGACCTCATTTCAGCAAATAGCCGTCCTCGACACCAGCCCAATAGCAAGTCTTCTGAGTCTGAATCCATTGCGTGGAACCCAAAACGACAATACAGCACGTCTGGGGAGCCATTAGTTAAAATATACTGTTCCGCTGTAAACCTTAAAAAAGAAGCACAGCCCATTCCATTCGGCTTATTAGACGGGTCCACCCCCTTTATGGATGAGCAGTAGTTAGAAAGTACATATGTGTCCCTACCGTCTCCGCAGCACATATCGACGACCTTTTTGCCCTTAAGTATGTCTGCATAGTTTGACACAACCCACTTAGCAAATCCGCTAGGCTCTTTAGGTTTGTGGGTCTTATAGTACTCAACCCAATACTCATTGCTGTGCATGATGTCCCTTTTTAGGTGTCTTCCAGTCTAATCCATACAGCCTATCAAAGTAGGCTGTCGGACACGAAACAGTGTTAAATGTTCTGCCGCAAAAATCTACAGTCCCAAATTCATCTAGTTGCCACTGAGGAATACTGTATTTCATACATTGATACTTCTCGTTTTTTAACTCAAACATATAAATATCCATAGGGATTTTATCAGCGACAATTGTTAAAATCTCTTTAGTCTGCCTAACTAATTGATAAGAGGTCTCTTTAATGGCTTGTACTATTTTGTCTGCGTCGTCGTGGAAAATAGCAACATCTATATCTAGGTCGTGCGAAATAAATTTTTTATCGCGACAGGCTGCCAAGGCCGTTCCAAACACCAGCCAATGTTGCACCTCACAGCTATCGAACAGTTCCGACACGCCTAGTAAAAACCTTGAAGCGTCCTTGTGGTTTAGCTCATTGTTTCTTTGATATACTTTAATCTTTTGCCTAAGTGCCTTGTCCATTATACCGCTCCGCTACTCCAATGTGTTCCTTTGTTGTGCTTAATATATGGAGCAAATGACCCATGCGCAACAACATGGCCCGTAGGGGTTGGTTTTTTAACCACGTCTCTCGCGTTGTGTTTACCGTCTTTAAGAACCTCCCACAACATCCAGGCTTCGTCCCATCTCTCGTACTTACGAAATTCACCGCTGGCGAATCGTCCTTGCATCTCTGATATGATTTCGCTGTGCGCTTTAAATACCCAAAAGCCAGTTTCCGTGCCTACCTTAGCCCTACGACGTGTCGGACCCATATGATACAACATATCATGTTCCCCAAGCTGGTCTATGATAAATTGTTCTGGTAGCGGCTTTTTAAACACTATGTCGGTGTCCATCCACACTATAACATCCGAAGCAGAAAGCATTGAGGCGGCATAAACAGAGACAAATTTCCTGTGCCATTGAGATGCCCGTCTTCTCATACCTCCAGCGGGACATCCTTTTCTGTGTCCTTCATGGGGGGCCTTCTTATTATAGGGGCACTTGCAGACGAACTCACCCCCTAAGGCTTTAGGTATGATGTCTTTGTTGGCGTCAAGCCAATTAGTAAGGATGCCGCTTTTCATAATGTCAAGATATAGACCACAATCACTCCACGGGTTACCACTGTATATCTCCTCAAGAAAGTCGTGGTCGCCCTCATAGTAAATGTCTAATTGAGACCCCCAGGCGTGCTTAGCCCAACTCTCAAGGCATGTCCGTCCTGTTGCTTCATACAGTTGTTTGTTCATTGATGTAATGTATGTTATATTAGACATAGTCTCTAATCCTTTGCCACGGCAGACCCTCACCAAACTCTTTTATTGTATATTGAATGTCGGCTATACGAGCCAGCATGGGTTGCCTGTCAAACGTAATCGGCTCAATAGTGTCAAGTATATCGTGCTGATAGTAGTCGTAGCAAATACAAGCCTTGTCCGTTACGACACAAGGAACACCTTGGACTATCGAATCTATGGCTGCGTTGCTGCTTTTAGTTATTGTGGACCACGCATTATTAAGTGCCTTGCTTATCTCCTTAATGTTTAGTCCGTTAATACCTTTAGGAACTGAAGGTGCCATGGGATGTGCTTTGAAGTATACCTTCTTCTTTGTTTCTCTGGATATTAACCTTCCCCATTCAACATACTCTTTCATAAAAGATTGTGGCTTAGCCTTTAAGAACCCGTTTGGGTTCTGCCCTAGCACTAAAATATTGCCACCTTCAGTCCTCCATGGTTTAACGTCGATGTCAAACGATTCAAGCCTATCGTAGTTTTCTTTTATTTCTCCAAAATTAGCAAAGTTTTTAAATCCGTTCAACCCAAGAACCCAGTACGTTTCCCTTTCCTTGTTTATGTATCCAACATCTATAATTCCGTAGGGCTTGTTCTCCCCCTTACATATATTAGCTATTGTCTTACGAGCAGCGGCCCAAGCTACTCCGCTCACAACGGGCGCTCCAGTCATAATAACTGCGTCGTATTTTTTTATGTGACCTAGCTGGGTAATAGGAACTATAGTGGCGCTGTCTGTCTTGTTGATTCCAGACTCTAAATGCTCAATAAGCTTATTATTTTTTGTGCTTGGTTTTGTGTTGAATATAGCAACCTTCATCAGTAGTCCATCCCTATGTCTCTTGCTGCCTCACGCCACTCGTCGGCGTAGTCACAGTCCTTGTAATCGTCGAACCAAGGACCGCCCTGAGTGTAGTGGATGACCTTTGGTTGTTCCTCTGGCTTGTCGTACTCGCCCTCAAGCCAGTTATAGGTCAATGGTAGCTCACCTATCTCAGAGTCGTCCAGATGGGCAAACCTGTGAAGCTCAGAAGGTGTTGCCAGATTGACACGATTGACGTGTAGGGCCTTGTTGGAGGGATGACCACAGTTCCACAGAACGCATGAGGACCAGTTCTTTCGAGGGTATGACACTTGCTTCTGACCGTCCATCTTAATACTCTGACGAGGTGTGTAGTCGTGCTTGACTACATGAACGGCTTTTCTGTCGTCGGCGTAGTCAAATATCTCTTCAATGTTACAATTGAATAAAAAGTCACAGTCGCAGAACAAAGCGTGCCCGTTGAACTTCATCGACCAGGGGACCAGGAAACGAGTGTAGGTAAACTCCACAGAGCAAGGCTCACTTCTGGGCCTGTAGTACACCCCCATCTTACGTAGCACTTCTTGCTTAAGTGGGTGTATCCTTACCGAATTGGGGGATATGTGCCTGTGAATAGAGTTGACACATACTCGATATGCGTCCTCTTCTCTGCTGTCCCAGCCAATAAATACATCAAACATATTATAAGTTTCCTGTTGTGAGTATGTATAAAAAAAGCCCCTCGATTGAGGGGCTGAGTGGAGATGCGGGGAGTCGAACCCCGGTTCTGCATTGAAACCACATAAACATTCTACGTGCATAGTAACTACTTTTTAGGTCGAGTAACCAGACCGATACGTCTTTCCGTAAGTCAAACCGCTCTTAAGCGGCCAAAGCAGCATCAAAACTGGATGCACTGACTACGCTGACCTGCGCAGTTGAGGTTCCGTTAAAGCTACGGAAGGAACTCTTTTTGGAAGGCGAACCAACCAAAGCAACATCAAAGCTGTTGTTAGCATTTAAAATTGTAAACGATTTTTTACGTGGCCCTTCGTTCAACCACGGCACGCTACTTACACTTTATCCAACCAGTCGATACCATTTCATCCCCGGTCTACTTAATTATACACCTTTCATCCCAAATATTTTATCATAATCTAAAAATCTCCAATCTCCGAAGGCTGGAATGTCCTTTGGCTCATCTTCGTTAACGCCTTCAATGTAAAATTTTGCCTCCTGCCAACTGCCGAAAAACATTTCGTGGCTCAGTCCGAGCCCCCAAAGGAAGTTCGGAACCCCTCGCTTGCCTTGCTTGCACACCAAAATGACAGGTTTCTTCTCAAGTGAAGCGTACGTCAATTCGGTATTTGTACCTGACGAGTGTACGTCAGTGTCAATATGGACGATGCAGAAGTTGCAAAGGTCAATGAGGTGTAGGTCGGCCCTGACTACCTGTTTAGATAGTCTTTCGACTTCATCCCACTTGCTTAATCCTTTTAGATAATTAATGTGCTCGTAGTAATTGTCATTCTCCTCTAGGGAGTCTACAATCGGGTTGTCGCAAGGGTTGAGAACACCAATACCCAAATTCCAGAGGAAATCAGACATGTCTTCTCGCCACCCAACGCCACGGTCCTCTACGAAGTCCATAGGCCCAGCTAGGTAGCACATTGAGCCACCGAGCCTATTTGTCTTTTTCCTCACCTTGTCTTGTCCTGCTTGCCAAGCTAATAACTCTTGTGCGTCCATTAAAACCATCCATCCCAAAAATAAACAAATCCCATGTTATCCCCACCTTCACGAGGGGTCCAGTCCCGAAGCTCTCTCATGCCTATCCAGAGACCGTATATGAAGCAGACTACTATTACTTCGCCCATGGCATCTTCACCAACCTTTCAGCGTCGTCGCAAAGAATTAGTTCGTCTTCCTTAAAGGGTATATAACTAGTATAGGGGTCAACCGTATTGGAGTCAAGCCCCCCGTACGAGGTAACTTCCAACCACCAATCGTAGGCGGGTTCGGTTGACTTGTAGGCACTGTGAATCTCATAGACCTCAAAGTGCCCAGCGTCCAACTCTTTTCTAATGTGTACTTCGTCACCAATGTTCATCATCCTACCACCGCCTTAACCTGTTGAAGGAAGCCTACTGTCTCGCCTACCAAACTTCTTTTATAAACCATAAGATACGATGGGTGCCAGATTGGGATATGACACATTTCCCATCCCCATATACCCTTCAGGTCATAGCACTTACCAACGTGCTCACCCATAACGATGCTTTGAACGCCCATCACCTCTTTGGTTGCCACACCACCCATGGTAACTATCACTGTAGGTTTAACGCTCATAATCTCCTCCTTGAGCCAGTTGTGGTGCTGAGCCACCTCTTCTTTCGTAGGGGGCCTGTTGGCCCGTCCGAAGCCTCCCTTGGTTGGACGGGCTTTGACTACGTTTGTTATGTAACAGTCCTCTCTCGCAAGCCCTGCGCGTTCTAAGAGCGTATTTAGGAGTTGACCGGCCTTTCCTTGGAATGGGAGTCCGCAAGCGTCCTCGTCTTTTCCAGGTGCTTCGCCCAAAAGCATGATTTTAGCATCTTCTGGGCCGTCACCGAAGACCAGTCGCTTAGCACCGTCGATTAGGAGTTCAGGTTGCTCTGAATACTTCTTATTGATTTCAGTGAGCGAGGTCATATTTCACATTCTCCCAGGCTGATTCGGCTAGAGTTTTGGCGTCCTCAACAGGAGGAGATACCGACTCAAGCCCACTGTGATACCTCTCAGCGGCCCACGCCGCAATAAACGTGGTTATGTACTGATTGACGAACTTGTCTTTTCTCGCCTGTTTCTCCCTGTCCCTGTCTCGCTGCCACTGTAGTTCTTCTTTCATAAGGGCTTCGCCCCTTTCTTAATCAATTGAATCTTATGCGGTCTGCGATATAAGGTTGTGGAGGTCGATGGCCCCTCTGGACCCATGTAGACGAACGCACCACCAAACTCACCAGAGACCGTAATGCCATCCTCGTGGACCTCACGGACCTTGACTATGCCCTTAACGCCCATTGTGATTTCCTCACCTGTCTCAGTGTCAATATGGACTGGTCCTGTGCTCTGTAAGACCTTAATCACGTCTCCAGGTCTCAATGTTCGCCATTCGACTGCTTTACCTGTAACACGCCTTAAGAATTTTGGTTTAAAGTAGAATTTTTCCCCACATTCTACACATTTCTTCCTTCTAGCGCCGCTATTTAGCGTTCCACACTTATCACACTTCTTTTTTCCCTGATTACCCATACCCCATCGCTTTCATTGCTTTGTTAAACGCCTTAGCCTGTGCCGTTGGCGTGTGAGTCTCTTCCCAGTTGATTACATCGACCTCATTGTCGCGTGCTCGCAACTTCATCGCGTCTTTAAGGTGCCCCATAGCCGTATTAAAATCAACTCTATCTTTTGGGGCAGCAGAACAGAAACAGTTCTCTCTTACTTGAGGTAAAAGAAATAATAGCTTTAACCACCCTACAGGAGTCGCCTGTGTTTGCTCTAGGTTCCAGTAGTCGTCGCTGTCCACCAGAATGTCGGATGCCGATAGGATTGGTACTTCGTCTGGTATCATTGTGCTCCTTCCTTATGCCTCAATTATAAACCAATATCGCCTGGAGTCAAGGGCCTCTTACAAATAAACCATTGACACGCTATCGCATGTGGATTTACTGACGTGCTGTGGGAGGTCTCTGACTAAGTTCCTTATGCTGTCTATGTGTTTCTGAGTAACGTCACAAATGATACCATGCTCTTGCCTCTCAGAGAAATATTCAAGAAATTTAAGCCTATCCTCTTGCATGTGAAGTGTCTGATGACATTCACTACATAGAATATCGCACTTAGCTATTTCAGTCATTAGTCGCTCAAATGGCACATCACAACCGCCGATGTTAAAACTCTTTTCCCTCTTAATTCTATGATGAAATGTTAGCTTGTCGGGGTCGTCACACAGACAGTACTTGCACTTACTATGGGCCTTGATGTTCATGTAGGCATATTTACATTGTGTTCGTCTAGTCAAGCGAGCACCCTTCCTTTCGAGGTTCTTTTAATTAAGTCTTTCCTTAAAAGATATGGTTCAATTTGTTCTGTGATAGTCTCAGGTGCCAGCCCAGTTTCCGCGACTAGTGTTTTCAGGCCAATCGGGGTTCCAGCGTATTCTTTTAATACATCTAAGTACTGCCGGTCTTGAGGCGTCGTACCATCTGGATGAATCTCTGCCAGCTTCAAAGCGTCAGCAACCGCACCAACGCTCACCTCCTCTTTAGGGAACACGTAGTCACCTACCCACTTCAAACGTGCCAGAGCGATGCGTGGGGTGCCTCTACTCGTCTTTGCTAGGTAATCAGCACTAGCAGAGGTCACAGTCAATCCCATCTTCGCACCAGCAAGTTTTATCAGATAAGATAGTTCGTCGGTGTTATACAGAGACAGGTGGTATTTCAAAGTAAATCTATCATACAATGGAGGTGCCAGTGCTCCTGCCTCGGTCGTCGCCCCAATCAACGTGAAGGGCTCAAGGTCGATGCTCATTTCGCCGTCACCCCCAATGTCAAACCTAAAATCCTCCATAGCGGGGTAGAGAAACTCCTGCACAAGTGTGGTGCAACGGTGTATTTCATCAATGAACAAAATATTATTGCCAGCCCGAGCCAAATAAGGCAGCAGACTTTTGATTGAGCGAAGATTGGCACCATTCGCAATGATAAGCTCTTGGCCCATTTCATTAGCAATCGCCTGAGCCACGGTCGTCTTACCAGTGCCAGGAGGTCCATCGGCTAAAATGTGTGGTAACATTTCGCCCCTCCCTTTTGCTGCCGCAATAGAGATGTTTAATCTCTGCTTGATATTGTCTTGTCCTACAATATCTTCTAGCTTCGTTGGTCGCAGACTCATTACAACTCAATCCTCTTCAAGGTCTTCTGAATCAACTCAGTACGATTAACGTCCCTATTCTCTGCATAAGCCTTTAGCAAAGGACTACGAACCTCACTCACGCTATAACCCATCTTCTTAAAAAACTTAAGGGCCTTGACAATCGCTGGACTACTAATGTCATCCGAATGTACGACCTTTTGCCGCGAGAGAGGCTTAGCCTGTCCTGGCGACTGACTGGTGGCAAACTGGGGGGTCACTTTGCATTTGTTGATTTCTGCTAAGTGGTGCATAGCATTACAGCAACAAAACCCAACGCCCGCAATTCTAACTTCTTCATAATCAAACTTATACAAAGCGTCACACGTCGGGCAGTTGTACCCGAAGGTGACTGATACGCTTTTAGGTTTTAGTTTGCTCATTCATTTTACTCTGGTCAAAGAGAAAGTGTAGTTCGACAATAGGTATCGACGTGGAAAGATACACCCTCTTAAAGGTTGCATCGTCCCCACACATAAGAGTGGGCCATTTCTTTTCGGCCTCGTCTGCCAACTCCCTTAACTGACTTGGGGTTGTATATACCTTGATAACTTGGTCAACTCTTCCGTCCATCCTTTTCCTCGCGTTGCTTGATGATTCGAGCACGCTGCTTAACAGCACCCTCGCCTTCCCCTAGACGGGCGTCTAGTGAGTCCAGTTGTTGCTTAGGAGACAATGACTGCCATGCCTCTAGTCGCTCTTGACAGTCTCGCTGTCGTCGTTGTTTGTTGTGTTTTAAGTTGGCTTGTCCTGCCATTGTACAACACCTTTCGTTGGAGTCAAGGGGCCTAGCCCCCGAAGAATGGAAATAACCAGTAGTGGTAGATTGAGCAGATGCCTAGCCCCGCCCACGGCACCAAAGCGAACGTGAGCAGTTTTTCACAGCATGTGTCTAGCTTTTCATCCTCGTTAAATTTTGTTTGACAATATTTTTCTGCCCAGTTAAATGGATTAGATAAATAGTTTTTGATGGCACCCGCCACAAGAACTAAGCCAAAAATTTCTAACTGGGTTGGTTGTATGCTAAACACAGGAGCGACGAACCATTCCCATGCGTAGTAAAACATATAAGAATATGCAAACGGAGCATAGACAAACACTACTAGAGCAAAAATTAAAGTAAAAAGAGATTTCATAGTTTTGTTTCCTAATTGATACAAACTGAGTTGATTGGATGGTCGTTTTTGTAATCCTCTAGACTAGGACAATCTTCGTCGTCTTCGTCGTAGAAGTATTCGTAATTATCTTTCATGCTGTCGGGGCTAGTAAAGTCGCGGTCTCTAAAGTGTCCGACAGATGGCTCCCACGACACCTCTCTAAACGAGTTACCCTCTGGGTCAATACCGTAGACTACGGTGTGCTCCAATGCCTCTGGGTTTTCTTTTACTAATAGATTTAAGTGTTCAAGGTATTCTTTTAATTTCATCGTAGACTTTCTTTGTAAAAAAGAGCGGGGACCGGAGTCCCCACCCCCAGGAGATTCCTAGCCTTCGCCGTCTTTAACGACACGCTTAGTACGAGCGGCATATAGGTCGATGACTCCAGTCTGCAAGCCCTCACCGACTGGTGGCGACTCAATAGCACCAAACGACTCGACGATGGCACCCACGTCCCAGAACCCGTCGTCCTCAACGACTGACTCTTGAGGTAGCTCACGGTGTGGGTCGCTCAAATCCTCGCCGTACGCCTGCTCTAGCTCTTGTGAGCCGTAATGTTCCCCCACGACCTCGTACCAACAGCTTCGCATCTTATTAGCACCAGAATCAGAGGGGATGCTGACTACATCTTCTGGTTTAATTACGCAGAGCATTACGTGCCCAGTCTCGCCGTCTCTGTAGTTGGACACACTGATTGCGTAGTCCAGACTGCCAGTATGATAGCCAAACGAGCAAAGCTTCTGACGGTCGTCGTCCACCTCGTTGCGATTAAAGGGCTCAACATAGCCACCGACACTATTGTCAACCCTCCCGGTGTACCAGTCCGTATAGTCCTCTCTCACGCCTTTGTAGCCAACAAAACAACCGTTGTCTAGGATGGGCATGTTGTTACGGACGAGGAAGGAAAACAGACTATCAACCGCCCAGCTTGATGGGTTTAGATTGTATAATCTATCAATGAATTTCATCAAGCCGACAACCGGCAGCCCCTTCCTTTGGAACCGTTGAATGGTCGCGGCAGCATCGTTGTTTAGCTCCCTGCCATCAAAGTAGACTACCCCATCTTCGAGTAGTACCTTCCCCTCAGTGTAGGTAGCCAGCTTAACCGCCTTAGCACCCTCGATATTCGAGAGTGTTTTGGCGATGCTGTACTCGACAGGCCCAAGGTGCAACTCCTCTTTGACCTTTTCATAAGAGGGGTGAGAGGGGTCGAAGTAGAACGTCTCCCCCTCCAATGGATAAAACAGAGAAACTTGTTGACCACTTAATGTTGGGATACAATTTAGCATTTTGCACTCTCCTGAGAATCTACTAACTTGATGTATTCGGATACAGCGTCGAACGTACGACTGCTTGGATAGCCTTTGCCTAGCAACGAGAACATAGGATACTTCTCGTTGACTCCCTCTTCCATCCCAGTGAGGTCTGTTAGGACTTCTGGGTCGAAGCGGTGATTAAACTGATACGCTGCGGTTTGCAACGTGATGACAGTGTCAGAGAACTTTTGTCTATTCTCATTGACTTCTAGTACGGCGTCGAAAAAATCTGACGCTGGACTGTCTTTGCCAAGGTTAAGCCCCTTAGCAAATTTTACCATTTCATCTAGCGACCGATAGTTGCTCGCCGTATGAACGTGATTGATAGCACCTTGCAGGTCTCGGTCCTTGACCGCAGCATCAATCTGAATAGTGGCCCACTCGTGGAACAACGTCCAGTTGTCGTCCTCGGCCAATTTCTTAGCCTTGGCTACAGTGATGCCGTAGACAGTTGGCACGTTAATGCCAGCGGTCTTGAGGTCTCGGACGTTCCTGACTACTCTTGCGGGATGACCAGTACCAACCACTTCGTAGTTGTTGATGACTACGTACACTCCACCCTCGTCAGTGTCAAGCTCACTCTGGTCCCACCAATCAGCCCTTCGCTGAACCCCGTAAGGGGCGTGAGAACCAGCGTTGAGGTCCAACGTACGAGCGGCAACTTTATTTCGCTCATAAGTTCTCTTTGGAGGGGCGGGAACATCGCTCACGTTGAACGTGTGTTCGTCGCCATACCCAATCGCGGCTTGAAAATTACTGAGTTCGCTATCGGTCCCACGGACCAAGTAAATCTTATCAGTCATATTCTCGTCACGGATTGCCCTCATGCAAGCAGAGAAACCACCCTTCTTAGTGTCGTACGTGACAAAGTGCATAGTCCTATCTCTTTCGAGATTAATCTCTTGCACATTATCCTTACGTAAGGGGTGGATTCTGCGAGACCAGCGTCCAGCCTTTCGGAACTCCCAGATTTCTAGACCGTCGATGCCCTTAATCTTATCAACCAAGACAGTGGTCTCGTGGATTGAGATACCGTTCCACTTAGCTGGCAACGAGCCTAGCACACTGTAGAGGAACTTGTACTCGCCATACTTCATTTCCTGATAAAGCAAACGTGCCGCCCAAAGGTTTTTACACGCCTTAAGTTTATCATTGATAATGTCAGTTAGTTCCTCAAGGATAGCTGACAGTCGTTGGCGAATAGCCTTGACCGTGTAAGGACGATACTGTAGAGCCTCACGACCGTATCCAAACAACACCTCTCCTGGCCCAAAGTCTAGCACTAGACCTTGGTCTAAGAGAATCTGGTAGTTGTTCTTAGCGTTCTTGCCGCCGTAGTAGTCGTCTGGGTCATACCCTTCGTCGCCAAAGAACGTGTGGTCGATTGGGTACTCAACCTGAGCCATTACAGCAAGAGACTCGTTACCCTCGCCTCGCAAGCCCCAACCTTTGCCCTCAAGGACAAACTCGTGCTCGTTGACTCCAACGTCGTCGTTGACTACGATGGGACGATACTTAAATGGTCGCAGAGCGACTCTGACTGCCTTCTTAAAGGCTAGAAAGTCCTTTTCTTTGACAGGAATAGAGACCTCAAACCCGTTGGGCTCGTCGGTCTTGAATGTTCCCTGCGGAATCAACTTGGGGTCGCCCTTGTCGTCCTTCGCATTGCAGTACACATGCTTCTCACCGTTGTGGTAAGATGTGGCAGTAAAAATGTCACTGTAAGCAAACGGAGACTTAGAGCCGATGCCCATACAACCAGTGATTGCACGACCGTTGACCTCATTGGTCTTGTTTTTGTCGGACGCACCAAATGTCTGATACATTTTGCGCATCTTTTCGTCGGACATACCAGTTCCAAAGTCCCGAATCTTAAGAACGGGGGAACTATAGGTAGGTAGAGTAATCTCTACAGGTCTCTCTTGTCCTGCCTCAGCATGACTATCGCTGGCGTTGTTACACAACTCACGAATGATAGCTCGTGGAGCATCCTTGTACGGACCATCGGCAAGCAAAGACATAAACTCTGCTGAGCCCGATACGTTGTAAGCGATTGGTTCGTCTGACCCGATGGTCGTAAAATTCCGATTACCTTGATTCAACTGCATTGTCATTCTCCTGGTCTGACAACCTAATTTCTGGGCAACCACCGTTGGTTGCTCCCTTGTATGTCTCTATTGTACCACGAGTCCAGATGGGGTCAACCCTCATTCTCGACTTTTGTCAATTTCTTTATCTATCTCAAAAATTACCGACAGGGGAATGTCGTACCGACTTCGTAGTGCCCTGATGATGGTGTGTAGGTCGTTGTTGGCCGCTATTGCACCTCTGTAAGACTCCTCGATAGCGTACAGTTGCTCCCATGTGGTCTTGGTTTCAATCTCTGGATAGTCGGCAGCGATGCTAAGGGCGATGCCTTTAATTCTATCAGCAAGTTTCGCCTTGTGTCTAGCTGCGTCGGTAGCGTCGTTTATTAGCTCTCTGATTCTCGCACTCATATCTTAACAGTCTCTCCGAGTGACAGGATTAATTTCTGTTGGTGAATTGCATTGCCTTCCTTGTTCCAAATCCTAAGCACGCCACCACCGTAGTATAGCTCGATACAATAAACTAAGTCGCCTGCTTTATGTAGGCCAATATCTACCTTCAACGTGCAGTTGTAGTATTGAATACTTTCTTCGCCGGTAAATTCGCCCTCTTCCCAACTAAATAGTTGTTCTTCCATAACTTGCCTTCCATTTCTTAAATGATACAATTAATTCCATCGTACCTTCGATGCCAAAGACTACGTCCAGTCTAAGACCTGGGTTTTTGCTTTCAAAATCTACGACCTTACCGATGTAAAATTCTTTGTTCGTACAGTCGTTGGATTGGTAGATGGCGACGATTTTGTAGTCGTCAGACTCTTGATGTATGTCGTCGCAAAATCTAAAAGTGTTTTTAGGTCTACTCATGCGACTCCCCTACGAGCTTCTGCCCCCAACACAAACAACAGAAGATAGCAGACGTTAGTACTAGCTGTACGACGTTGCCGATGCTAAGCCTCTCAAATGTGAAATACAAATTAGAGACAAGGGTGAAGCTAACACCACAAGCCAACGTCAGTACGCTCAGTGCGTTGTGTGCGAAAAATTTACCCGACATGTGCTTTTGCCCTTTCGGAGTACTCAGTCCAAATCTCTAAGTCAAATAACGCAGGAGTGGTGCCCTCTGGCACTCGACTAAGAAACTCCTGCTCCAACTCTAGGTATCGTCTACCACTCGGTCGGTTCTTTAATGTTTTAACTAAATCAAACTCAACACCCTGGTGATGCAACCACTTGAGAATGTGAGTGTCCAACGCTGCGTGCTGCACATTGTGCTGACTACACATAACGAAGAACCTCGCAGTTTTGTTGCCGATGCCGTGGATGGTCTCAAGCTGAGCCACCGTGACAGTGCGAAGGTCGAAACCAGATGCCATCAACTCGTGGATAGCTCGACCCTTCATCTTGTGAGGGGTGATGCCAAATTCTTTAAGAAGAATTGACAGTGCCAACTGACTACCGATGGTTGCCGTTTCCAGCGAGGAAAACGGGGTCCAGTCACCAGTCATGCGGTTCCATAAAGAATCTTTGACAAGTTTAAGCATCTTGTCAACGGCAGGTGCCATTCGGTCAGACGGTTTGCCGATTGCGGCAATACAGAAGATGGCTAGTTCTTCTAGCTCAGCGTCGGTCCAGTCCGTTCGGACGATGTTCTTTGGGTCAATCACTTGGTTTCTCCTGTGGGTAATTAAAATAAGAAGGTGCAGGGTAGCCTTATCCCCTGTTTTACGGGACGTTCTTTAACTTTTCCGCAACTTTCGTTGCTCTCCCGTAGCACTGACCTTCTCTCTTATGCCCCAATTGTACCACAACACCAGATGGAGTCAAGCTATCTGATGCCTTTTTTATCCAAATCTTTTCGGAGCTTATCCATTTCCATGTTCTGTATCAATCCGTACCCTTTGATGAACCCACCCACAAAGGGGGTCGTAAGGAACCCTAAAACGAATCCCAGTGCAATCATAGGGGATACTAAAATCACTAATAGAATTTTCATGCTGCTTCGTCCTTTAACTTATGATACAATTCAAATGCCTTCTCTTTGGTATCGCCGGGAAGGACGTTGACTTCGATGCCGTTGAATGAGAAGAAAACAACTACGTCATTTTCCTCAGCCAGTTCAGACGCATACTTACACGCCCACGATAGGTTTCTACCGTTCTGGACAAAAAATTCTTCTCGTCTCATTTAGTAGTTGCCCTATTTGCGTGTACCATAATACCAATAGCGTGCGTCCCAACGCTCTTACTATGAACAGGGTAAACGCTAGTACGTCCAAACACATCCCGAAGGTCGGCGGTCAATTTCTTAACAAGGTCAAAAACCCCGAATGTCCACTCGCTATTGGCACCTGGGAGTTTAATCGACAAGGTATGCTGACTACCTTCTTCCTTAATACCTCCGTAGATATTATACAAGTCGAGGCACATCTTATCCGCTAGTTTTTGACAGCTATCTTTTACTGTTTCCTCAAGATAGTCACGCACTTCAACCTCTACGGGACTACCAACGACTACCCTGTTTCTTGACTTGTCGTATCTTGCACTCATGCGATTTCTCCGTCTTTGTCTAGTGATAAATGGGACAATTCATCTAAGCAAATAAACTGTGTCCCGTCAACAACGTCTACTCTGTCCTGATGGAAGTGTCCATACACCCATAGCTTTGGCTGATGAACCTCAAACATATTCTGTAATAGATTTTGTGTGAGCGTGGTGAATGTGTCTGGTTCCAACCCGAAGTTCCGCAGAACCGCTGGATTACCAATTAATTTCGCAATAGAATTAGGGCAAGTGTGAGTCAACATAATATCGGGCTTAGCCTCTTCATACGCATCCAGAGCACGTCCTGCGTCTCTGTATGACAACTGTTCTTCCATCCACCATCCCGCCTGATTAGCCACTCGCCACTCGTAGTCGATTGAGTACGCCCCTCGGCAGTAGAAGAACTGCACACCGCCCACACTAGTCAGACCGTAGTCTCCTAAATTGTATGGGCAATCTTTAATAATGTCGTAGTTATCATGGTTCCCCCCAAAGAAGGCATGACAAAGCGGGTCGAGCTTATTCAGTTCGGAGTAGTCAAACCCCATATCACCTATCTGCACACTATGTTCAGCAGCACCAGCGACATTCAGGTAGTTTCGCCCTCTGTTTCTTTGGTGGTTGCTGCCACGACCGATGAAACCGTGAACGTCCCCGATGATGCGAAGATGGTCTTTCACTATGACTCCGATGTTCCAGAGGATATGTCGTGGGGTACGATACCCCGATGCTTCATTGTGATGGAGTTTATTCGCCCCCAATGTTCTTGGCGAATTTCCTGTGCTATGCTGGTAGCGTCTTGGAATGACATGGCTCGAATACTAACGTATTGGGCCTCGTCTGTATCTTCTGTAAGATATTCAATCTCATACTCGTTCATCGTCGGTTTTCCTCCCACCTAATAGAACCATCGAGGTAAGCAACCCACTCACCCTCGTCAGAAAAATCCCAGCCCTCTTTCTCACGTAGGTCTGCCAAGTCGGTGTATGTATTATCTAATACAGTATCCTCCTGGGTAAAACCTATCAGTCGTTCTAGCCTCTCGGCTTGTCGAACGGTTAAGGTCAGCACGACCTTATTTCTATTGACAACTTTAGCGGTACTCATGCGTCTGCTGCTCCTTGTTTGTTTCGTCTGTCTATGCTTCCATTGTACCACAGGTTGGGACGGGGTCAAGCCTCAAGTGCGTCAACTCTCTCACTCAACGAGAGCAAGTGGGCATATATCGCGGCCTCGCCAACCATTTTTGACTCAGCGTTAAGAACTTCGTTCTCGGTCGCCAGTGCCTTGTTCTTCCCCCGAAGCCTAGCGTTCTCGGCGTATGCCTCGATACGCAATCTCTCTGCCCTGTCTCTTAGGTCGGTGAGTATCTCTACCTTAGCCAACAGCTTGTCGTGCTCGTCAGCTATTTTCTCCAAGGTTCTCGCCGTGTCGTTTCGGAACTGCTGTTCGCTGTGAACCCTAAACCACTTGGCAACATTAAATAGTATTTGCGTGTTTGTTAATTGTTCCATAGATTTAAACCCCTATTGAATCCCTCAGTTCTCGTTCTCGGCTCTGTAAAGCCGCCAACATCCCACCCGTAGCATTAAGCCCACCAAGTCGTTGAAGTGTTTCTAATCCCAGCAGCACCTCGATTGCCTCCTCAGCGGACATAAAAATTTCTACGTCCAGCTTGTTTACCTTCTTAAATTCTGTGCGACTCATGTAAATTATCCTTTAGATTGTGATAGAAGCGTAGTCTATAACGCTATGAAATCGGAACAACCCCTCATTCCCCCTGTCGTTATACGTCCTGACAACGTCAAAAATACTAGGACGACTAACATCACAAGGGACGTACACACCGGAATAAGTGCCTTTTGCCCTGTCTACAGAGGTAACTCGAATAAGAAACGTCAAGTTACTATCTTTGACAAAATATAACTTACCTAGCTTAATCTGACTTTCCATGTGTTTCCCTTTGGTGATGGTACTTTTCAACGGTCAGCCCGTATTAGGGACTTCCTGTAACTCTGCTAGGAGTCAGTGTCGTTAATTCGTTGTTGATTTTCCCGATTGTGTCTTTGCTATAACTAGATTATAAGGTAATAACTGATGGAGTCAAGCCTAAACGCCCCAATGATTCTCATTTATTTCGTCTCTTACCCTACAACTCTCTACTGCCTCATCGACTACCTTCTGCTCATTGTCAGATAGCATCCTCTCGATAGTCACTTTAGATTTCTCAGAGATTTTAGCCCACATCTTATGGTGTTCAACGTGGAAGTCTTTCCAGGGGATGTCGCTCGCCATCCACTCTGTAGCGGCAATAAGGTGCTGCATAGTCACGTAGTGCGTATAGCAATCAGCAACTAAATCTTGTATTTCAATATCGCTATATGGTTCCTCTTCATCTATTTCGGGAATGTCTAATTCTACGATAACTTTAACTTTCATGTTATTCACC